GTTACTCCAACTAATACACCTACAAACACTCCAACCAACACCGTAACCCCAACCAATACACCAACTAATACGGTGACTCCCACATTGAGTCCTACGGTAACTCCTACAAATACTGTAACCCCTACTAATACTCCTACCAAAACTGTTACACCAACTCTAACCCCAACGAATACTCCTACCAATACTGTAACCCCTACCAATACTCCTACCAATACTGTAACCCCTACCAATACTCCTACCAATACTCCAACAAATACTGTTACCCCAACTCAGACACCTACTAACACTCCAACGAATACAGTCACACCAACCAACACACCAACTAATACTGTAACTCCTACATTGAGTCCTACGGTAACTCCGACCAATACGGTAACCCCAACAAACACACCAACTAACACACCAACTAATACTGTAACGCCAACTAATACACCAACAAAAACTGTTACACCAACTTTAACTCCAACCAATACCCCAACTAATACTGTAACACCTACCAATACACCAACAAACACTGTTACGCCAACTTTAACTCCAACCAATACCCCGACCAATACCCCAACAAATACCGTTACTCCAACCAACACAGTTACCCCGACCAATACCCCAACTAAGACAGTCACCCCAACTCAGACTCCCACCAATACTCCAACCAATACCCCCACAAACACTGTAACTCCAACAAACACTGTTACGCCAACAAATACTCCAACTAATACGGTAACACCGACTAACACTGTAACGCCGACCAATACCGTAACCCCCACTAACACTGTAACTCCAACGAATACAGTTACACCGACCAATACTCCAACAAGAACTGTTACGCCTACCTTAACCCCTACAAATACTCCAACAAATACGGTAACTCCGACCAACACACCAACTAACACACCAACTAACACAGTTACCCCGACTAACACCCCAACCAATACGGTAACCCCTACTAACACACCTACTAATACACCAACCAAGACTGTTACTCCTACATTAACTCCTACCGTTACTCCAACGAATACAGTTACACCGACCAATACCCCGACTAATACTAATACCCCTACTAATACACCTACAAACACTCCTACTAACACAGTAACCCCAACCAATACACCAACAAAAACTGTCACACCAACTTTAACCCCAACAAATACACCGACCAACACACCAACTAATACAGTGACTCCAACCAATACTGTTACCCCAACAAACACTCCAACCAAGACTGTTACTCCTACATTAACACCAACCAACACTCCGACCAATACGGTAACCCCTACAAATACCCCAACTAACACCCCAACAAACACTGTTACGCCAACTAATACACCAACCAAGACTGTTACTCCTACATTAACTCCAACCAATACCCCTACTAATACCGTAACCCCAACAAATACCCCAACAAACACTCCAACCAATACTGTAACACCAACGAATACTGTTACCCCAACATTGAGTCCTACTAATACCCCAACTAATACTGTAACACCCACCAACACACCCACCAACACACCAACAAATACTGTTACACCAACCAATACACCAACAAAAACCGTAACACCTACATTAACACCAACAAACACTCCTACAAACACCCCAACAAATACCGTTACTCCAACCAACACCGTAACCCCAACTAACACACCAACTAATACGGTGACTCCCACCAATACCGTTACACCTACAAACACTGTTACACCTACTAATACTGTTACACCTACTAATACTGTAACACCAACTAATACACCAACCAAGACTGTAACACCTACATTAACTCCAACCAATACTCCAACAAACACCGTAACACCAACTCAGACACCGACTAATACTCCTACAAATACCGTAACTCCTACCAATACACCAACAAAAACTGTCACACCAACTTTAACTCCAACAAATACCCCAACCAATACTGTTACACCAACTCAAACCCCTACGAATACACCAACTAATACAGTTACACCAACTAACACAGTCACCCCGACCAACACACCTACCAATACCCCAACCAATACTGTTACACCTACCTTAACTCCTACAAATACTCCTACAAATACAGTAACCCCAACCAATACACCAACAAAAACCGTAACACCTACATTAACACCAACAAACACTCCTACAAACACTCCCACGAATTCCGTTACTCCTACTAATACTGTTACCCCCACTAACACCCCAACTAACACAGTAACGCCGACTAATACTGTTACTCCAACCAATACCGTAACTCCTACAAATACGGTAACCCCAACCAATACTGTAACGCCAACTAATACCCCAACCAAGACAGTTACACCAACTCAGACACCTACTAATACACCAACCAACACTGTAACACCAACTAACACACCTACCAACACTCCAACTAACACCGTAACTCCTACTAATACACCAACAAAAACTGTTACACCAACTCTAACACCAACAAATACCCCTACGAACACTGTAACTCCAACCAATACACCAACAAAAACTGTTACACCAACTTTAACTCCGACCAACACGGTAACCCCAACCAATACTCCTACTAATACTCCTACTAATACAGTAACCCCCACCAATACTCCGACCAATACGGTGACTCCCACATTGAGTCCTACAGTTACCCCTACGAACACCGTTACACCAACAAATACCCCAACCAAGACTGTAACTCCTACATTAACTCCTACAAATACCCCTACTAATACTGTAACCCCTACCAATACTCCAACTAATACACCTACTAAAACTGTCACCCCTACAGTTACTCCTACTAATACAGTTACCCCAACCAACACTCCCACAAACACTCCTACAAACACTGTAACCCCTACATTGAGTCCTACAGTTACCCCTACGAACACCGTTACACCAACAAATACCCCAACCAATACTCCGACAAATACAGTTACACCGACCAATACGCCCACAAATACTCCTACTAATACTGTTACACCCACTAACACCCCAACAAATACTCCAACAAATACAGTTACACCGACCAATACACCCACAAATACACCAACAAATACAGTTACACCGACCAACACACCAACAAAAACTGTAACACCAACTTTAACTCCAACCAATACACCCACAAATACACCAACAAATACGGTTACACCAACAAATACAGTAACCCCAACTAATACACCGACTAAGACAGTCACCCCAACCAATACCCCAACAAATACTCCAACCAACACACCAACTAACACGGTTACCCCAACCAATACTGTTACACCAACAAACACACCCACTAATACACCAACCAAGACTGTAACTCCTACATTGAGTCCTACAGTTACTCCTACTAATACAGTAACACCCACCAACACACCAACTAACACGGTTACCCCAACCAATACACCAACCAAGACTGTTACACCTACATTAACACCTACTAATACTCCGACCAATACTGTAACCCCTACATTGAGTCCTACAGTTACCCCTACGAACACCGTTACACCAACAAATACTCCTACAAACACCCCAACCAAGACTGTTACACCTACATTAACACCTACTAATACTGTTACACCTACATTAACACCAACCAATACTCCAACGAACACTCCTACCAATACTCCTACAAACACGGTAACACCAACAAACACTGTTACACCAACAAATACTCCTACAAACACTCCGACCAAGACTGTTACACCTACATTAACACCTACTAATACTCCTACGAATACTGTTACCCCAACAAATACTCCAACAAGAACTGTTACTCCTACATTAACACCGACCAATACTCCTACGAATACTGTTACCCCAACAAATACTCCAACAAATACACCTACTAATACAGTTACACCAACTAACACACCTACTAATACAGTTACACCAACCAACACCCCAACCAAGACTGTTACACCTACCTTAACTCCTACAAACACCCCAACCAATACTCCAACAAACACTGTTACGCCTACTAATACCCCGACTAATACGGTAACTCCTACAAATACCCCAACCAATACCCCAACAAATACCGTTACTCCAACTAATACACCAACAAAAACTGTTACACCAACTCTAACCCCAACAAATACTCCAACCAACACACCAACTAATACGGTTACCCCAACAAATACTGTTACCCCCACAAATACTCCAACCAAGACTGTCACCCCTACCAATACTCCTACAAACACCCCAACCAATACGGTAACTCCTACAAATACCCCAACCAATACTCCAACAAACACTGTTACGCCTACTAATACTCCGACTAATACAGTTACACCAACTCAGACACCTACTAATACACCAACAAAGACAGTTACACCAACTTTAACACCGACCAATACAGTTACACCTACATTGAGTCCTACAAATACTCCTACCAATACAGTAACACCAACAAATACACCAACTAACACCCCAACAAATACCGTTACACCAACGAATACACCAACTAACACTCCGACTAACACTGTAACCCCAACTAATACCGTAACCCCAACAAGAACACCAGCAGCTACTGTTAGTCCAACAAATACTCCAACAAATACTCCTACGAATACTGTTACACCAACCAATACACCTACCAATACACCTACTAATACTGTTACACCAACCAACACACCAACTAAAACGGTTACACCTACGTTCACACCAACCAATACAGTAACTCCGACTAACACACCCACAAACACCCCAACCAATACCGTTACACCAACCAATACACCTACTAATACTCCAACCAATACTGTTACACCAACAAATACTCCTACTAATACTGTTACACCAACAAGAACACCAGCAGCTACTGTTAGTCCAACAAATACTCCAACAAATACTCCTACGAATACTGTTACACCAACCAATACACCTACCAATACACCTACTAATACTGTTACACCTACTAACACTCCAACCAAAACTGTAACACCAACCAATACTCCTACTAATACTGTTACACCCACAAACACCCCAACAAACACTCCAACAAATACAGTCACACCAACTAATACACCTACAAATACACCTACTAACACAGTCACACCCACCAACACACCGACCAATACAGTGACTCCAACAAGAACTCCGGCCGCCACTGTTAGTCCTACCCTTACACCCACAAACACCCCAACCAATACCGTTACACCAACCAATACACCAACAAGAACCGTCACACCAACTTTTACACCTACTAACACTCCAACGAATACAGTCACACCAACAAATACTCCAACCAATACGCCGACTAATACTGTTACACCAACCAATACCCCAACCAATACTGTTACTCCAACAAGAACTCCGGCAGCCACTGTTAGTCCTACCCTTACACCAACCAATACCCCAACCAATACTCCAACAAATACAGTAACACCAACCAACACTGTCACACCGACCAATACTCCTACTAATACACCAACAAAAACTGTTACACCAACTTTTACACCAACCAATACTCCAACCAATACTGTAACACCAACCAATACTCCTACAAACACCCCAACAAACACCGTTACTCCTACCAATACTCCTACCAATACTGTAACTCCTACGAGAACACCAGCGGCTACTGTTAGTCCAACATTAACACCGACTAACACACCAACAAACACACCTACTAATACTGTTACTCCAACAAATACAGTTACACCGACCAACACCCCTACTAACACCCCAACCAACACTGTTACTCCAACCAACACCCCAACTAATACTCCAACAAATACGGTAACTCCAACCAATACCCCTACTAATACCGTAACCCCGACAAGAACACCAGCTGCCACTGTTAGTCCAACCTTAACTCCAACTAATACTCCAACCAACACTCCAACTAATACAGTCACCCCTACGAATACAGTTACACCTACCAATACACCAACAAGAACAGTTACACCAACTTTAACTCCAACTAATACACCAACCAACACTGTAACACCAACTAACACCCCAACTAATACTCCAACAAATACGGTAACTCCAACAAATACCCCAACAAATACTGTTACACCAACAAGAACACCAGCGGCTACTGTTAGTCCAACATTAACACCAACAAATACACCTACCAATACCCCAACGAACACAGTAACCCCCACAAATACTGTTACCCCAACCAATACCCCAACAAGAACTCCAGCAGCCACTGTTAGTCCTACGGTAACTCCAACAAATACCCCAACAAATACTGTTACACCAACAAGAACACCGGCTGCCACAGTTAGTCCAACCGTAACACCAACTAACACTCCAACAAATACTGTTACACCAACATTGACACCAACCAAAACAGTAACCCCAACGGCTAGTCCTCAGTATGTTGCTGCTAGATTTGAATCATGTTGTCCTGGTGACACCAATGTTTATTATGGTCAAGTACCATTAGGTACATTGTTAGGTACGGTATTTTATTTACAAGACATTCAGTTATGTGCAACGTATGTGCAACAGGTAGGACCTGGAGGTACGATTTACACTACTGTTCAGACAAGTTGTGCACAATGTTTAGGAGAAACTCTAAATTTTTGTCCATCACCAACCCCGACACCAACACCAACCAGAACTGTTACACCTACGAATACGGTAACCCCTACCAATACACCAACAAGAACAGTTACACCAACTCTCACACCAACCAATACCCCAACAAATACTGTTACTCCAACAAGAACTCCAGCCGCCACTGTTAGCCCTACGGTAACCCCTACCAATACACCAACAAGAACAGTTACACCAACTTTAACCCCGACTAACACCCCAACCAATAGTGTTACTCCTACGAGAACACCATCCGTAACCCCTACCAATACACCAACAAAAACAGTTACACCAACTTTAACTCCTACATTAACACCAACAAGCACAGTAACACCATCACCATCCTTACAGGTTGGTTATGTTTATTTATTACCATGTTGTGATGGTGGTATTTTAGGTAATACTATTTCTTATTTAAGTATAACAACTAATTTGACCTATGTTCAAAGCGGTATTTCACAAGGTCAAACTATTGTTATAAATGGATGTTGTTATTTTGTTGAAGGTTATAGTCAAACCTACTCACCACCAAACTTTAGTGGGGTTGACGGGTATTATCCACCATCATCATTTAGTGTTGATACATGTGAAACATGTATTGGAGCTAACCCATGCGCCACTTGGATTTTCGATTTACAAAGATGTGGATGTTGTGGTACAACAGGACAATATACAATTCAATTTGGTTGTCAAAATGGATTTAACCCAAATCTTTTAGTAAACCGTTATATATCAATTAATGGTTGTTGTTATTTTGTTACAAACTCAGTCGGACCAGGAGTACCTGGTTCCGCAATCACTGCGTATGGTACATACAATACATGTACTGAATGTGAAACTTATCACCCTTGTCCTTCACCAACCCCAACAGTTACACCAACAGTTACACCAACTTTAACCCCAACAAAAACACCGACAAATACACCAACAAGGACAGTTACTCCAACTTTAACACCAACCAATACTCCTACAAATACACCAACCAAGACTGTAACTCCAACCTTTACCCCTACAAATACACCAACCAAGACTGTAACTCCAACCTTTACCCCTACAAATACTCCAACCAAGACTGTAACTCCAACCTTTACCCCTACAAATACTCCAACAAGGACAGTTACTCCAACTTTAACACCAACCAATACTCCTACAAATACACCAACCAAGACTGTAACTCCAACAAACACTCCAACAAACACTCCAACACCATCTCCGGTTTCAAATCCGTCATCAACCCCAACCCCAACTCCAACTCCGACCCCAACCCCAACTCCACCATGTGTTTGTGAGTCATATATTATTACAGGATTAGGACCTGGTAATATAGTTAACTATACCACTTGTTGCGGTGGAGGAACACCCACAGAAATACTTGACCCAAATGTGTACCCAGCAAGTGGTACAATTGAGATATGTTCATGTAGTATTCCAAGTGTATTAGGTCCTTATGGTGGGGAGATAACGTATGATGGTGCTTGTGGTGATTGTTTGTGTACAGACTTTTTTGTTGATATTAATGATTTAACAGCCTCAGATGATAATCAAGTATACTTTGCATACCAATGTTGTGATGGTACATTCACAACACAAGGTTATAACGCCCCTGGTAATTATAGCGTTTGTCTTATGAGAGTGACAAATGTGTTTATATTGTTTAGAGGAAACTTCGTACCACCAATATATACTTCGCAATATACATACGGTACTGGTTGTGGTGATTATTGTAACACATTTTGTGGAGAAGCATGTTAATGATAAAATAATGATTTAAGTATTTATAGAAAGAATAGTAATAAATGCCAGCACAAATAATAACATTTCAAAATTGTTTAGACCCAGCGTCATACTATGATTTTGTCGTCGATGACAGTTTAGTATTATCGGGTGACACGATTTTTGCTGATTACCAATGTTGGTCTTCAACAGGAAATGTCGGAGGTGGACCGTCAGGTACGGTTATTTTTAGTGGTTATACAACCTGTGAACAATGTAACGACGATTTTAATGGGTGGCAATTTGAACATTGCCAAATACCAGGGGCATTTGTTTACTTTGGTTTAAAAAATTCAGAAGTTAATCAGTATTTCCAAAGTACAGGTGCAACAATTTCTTATGATGGTACATGTTACAACTATACAGGAGTTTATGAACAAGGCACTGGTAGCACCACTTACAATTATACTGTTGCACAATTAATTTCTGAAAATGCTCTTTTTACAAATTGTATTGACTGTTTAACACCACCAAGTCCAACTCCTACCCCTACTCCAACACCCACACCAACTTTATGTTACTCAGGTATAACCGATTCACCAAATTGGTATTATACGGACTGTTGTGGTGTATATCATAGTGGTTCATTTTCACCAACATATGTTTGTTACGACCCGAGTTACCCATATGCAGGGATATCTTTCAATGGTTTCTGTACTGTAGTTTGTCCGAGTGTGACCCCAACTCCAACACCCACATTAACACAAACTCCTTCCGAAACTCCTTCCGAAACCCCAACCCCAACAAATACTGTAACTCCAACAAAAACTCCAAGTCTAACTCCGACACCTTCGGTTACACCAACAAATACACCCACAAATACACCGTCAAGTACGTTAGGTTCGACACCTTCGGTTACACCAACAAATACACCCACAAATACCCCTTCATTAACACCTTCGGTAACTGTTAGTGTAACACCCACAGTAACCCCATCACCTTCACTAGTACCTACAGGATGTACTCAATATACATTCTCATTACACCCAATTTATTTTTTAACGCAAGCCGGACCTTATAATATTTCGGGAACAACAACAGGAGGAACTATAGTATTAATTGCAACTGGTGTGACAACATCTCAATTATTATCTGGGTATACCGCACTTGTGTGTTATTCAATAACAACATTTACAGTTCAAAGTACTGGTACGTGTACTAATTCTGTGAATTTTACATTACCTGTACCTATTGTATCTCCAACCCCGACCCCAACAAAAACCCCAACACCAAGTCCATCCGGTAATCCAGTTGCGACCCCAAGTGTAACACCTACTAATACCGTAACCCCGACCCTGACCCCAACACCATCAGGTGGTTGTAGTGATTCAGTTAGAAATACTCTTGCCGCAACGAATTCATATTCTGCCGTTGGTAGACAAGGTATGGTTTATTCATCATCAAATAACAAAGCATACGTTCTAAACGCATCAAGTGTTGTACAATCTTTTGTCCCAAATTCAACAAGTTTAACAAATGAATTTACATGGTCAGGAAGTAGTTTATTATTAGGATATAACTCAACTAACAACAAATTATACAGTTGGGAATCATCATTTCCTGTTAAAATGTTAATAAGAAATTTAAACACAAACACAACATCGTCAATATCAATTTCGGGAATAACATCAGGTTTAGGAAAAATTGAATATAATTCTGTTTTAAATAAAATTTATGCATTTAGTCAAACAGGTGGAAATTTTTCAGTTTCACAAATTAGTGTCATAGATGGTTCAACAGATACTTTTACAAACCAAATTACAGGTATAACTTTATCAAACCCTGAAGCGACTGTTTACAATCCTAATAATAATAAATTATATTTCGCTCAGAGTGGTAGAATATATTCTTGTTCTGGTAATACTATTTCGTTAGATGGTACATCACTACCAATCACCTCAGCAAGTTTAATTGCTTTGGATGTGACGAACAATATTATTTATTTAGTTAGTGCGTCTACGGTATACAAAATAGATGTTGCAACAAACACCACACTTACTTTAAATTCAATATCGGGAGCAACTTGGATTTTTGGCTCAACAAGGTCTATGATATATAATCCTGATAACGGTAAATTATATATTAGCAGATATTCAACATTGTCAGATGGATTCTTAGGTGTTCTAGACCCGACAACAGGTATATTTAGTGAAATTATTGGTGACGGTATTTCTAAACCTTTGTATGTACCGACAAATACAATATATGGTATAAATGATAATGCTCTATACGAAATTTGTGGTTCATCCTTGGTAGCGGTTTCCCCAACCCCAACCCCTACTTTAACTAAAACCCCAACCCCAACTAAAACTCCATCAGTTACACCAACACCTAGTCCGACATATCAAGAATGGAATATGGTTGGATGTACAAATTACTGTAGTGGGGTTGTGTTGTGTTCAGGTTCGTATAGTGTAACATTATACACATTACCAAATGTGGTCAATATTTATGATTCAGGTGTTACCATCTACACGAATAATAACTTAACAACAACATTTGATGGGTTTTTTCAAATTGGAAGTGTAATTTATGAAGTAGTTTCTGGTTCGGTAACTACTCAGTATACAATTGGTGATGGATGTTAAAATAACTTTACTATAAAATAGGATTTTTTATATTTATCAAATATAGAAATCAATAATTAAAAAATGGGATTAAATGTTCGTTTATACAATATAATCAATGATGGTACGTACTCAATTAGATACAAGTCCGGTGATAGCCCGTATCCTGAAACGAACAATTCAACATTTACACTTTACGCAACAGGTTTAACTCTTACAGCTGTTACAATTACAAACTTAAGTTTTAATACTCAATATTGGGTTAAAATGACAGACGACACTACAGGTCGTTATATAATTAAAAATATTTACACTCACGATAGTAAAGCGTTTCCTTGTTATGATACACTATGTTTTAGTGTTGAGGTACAGTGTGACCCACCAATAAGTCCAACTCCAACACCTACAGTTACAAGAACCCCAACCCCAACACCTACAGTTACAAAAACACCAACAGTTACCGCTACACCATCTAAGACACCGAACGCTTCAATTACACCAACCCCTACTCCAACAAAAACTCCTGGTTTATCACCAACCCCAACAGTTACCAAGACTCCAACTCCTACTCCAACACAAAACACCCCTTCATCATATTGTTTATGGTACAGTATTGAAACGATAGATGAAAATATACAATATGAAGTTACTTGGACACTAAAAGATAATTTAGGTAGTGTAACAACCGCCACTTCAAATATCCCAATTACTTTTTATAAGGTTAATAGTTCAGGGGTGGTAATTGCGGTATACACATCACCACAATGGCAAATATTCATTGGTTCATCACAGGATAGTGGAAATATTACACTCAATCCAAGTGCTGGTGAATACTTAGTTGCACAAACCGGTTTAAGTGGAACCATAACAGACCCTAACTATTGTGGTATTGCATTTATAGATTGTGATTTAAATCCCGATTATTGTAATTAAACATTGAATTTATATTTATGAAATAATGCCGTCATTAGTAACATACTCAGTAACAATATCAAATTTTTCAGGACAAACACCTTGTAACGGGTACTATATCTACACAGGGTTAACACATAATATTGATGATGCAAATTATATCAATGGGGTTGAAGTTTTAATTCCAATATCAACGGGATATACGTTTAATATAAGTTTATTGGATAACATACCACAAATTTTTGTATTTGTGGAACACTGTGACGGACACATAAACCCTGTACCATCATCGGTACCAAAATTGCAAGGTGGTTATCAATTAGCATTAGTTGATTTAAGATGTAGTGATTGTTACTACCCATGTGCATTTAATGTTAATGTTGTTCAAATAACGTAATAAATGGCTTGTCAATTATATAACGTCACAATAAGTTCATTGGATACCGGTAATGCCACCGGTAACACTAACCCTGTTAATAATGGTAAGGTGTATGTTGCTTATTACAACTGTAATGGTGTACTTACAACAACAAGTTTTTCAAATGGTAGTTATACTATTTGTACCGACATACAAAATGGATTACCTAGTTTATATTATTTTAAAAACGATTCTCCATTAACCGCATCGAATAGTACTGCAAATGATAGTGGTTCACAATGTCAAGAAACCACTTTTTTTGAAAAATGTTGTGAACAAGGAGGCACTATTTATGAAGTACAAAGTGGATTAAATTATATAGTAGGTAGTGTATACACTGACAATACGGATTGTTATATTGCGGTTGCGTCGGGCCCTTCAACCGCAACAGTTGACGACACTGGGACGTGGGTTTCACAACCAAGTTGTACAGCTGGTGAGTGTCCATCATGTCCTTCACCAACCCCGACACCAACTCCAACAGAAACACCCACAGAAACCCCAACTCCAACAGAAACACCCACAGAAACCCCAACCCCAACACCTTCAGAAACACCCACAGAAACCCCAACCCCAACTCCAACACTTACTAAAACAGTTACACCCACACCAACTAACACTGTAACACCAACACTATCCCCCACCCCAACACCAACACCATCAATATGTACGGATTGTGTGTGTAAACAAATCATAAGTGAAGATGGAAATACAATTACATATTCATATACTGATTGTTATGGTTTGCTTCAAACTTCCGGAACCATCGCACCTTTTGCTACGGTTTATCAATGTGTATGTTTTGACAATCAAACAATTACATTCAGTGACCCAACTAATATAGTTGTGAATCCTAATGGTGGTTGTGAGGACTACCAAAATTGTGACTCACTACCGGTCCCAACACCTACATTAACTAGTACTCCGACAGTCACACCTACAGTCACTCCTGAACCAACAAGTTCACCAGCTTCAACTGTATCTGTCACACCAACAGTAACACCAACAGTAACACCAACAAGTTCGCCGGTTTCAACTGTATCTGTCACACCAACAGTAACTCCTACAAATACAGTTACACCTACAGTCACAACTTCACCTGGCGGTTCACCTACACCAACCAATACATCAACTCCCACAAATACAGTTACACCTACAGTTACTTCATCACCAGGCGATTCACCTACACCCACACCAACTACCTCACCATCAGTAACTCCAACCAATACATCAACCCCTACAAATACAGTTACACCTACAGTTACTTCATCACCAGGAGGTTCGCCCACACCAACTACTTCACCATCGGCAACACCCTCTAATACACCAAGTGAAACACCTTCAACAACTCCGTCTTTAACACCGACAGTTACACTTACAGTAACATCAACACCGACTCTAACACCTAGCGTTACACCATCAGTTACATCAACACCTGGTGGTTCGCCAACCCCAACACCCACCAACACCCCAACAAAAACCCCTACACCTACTGTTACACCTTCAGGTTGTGTAAACGATTTGGTCACCCCAAAAGGCGTTAAGATTTCATTTAATTCCGGTTCTAATTATACAAATTGTACGGTCTATACCGGATTAACTTCAACTAACATAACAGGTATAACTTCATGTACAAGTATGTCCACAGGAGATATTTGTGATATTACAGGTATAGACCCAACATTAATGGAGATATATGTTAGAATTGATTGTGAAGGTTGTTGTGAACAAGTTTTTAGAGTTAATTTGGATGATTGTTGTGATAGTTCGTCGACACCGATATCATCACCCACCCCAACAGTAACACCGACTCAGAGTGCGACTCCTACGAATACACCAACACTTACCCCAACACCAACTGTTAGTAGTACACCATCAACAGGGTATACTTGTAACGATAGCGTTTATGTCCCCTCGACAGTGAACGGTGTTTCTATAACATCAACATATAGTGGTAGTGTTACCGAAAATACATCTGGATACACGTCATCCTGTGTTGGTGACACTATTGTAATGACCGACTATCATAACTTTTTAGGAAATTCAGGACCTTTCTCATATAGATACAATTTTAGTTCACCAGTAAATGATTTAGTTGTTTTTATAACCGGTATGGGTGGTACTAGTGATGAAGATTTCACATTTACAACAAATACAGGTACCCCCACAATATCTTCACCGTTAAGTTGTTATGTAACAATAACAGGTAACACAATTATTGGTGGCTCAACCGCACCACTTTTTGTCAATGGTGGTGGAAAATTCATAATAACAAATTCAACACCATTTATCTCGATGACCATATCAGGTAATGGTGGTGCCTCAGGTTCTAGGGTGGGTATTTGCTCCGATTCAATCATACCACTTGTAACACCCACACCCACCAATACTTTAACACCAACACCGACCGTAACCCCAACGAATACTGTAACACCTACTAATACAGTAACTCCAACAATTACAACATCACCCGGTGGTTCGCCCACATCAACACCAACAATAACACCTACTAATACAGTTACACCAACTGAAACTGTAACACCAACACCGACCGTAACCCCAACGAATACTGTAACACCTACTAATACAGTTACACCAACTGAAACTGTAACACCAACACCGACCGTGACTTCTACCAATACAGTAACACCAACAAATACCCCAACACCAACACTCACCCCAACCAGTTCGGCTACTCCATGTGACATACTATGGGAATTCGATGGAGGAACGACAGGAACAGGAGGTCATACCACATTTAGTTATACTGACTGTACCGGTACCCTTCAATTTATTACTGTTGGGAATGGTACAACTGAGACATACTGTGGTTATTTAACACCAACACCTCAAGTTACGAATGATGGTGACGGTACTTTTACAAGCACTGGAACATGTAATTAAAATTGATTATCTCAACTAAAGTATTTATATTATAACCATGAGTTTTTTAAGTAATAATAATTCAGAATTTTTATCAGTTAGAATCACCCAAAAGGGTAGAAATTCTATTGCAAAAGGTAGTTTTAACATCGCATATTTTCAAATTGGGGATTCTGAATTTGATTACACATCACCGTTTGATAATTTTACAGGATTAAACTCACAACCATTTCAAATGGTCTTTGCACCCTTTGATAAAGAAGGGGGTGTAAAATATCCCTATAAATTAGATAGTAGTAACACGGGTTCTACGGTTTATGGTATTCCCGTACAATCTTCAACCACCGATACTTTAAGAAACGTTATGGGTCCTGCCGGTTTTGTAACCGAGTATATTGATTATGATAGTAGTAATTGTACAGGAACGAGTGTTGAGTGTGAAACTCAACAAATATCATTATCCGCGATGACAGGTGATAATAGTGTGACCGTATTAACAGGTGCTAGTTTTAATGACTGTGAGTATATTACAATAGTTTATGGTGGATTTTGTGGTAATGACCCAAATCATCCTGTAATCACTGGTGAAACAAACAGTTTAACATATAAAATTACAGGTGTAACAGGAAATACACTTTATCTTGATAGAGCGACACCTAATTTTTCAGGATGTACAGGTCCCGCTCAAGTGGTATGTAATTCTTGTGAAAATGAATATCCTGTAAGTGTAACATATAATCCAAACTGTAAACCCGCGGAAATTGACCCAACACAACAATTAAATTCATGGACCATGAATGTCGTTTGGGGTATGAAACCAATCGGTTTTGACGTTAATGGTGTGGACGAAAACATAACAGGTTTTACATCAAACAAACACGTATCAACTAAACAATTTTTAGGTTATACAACATCAAGTGGTCAAACATTTACAACAAGTTCAGGTACCACGGTAACTAACCCCACTTCTTATAAAAATTCATATAATGAAGTGATTGAAGTTACTCCTGAGGAACAAAGATGTATTGCTGTAATCCATTATTCAGAACTCGGAGATTTAAAAAATGACCCTGAAAGATTCTATAAGTACGACGATTATATAAGCACAAATAATACGGAATCTCAAGCATTGTTAGAAGACTCAATTGGTAACACGATAACAGATTTAGAATATTTTGAAGTATATATCCCATTTATTCAATACCATAGAAATACTGGTACAACAATAGGTGCTTTACTTACTATGGACACAACAGATTACTTTGTTAGTTCGAAGAAAAACGCATACCAAAAAATCAAGTACAGATATCTATTAGATGAGATTGGAAATAGAGTTGGTAAAATTTTCGTAAACAATAAAGTAGTTGTCATTGACGACCAAGAGTTGGTTGCTGTTATGGATTATAAATCTAACAGAAAGTACACACTACCTTCACCAAAAATAAACTTATTACCAAGTGATTTACCAGCCGCACAATCTTTTTATTCTGGTTCAACTGAACAGACTATATGGTTAACATACATGTTAAACTACACGGGTGATACCCAAATGAATGGATTACCTTGTAACTACTATACTAAATTCGAAACAACAACAGGTAGTACCTATTATACAACTCCCTGTCAGTTATATGTCAAGTTCGCAAATGGTTATTTCACAGATATGGTAACAGGTAGTACTTGTAATTTTAAAAATGGGTTTATAGCTAATCAGTTCCAATTATTAATTCAAGTTACCAATTATGGTGATTTACCTGAACCAAATCTTTGGAAATTATTGGATATGACTCAATATATACCAAATCATACTGTTGGTAACACAATTAACCCTGCGAACTTAGTTGATTATTCATTTCAAGTTACTTTTGACATGTACGATAATGATACTACAATATTTGATTTAGAATCTTATATTGGTGAGATACCAAATCAACCATCAACAGCACCACAGTTTGGTGATGAACAACCTTTTCCTGGTAGTATTAAATTGGTAAGAGCAACGGATATTGAGAAAATGAATTTCTTGGTGAACTTACCGGCTAGTCAATTTAATGTTACACAAAATCCAACGTATACTACAGGTCAAGATAAGAGAATTACAGAAGTTGCTTTATTGAACGAAAATAAAGAAGTGTTGGCAATAGGTAAGACCGCCAATCCTGTAAAAAGAAGCGGAACACAAGTATTCGCAATAAAAATAGATTTCTAACTCTTTACAATTTAAATGATATCTCATATAATTTTTATATGAGTATAAAATTTAAGAATGCACCCAAAATTTTGGGATTAGACATTTCAACCAAGACCATCGGATGGGCGCTATTTGATGTTAATTCTTCGCGACTTTTAGAATTGACACACTTTTCTCCTAAAATAAAACCTCAACCTGAAGATAAGATTGAGGAACTTCTAAAGAAGGCACAGGCGTTTAAAAAACATTTAGAAGATTATAAAGATGTGGGGATAACACGAGTTGTTATTGAGGAACCACTATTAAATTCAAATAACATTTACACTGTTGGAACATTATTGAGATACAACACAATGATTCTCAAATCGTGTTATGAGATTTTAGGTATTGTACCTACTTTCATTACCACCTACAATGCAAGAAAATATGCATTTCCAAGCTTAGTTGGTAAAAACGATAAGGGTAAGAATGTTTTATTTGGTGGTTTACCTAAAGATATAGACAAGAAACACATTATATGGGAAAACGTAAATACCGTTTGTCCTGAGGTAGAGTGGTTGTATGGTAAAAACGGTCAATTGAAAAAAGAAAACTACGATATGAGTGATGCGGCAACAGCGGTGATTGGATTTGTGAACATGCAAAAATTAGGTATTTCCAATTAAAATTTGTTTTTATGAAAATGATTGTGTATACTTTGAAAAGAATTTGATTCAATAACTAATAATGTCAAGATAGCATTAGTATTTTGACATAAGGTGGGAGGTTTTGGTGTATAACCCCCACCTTTTTTTATGCGGTTTGGTTTTACAATTTTTATTTTGTATATTTTATCTATGCCATCAGTTGCCATTGAATACAAACCTGTTATTGACATCCTTGAAGATATTCTTGGTGACTGTAGAATGCACAACGAATACAAAGGACAGTTGGCGTTTGATTGTCCAGTATGTTCCCACGAAATCAAAGGATTAGACCACGGTGATGGTAAAGGTAACTTGGAAATCAATTACAAAATGTTGGTTTATAAGTGTTGGTCATGTTCTGAATTATACAATACCCATGGCTCGGTTTACAAACTCATAAAAAAATATGGAAACGAAAAACATCTAAAAAGATATGAGTTATTAAAACCTGATGAGGTAGAACTTGTGGTAAAACAATTCAAACAAGTTGAATTACCCAAAGAATTTATTGCACTTAACAATCCAAGTGACGGTGTTAAATTGACTCACCACTATAGACAAGCCATGGCGTATCTAAAAAAGAGAAACGTTACTGACAAAATAATAAGAAAACACAATATAGGGTTTGCATTCTCAGGACCATATGAGAATAGAATAATAATTCCATCTTATAATGAATGGAGACAAATCAATTACTTTGTTGCACGTTCATTTTTGTCAAAAACTAAATTAAAATATAAAAATCCTGACGTACAAAAAGAGACAATTATTTTTAATGAAAGTTTGATAGATTGGTCAAAAAAAATTTATTTAGTCGAGGGTGCGTTTGACTCTATTTTTTTAGATAATGCCGTCCCAATGTTAGGTAAGTACATAAGTGATTTACTCTTTAATAAAATATATGACCTTAGATGTGAAGTGACAATATTGTTAGATGGTGATGCGTGGGACGACGCAGAAAAATTATATCACAAATTAAATTGTGGTAAACTATTGGGTAAGATAAACATCGTGAAACTACCTAAAGACAAAGACATTGCAGATTTACAAGGAAACTTAACCGAATACAAAGAATTTAAATTAGATTAAAATGAATTTAACAGAAATAGCACAGGAAATCAGAGAGTGTGTTGAAATTAGAAAAAAGGAGTTAGAACTTACTTTTTATGAAGATGAACACATTTATTTTATGAGAGATTTAGATGGAAAACATAGAAATAATTTTCCATCCGTATCAAAAGTCATTAAAAAATTTTACATCCCATTTGATGCAGAATCTAAAGCTTACCAAATGACAGATGGTGACGAGGAAGAAACTCGTTTATTGTTAGAAAAATGGAAGAAAGCGGGTGATTACTCTACAAATTTAGGTAGTAGGGTTCATTACATGTTAGAAACTGATTTAGTTGGTAGATATGGTAATTATAAAGATGTGAGACAACCAATTTTTGAATGTGACAATCAACAAATCATGAAGAGTGACAGTATGATATCAGCGGGTAAAGATTTTTTAACCTTGATGGAAGAAAGAGGTGCGGTACTCTTAGATACTGAAATGGTGTTGGGTGACCCTGAACTAGGATATGTTGGTCAACCTGATAAATGCTGGCTGATGATGAACAAACAAAAAGACGGATTTGGAATTGTTGTTACGGATTGGAAAACAAACCAAGAAAAGAATTTTCAAATACAACCCTATACTTCAAAAATGTTACACCCTTTTGAAAACTATTATGATACCGCTCTAAGTCACTATTATGTTCAACTACCATTGTATGGTAAACTATTATTAAAAATGTTGGAAGGTAGTAAGTTTTCAGATATCAAATTATTAGGTTGTGTCATTACACATCTTAAAGATAATGGGACGTTTACGGAATACAAAGTCCCATCGGACATGACCAATTCGATTTTACAAATGGATATAAAAAAATACTTAAAATGATAAGAAAAATTATACACATATCTGATTTACACATCAGGACCTTTCAATTACATGACATGTATAAGAAACAATTCAAGATGGTAATTGACGATGCGATGAGAAGAGTGGAAGATTGTAATTACGATGAGATAAGAGTGGTCATTACTGGTGACATTGCTCATCAAAAAATTAATATCTCAAACGAACAAATGATGCTCACATCTTGGTTCCTAACACAGTTACACGAAAACATCGGACCTGTTATAATAATACCAGGAAACCATGATTTTTTAGAAAATAATGTGAGTAGATTGGATAGTATTACCCCAATTGTTGAAATGTTGAATAATGAAAATGTCAAATATTTCAAAAACAGTGGGGTATATGAGGATGAGAACATTAATTGGGTGGTTTACTCTTTATATCAACACAATCAAAAACCCGATTTTGAAAAAGAGGATAATAAATTTTATGTTGGTTTATTTCATGGACCAATACAAGGTTTGTCCACTGATTTAGGGTTCGAGTTTGAAAATGCCTACTCACCATTAAACTTTGTTGGTTTGGATTTATTACTTTGTGGTGATATCCATAAAAGACAAATGTTTGACTTACCCAACGGAGGTAAAGCTATCATGATTGGTTCTCTGATTCAACAAAATTTTGGTGAGACAGTTAATTATCACGGATACGGTGTTTATGACGTGGTAAACGATGAATACCATACTTATGATATAGAGAATGAACAACCTTTTCTACATTTCTCCATATCTGACATATTAGATATTGACAATGAATCAGAAAAACTACTTAATATTAGATAATGAATTCATAAAGTATTGTGAATTAAACAAAATTGAGAATCCTCAAGAATTTGCGGAACAAGTTTTTAAAAAAGGTTTCAATATTGTAAAGTACGGTGAAGTACCATTTGGATTTTCATCTGGTGAAAAGATAGTAGAGAAGGAAGTAATCAAAGAAATTATTAAAGAGATTCCCGTAGATAGGATAATTGAAAAACCAATTGAAATTATTCGAGAAGTTATTAAAGAGGTACCTGTTGAAGTTATTAAAGAGGTACCGGTGGAGATAAAAGGGGATACTCAGATTGTAGTAAGAGAGGTTATAAAAGAAGTCCCAATTGAAAAGATTATTGAGGTAAAAAATGACGAAGAATTAAACACTTTAAAAGTTGAAAATGAGAAATTAAAGTCTGAATTGGAAAGTCTAACAAAATCATTAGAGGGTCTCGGCAGAAAGGGTAAATTTATGAAGGACAGTAACCTCTCATCTTTATATGGTGAATAATTTTTTTATTGATTTTTTTTTCATATATTTTATAAAATACATTCAAACATGACAAACATTTTTATTTGGATTATGGCAGCATATGGAATGAGCACTATAATCGTTTACGGTTCTATTTTTGACTCTGTAAGAGATTCCATACATAATTGGGCCAAAAATGAATACGCTCCTTTACAAGGAGTTGGAAATTTTATTTCAGGATTGATTAGTTGTATGTTATGTACATCAACATGGGTTGGATTCTTCTTTTCAATCTGTCTCGGGGGAATGACAACTCATTTTGGTATTCATTGGTTACCATCTATTTTCTTTGACGGTATGTTTACCGCGGGAAGTGTATGGGCTATAAATGGAATAGTTGAATTCTTTGAAGAAAGTAGATTCAATAAATAAACCCTGACGGGATGTTCAAAAATTTTAAATGGGTTACATAAAAAGAAGTTTTGATGACACTGAAGTAAGAAATTTTGCTAAAATTTTCATTAAAGAAGTTTTTAACATTTTGTTCGAGTCACATCCTAATTCAAAAGCAATTGATTTAATTTGTGTTGACGATAATTCATTTGGTGTGGAGTTGGAAAGAGGGGGTTGGATTGGTGATTTTTGGGAGAATGAATATTCCTTGATTAGTGGTTATGATTTTAGGACTGTTAATATTCCAATACGGAAGGTAAAGTATTGGTACGATAAAGTAGGTGATACTATAACCCCAAACAAAAATAAGCATTGGTTTATTAGAACAAACAGAGATTTTACTCAAGTTATATTAATAAAACCAACCACAATTAAGAATAAAGACAAAATACTTTTCACAGAATTCAAACCAAACAATAGTGAAGAGATAGAAAAATGGATGTCATTTAAAAAAGAACACGTTCAAACCTATAACTTAAAGAAGAACAAATGGACACTACAAAGAAAGAAGTAACCAATCTTAAAAATCCCTACATTAAAGTTACATGGCAGGATACACATGAGAACTTCACCTCTGAAAAACTCAATAGAGTTAAATCATATTTTCAAAAGAAATACAACACAAAGTACGTTCAAATTATAACTAAAGTTATATCCAATGATGACCAAACAAAATTAGCGTCATTAGACATAACAGAAAATATTTCTGATTTTCAGTACCAAAAAACTTTGATGAAAGATTTCGTTGAGGAGAATGAAATCAATATATCATTAGAAAGACTTAATAATCTTGACAATAAAGTAAATGAAGAATTCATCCGTAAAAACGGTGATAGAATCAAATACACTAAATGGTATATCAAAAAGGTTGAATTTTCAAATTTCCTGTCCTATGGGGGAAACAATGAGATTGATTTTACCATATTACCCGGCATCACAGTTGTAGAATCTACACCCAAAAATTTTGGTGGTAAGTCAACTGCAACAGTTGATTTAATGATGTTTTTATTTTTTAATAAAACCACAAAAACTAAAACCAATTCAGAAATTTTCAATAGGTTCAGTAACAATGACGAAGTAAAAGTTAAGGGATACATAACCATAGACAATGAGGACTACATTATTGAGAGAATAAGCTCACGTAAGAAAACAAAAAGTGGTGATTATACCGTCACAAATAAATTGGATTTTTATAAAAAAAATCAAGATGGTACGATTGAAAATTTAACAGGTGAACAACGTAGAGAAACTGAAGATTTTATAACAAAGGCAATCGGCACAGAGGAAGATTTTCTATCAACAATATTAACAACTGGAAATAATTTAGAAGAACTCATTGAATCAAAACCTACTGCAAGAGGTTTAATACTTACAAAGTTTTTAGGTTTAGAAATTCTTAAAGAAAAAGAAGAAATCTGTAAAACAATTCAAAGTGAATGGAGTAAAAAATTGATTTCCAATAATCATAATATGAATGATTTGGAAACAGAGATTACTTCTTTTCAAGAAGGTATCGATGAAAACAAATCAGAAATATCTAGATTAGAAATTGAAACAACAAAAACTCAGTCAACCTTAAAAAATGCGGAAAATAAAAGAGATGATTTGTTGTCAAAAAGAAACACAGATATTGACCAAGATTTAATTCGTACCAATACAAGTCAAATAAAGGTTGATATTAGTAATTTGGAAAAACAAAAACAAGTTTCAATTACTAACGCCGATTCTGTTAATGTAAAAGAACCTTCACAGTTTTATCTTGAGGAAAATCATTTGTTACTAAAAGATGAAATGAATGGAATAGTTGTGGAAGGTAGAGTAAATGCTGACTCCATTAAACGAAACGAAGAACTAATAAAACAATTAGAGGAAGGACAAATATGTCCGACCTGTAAAAGAGCATTAGCTGAGGTTGACCACACTGATGAAATAAATAAATTAAAAGAATTGGTCGAATCAATTAGGAAAATTCAAACAGATAATCGTAAGAAGTATGATGAATTAACTGAAAAGGAAAAGGTCTTTATTGATTTGAAAAAAGAGTACGATGGGTACGAAAAAAACAAAATTAAAAAGACAAGGTATGAGTTGGAGGTCGAGCAGAAAAAAATAGAAATTGAAAAGTTACAAACAAAACTTGATAACTATGACCGCAACAAACAAAAGTTAGAAGAGAATCAAAGAATAGATGCTGAAATTGTGGGTTTAAAGTCTCAAATTGAAACCCTCAATGCAAATCTAAGAAGTTATGGCACTACTATTGAAAGATTAAAAAATCAGAATCAAACTTTAACTGAAAAAATTGAAACTAATAAGGATTTAATTAGAAAGATAAAAGTTGAAAATGAAACTCAATCTATCTTCAAGGTTTACCTAACCGTTTTCGGTAAGAATGGAATCTCAAAGGTTATTTTAAAAAATATGGTCCCACTAATTAACCAAGAGTTGTACAGACTTTTAGTTGATAGTTGTCACTTTATTTTAGAATTGAACATCAACGAGAGAAACGAGGTTGAATTTATAATGATTGATACTGAAACTAGAGTAGTAAAACCACTCGTTAGTGGTTCGGGTTATGAAAGAACTATTTCATCACTTGCCCTTCGAAGCGTATTAACCAAGATATCGTCATTACCCAAACCAAATATTGTTGTAATGGATGAAGTATTTGGTAAAATTGCGGATGAGAATTTGGAAATGGTGGGAGAGTTCTTCAAAAAAATTAAAGATTATTTTGAACACATATTTGTTATTTCCCATAACCCATTAATTAGAAACTGGTCGGACAATTTGGTTATGGTCAAAAAAGATAACAACATTAGTTCAATTGATTTTATCACACCAAAAATTTCTTAATATCACTTTTTTTTCTTAGATTTAAAAAAAATAATTCACATGAACAGTAAACTATATAAAGACTTCGGACTATTCGCTAAGGACAAAGGGATTAGCGGTTTAAATTTACATCACTACAACAAACAAGTTGAAGACAGTTTAACTCCATACATATTGGAAGAGAGACAAATGAACGTAACCGTGATGGATGTATTCTCACGATTGATGATGGAAAGAATCATATGGGTTGCGGGTGTTGTAAACGATAACATGTCGACAGTGGTTCAAGCTCAACTTATGTTTTTAGACAGTATCGATAATACTGATATCACAATGCACATTGATAGTCCTGGTGGTTCTGTAAAAAGTGGATTATCAATGGTGGATGTAATGGATTATATCAACTCGGATATTCGTACAATCAACACTGGAATGGCAGCATCTATGGGTTCGGTTTTACTTGGTGCGGGTACAAAAGGTAAGAGATGTTCACTAAGATTCAGTAGAACAATGTTACATCAGTCTTCAGGAGGTTTTGAAGGTAATATTCAGGATGCTAAGATTAATATGAAAGAATGGGAAAAATTAAATAAAATTCTATTTGACCTATTGGGTGAATATTGTAACAAACCATCCGAAGTTGTCATGGAGGATGCGTCGAGAGATTTGTGGTTATCATCAGAAGATGCGTTGAGTTATGGCATTATCGATGAGATAATTAGAAAGAAAAAATAATTATTATTAATATTTATATCATATGGACGAAAGACTTTTAAACGCAAAAGAAAATACAAATAAAATTGCAGGTTTTCTTGCAAAGAACTATAAAACCGTTTTAATGGTTGTGTTCGGGTTGTTCGTTCTGTATTGGATGATTTTCATTTTAACACCTCGAGTGGGTATGTCACCTGAAGATAAGGCGAAGATTGATTCTTTGAATGTTGTAATTAATAACATGTATAAAGAACAAGAAATGTTAGACGATAAAATCGACAACATCAATAAAGAAATTGGAGAAGTTGATAATAGTATCGATAAAATTAAAAATCAAAAAACAATAGTAAAGGAAGTATATCATGAAAAAATTAATCGTGTTTCTAATTTTACTGAGCCAGAGCTTGATAGCTTTTTCTCAGACAGATACAAATAATAAAAATCGAACCCCCGAACCAGTAAAATGTTTACCGGTTTCTACATTTAAGTCAATTGCTAAAGACTTATTAAGAGGTGATTCTGCGATTGCTGAATTGAAATTATCAAATGAACAAATCACAAAATTAGAGGAAAAGGTTTCACTGAAAGATAGTGTAATTGTTACCATGCAGAAGAAAGAGGAAAATTATTTAACAATAATTAAATCTCAAGACGAAAAATATCAAATTTTAGAAAATCACACAAAAAATTTAGAATTACAGTTGAAGAAAGAAAAGGTGAAAAATAAGTTCAAAACCATCGTTGGGGGTGGACTTATTGCAATTTTATCCGTATTTTTAATCGTACAGTAATTTATTTGAATGAAGACATATCTTTTATTTTTATTCGCGAATTTCGAAGACCACGAAGACATTGAATTTTTTTGTTTGGAAGTTCTTGGAGTTAGTCCAAAAATTGCCAAGGTTAGGTTTGTTATTGAAGATACGTCTAAAAGTATAATAGTTATATTTGAATCCGAATCAAATAGAAAAGAGCTCTCTGAAGAACTTCACAATATTATTTCTATGGAGGATGTGAAATTTTACTTCCTCTTCGAAAGAGAAAGTATATATAGTGCCAATTTACCTATACAGATGAAGGACTTTATGTTTAAGCCAAGTGAAGAATATAGTTCATTAAGGTTAGAATATAATAAAAAAGAAAACACCGAGAACCCTAACGAAACAATGGACCTTGATAATATTTTAGAGAAAATTGAACAGGAGGGGATAGACAGTTTGACTCCTGACGAAAAAAAATTCTTGGATGGCTTCCAAAATTGATTTTTTTTACATATTTTTACCCATGAACCACAAACCGAACATTCATGGCCAAAACATTACTAATCAACACTGAAGAAATTCAGAACTACATCAAAGACATCCGAAAGATTAAGGTAATTACTCACCAAAGACAGGATGAAGTCTTCGAACTCTTAAAAAATAAAGACCTACCTAAGAAGGAAAGAGTCGATTTGTTAAACGAACTCGTAGTGGGTAATCTACGTTTTGTAATCACCGTCGCTAAATCATATCAAAACAATGGTATGGATTTAATTGATTTAATATCCGAAGGTAATATCGGTCTCATACGAGCCGCCGAAAGATTTGACCCTAACAGTGGTTACAAATTTATTTCATATGCTGTTTGGTGGATTAAACAATCTATTATGGCTTCTCTAAACGAGAATTCAAGGATGATAAGACTGCCGTCAAACATTATTCAGGAAAATCAAAAAAGAAAGAAAAATGAACAGTTAAATGTTGATGACCCTTTCTTTATCAATTATGAAGATAATGGGGCAGAAATAGTACTACCTCATTGTGTAAACTTGAATGATGAAATAAATGAAGAGGGAGACCAATTAATCGATACCATCATTAATGTCAACGCTGATAACCCTGAAGACATTTTAAATACGTCTGAAGAAATTAAAAAAAGAGTTTCTCAAATGCTTTCAATCCTTGACGATAGAGAAAAGGTCATTATTGAAAAGTCTTATGGGTTGAACGGTATTGAAATGAATTTAGAAGACTTGGGTGATGAATTCGGATGCACTAAAGAACGTATTAGACAACTACGTGATAAAGCACTAAAGAAACTTCGTAACGACAGTTATGGATTATTAAACTATTTATAAATAAAAAACATGAAAAATTTTATTCAAAAAAATTTCACAATAATCGTTTTGGTTGTTGCACTTTTAGGATTTTTTAAAAGTTGTGGCGACGGAAGAGAACTCTCTAAAATGAGAAAGGAAATTGAGTCAATTAAAGATTCTACCTACACCAAAGAAGAATTGGATGTTAGGTTAAGAATTGAAGGATTGAAATCAGAAAAAAGAATGATTCAAGCAACTGATAGAAAAATTTTAGATGTAAACCGTCAAACTGAAATTGATAATGAAATAAGCAAGTTGGAAAATAGTGTTAAATGAAAAATTGGATTAATAAAAATTATAAAACATTAATAGTATCTGCGTTTTTAATACCAATTATAACTGTTGCGTTGGTTTCAATATCACACGTAACTAAATGGTACGGAATTTCAAACCCAATTAGTTGGGCTATCTATTTATCAATAGGTATCGAAATTGCCGCATTATCTGCGTTGGCTGCAATATCAGCTGATATGGGTAGAAAAGTATATTTCCCATTTGGTATTGTAACCCTCATTCAATTTATTGGTAATATTTATTTCGCCTATTCATATATTGATATTACGAGTCAAGCATTTATTTCTTGGGTTGAGTTAGTTTCACCACTTTTAGAATATATTGGTGTTGACCCTACAGACATGATTGGTCACAAAAGATTTTTAGCGTTTTTCGCTGGAGGTATGTTACCAATCATTTCACTTTCTTTTCTACATATGTTAGTTAAGTTTACTCAGAGTGAGAAAAATACTGTAGAGGTTGAACAACCAGTGGTAAAAGACGCTCCTGAACCCGTTGGTGAAGAAACACCGGTGGTAGATGCTAAAGACATTGTTGGTGAAGTCTCTCGAGTTAGAATCTCTCAAGAAGATTTAGATATTTTAGAAAAATTACTTAACAAAACCCCCCAACCAAAAGATGTTGAAACTCCTGAGGAAGAAGAGGATAATGACTCATCAGATGTTTTTTTAATTGAGGACCATTTAATTAAAGAAGAACCGGTGGTTGTTAAAGAAACAACTATTACTCCTGAACCAATTGTTGAAGAACAACCTGTAATAGTTGAAGAACCAATTGTCACACCTGAACCAACTATTGCACCTGAACCAATTGTTGAAGAACAACCGATAGTAATTGAAGAAACAACTATTACTCCTGAACCAATTGTTGAAGAACAACCTGTAATAGTTGAAGAACAACCGATAGTAATTGAAGAACCAATTGTTGAAGAACAACCTGTAATAGTTGAAGAACAACCGATAGTAATTGAAGAACCAATTGTTACACCTGAACCGATTGTTGAGGAAATAATTGAAACACCTGAACCGATTGTTGAGGAACCAATACAAGATGAACAACTTCCCATTGAGGAAGAAAAAAAAAATTAGAAGAGTCCCCACAACAGGAGGAATCGTTGGAAAACTTTGGTTTGGACAATGGGGAAATAAATAATACAGAAGACAACGACATTTCTTCTGTTATCAGTAAAAGGTTAACTAGAAATGTTGGAAATACACAACGTAGAAGGTTTAGATGATAAAACTTTAAATGTTGTTCGTCGCAGAACGAAAAAAACCCAAATATTACTGTACGACACTAATAGACGTGCGGACGATTTCATTAATAAATTAAAGTACAGGAAGTGTGGTAAATACGACGAAATACCACACTTTATTGTCACTAAATTAGGTACAATCTACCAACTTTTCGATACCAACTATTATTCAAATACATTTGACGAACCTTATATTGACAAACAATTTATTAAAATTGCGGTTGAAAATTTAGGATGGTTAAGTAAAAATACCGTAACAGGTTTCATGCATAATTGGATTGGAGACCCTTACAGATGTGAACCTTTCGTTAGAAATTGGAGAAACCATTATTTTTGGGATAGGTATAATGATGACCAAGTATTATCAATTTCATCATTGTGTGAACATATATGTGAATCCCACGGTATACCAAAAAATATAGTACCTTCTCAGGGATATCTTGAAAGCGCTATTAAATTTAATGGTGTAGTGTGTAAATCTAATTTCTCAAATATTTATACAGATATAAACCCATCATTTAATTTTAGACTAATTTTTAAAAATGAACAATAGAAAAACATCGGGGTACGACGAGATAAAAGGTATGTTAAAGACGTTAAGGTCTCTTAATGAAACCGTGTACACCAACAAGAATTTGATTAAGGAAGAGGATGAAACTCAACAACCTAATACCAATACACAAAATACCGATAACGAGTTAAACAAAAAACAGTACGATAACGTGGAGGTTGTTAATGATGTGGATGTTAAATTATTGTCTTCTGACCAAGAGGATATAAAACTTAAACCTGAAGAAAAAACCGCCTTATCACAAATAATTGATTCATTTAGACAACAAGTTTCACAAATTGCAAGTTTAGAACCTGGAATTACCATAACCGAGACTGAAATCAGACTTGATGGTGAAATTACAGACTTAGAAATTAATTTTGTTATGATTTCGGGTGAAGGTAGTGGGTTATACATAAATGGCGACATGTTATTATTAGACGACGAAACAATGGACATGTTAGAAAAATTGAGAAAATTTGAACCAACTTTCACATCGGCTATGGAGCCATTAATTAGAGATAGAATGAACGCATAATGGCACTTACAAACACCGATGTTAAAGAAATTGAAAAGATTGCAAGAAAAGAAATGAAAGATTTTCTTGAGACCACTCAAGCACATACCATTGTAATGAAAATAATACAAAAAGAGATAGGTGCTAGGTCAGTTGATGAAAGAATCGTTGACCTATCATCTAAAGTTGTTGTGGAACTTTTCAAAACACTATGGCAACGTAAGTCTTTTTGGGAACAACCCTTAAAAAGTGTTAGATAATGTCATATAATTTCGAGAAAATATTGAGAGGGAAAAAATCTTCCCCAAAAGATACAAATGAAACTTCTGCAGATTCCTCAGGTTCATTTGAGGGAGCTCTGAGCGGTCCATTAGTTAAAAGGAAAATAAAAAAGATTCATAATTTTGAAGAAGAATTAAGTGAAGTTACAGACTCTTCTTCTTCAGGACAATATGACACTTCTTATAGTGCTGGTAGGTCGAACCCATTAAAAATCAATGGTCCCAATAGTATCATGAACAGTCGAGCGGTAAAAGATAAAAATTTCCCAAAATGGGGAGGTCCTGGTGGTGTTTATGTAAAGGTAAAAGAAAGATGTAAAAAATATCCTTACTGTAATCAGGGTGATATCAAAAGTTTAGATTTTTTTGAAGACCAAGAATTGAAAGAATCCGTTTATAATGTATCAAAAAAATTAGGATTACCGTATTCTCAGGTCGAGAAAATTGTAATAAATGAAATAAATAAGATATTTATTAAGTAAATGAAAAAGAATATATCAAATATCATTTCGGAGTCATTATTTGACGAAGTAAAAAGAACCATATTAAAAGAAAATAAAAAATCTCAAGATATGTTTCAAATTACTTGCGAGGGAGAACCCGTTGAAACATTTGAATCCGAAGAAATTGCAATGCAACATTTGGATATTTATAAAAAGAAACATCCTAAAAAGGAGTTCATAATCGAAAAAGTAAAATATAATTCACCAACTGAAATGATTGATAAATTAGACCAGATGGGAGAAGAATTAGAAGAAAATAAAGAAACCACAAAAATGAAAAAAATTAAAGTATCGAGCATGGCAGAAGCCATTTTATCCGCTAAAGAAAAAGGTCTAAAAGAAATTAAATTTAACGGAAAAGTACATAATGTTGAAGAATCATGGAAACAACTTGAAGAAGAGGAAGGTGTTTGTGATGAGTGTGGACAAGGTTATATGGAAGAAGAAACAAATGTGGAGGAATCAAGCGCGTTTGTTTTGGCTGCTGATAAAGCGAGAGATGCTGGTAAAAAAGAATTCGAATTCCCTAAAGGAAGTGGTAAAATGCATAAAGTAACAATCACTAAAGATATTGATACAAATGAAGGTGAAATGGGTACGTGTAGTGAGTGTGGTTCACCCATGAATGAGGAAGGAATGTGTTCAGAGTGTGGTACTGGTATGTATGAATCTAAGAAATCGGTTCTTAGACTTACTGAAAGTGAAATGGTTTCTTTGATTAAAAAAATGGTAATTGATTCAAAAAAAAATCTAAGTGAGGCGGTACCCGGTATTGCGGTAACTAAGAAAGCTCAGAGTGGTTCTAAAAAAGAAAATGACGACGCAATTAAAGATGTTCAGAAAAAACTGAAAAAAGCATCAACATTTGATGGTAATGATAATCCTGAGTTTCCAAAACAAGTTGGTAAAGGTGAAAAAATGGCGGTAAACCCAACTGAGAAACAAGAAGAGTATATTGATGATAATATGAAGGGTGGTACCCTTTTAGATTTAAATTATGATTTTGAACCATCAGAATCATTCAAAAAAAGATTAAAAATGGCATTAGAAGGTGACTCAAAAATGGGTAACTCACAAAATGCTGCTAACGTTATAAAAACAAAAACAGGAGAGAGATTAAGTAAATCGGCTGAAAGAAAAAAAGAAAAAGAGAAAGACGCACCTGAAGCATTCCATGGAGCAAGAGGAGTTCAACCTTTAAAAGTAAAGAGTGTGAATGAATCTAAAACTACAATGACTTCAATTGTGAATGAGGAAATCTCGAGAATGAAAAAAATCATCGGATACAACGAAAGTACTCAGTAATCTTCTTTTTTTTGTTTTCTTTTATCCTTATATTTTAACAGATGAGGATTATGGAAAATAGAGAAGAGTATATTGAGTCAGATATTTCTGAAAAATACAAACATCAAATAGACATTTGGTATAGAACCTACAACATTAATAGGGATAAAATAATATTATTTTATGATTTCCTATCTTCTTTATATGATTTAGTAGACGAAACCTTTTTAGGTTCTGATGTACTTTATGACGAAATAGACCAACGAAACCATTTTAATTGGTGTTGGAATAAAATAATCACCAATTTTGATAAAGAAAAAATATTCTTCAAGGAGAAAGGAACCCACTATGAATATATGTGGAATTTTTTCTATGAGGCGTACTATTTTGTTAAATTGGAAGAAAAAGAAAATAGAATATCTGAATACTTTTACAAGTTATTTGATTTTAGATATCAAAAGTCAAGGTCCGAGTTGGACATTCTCACAGAAATTTATAAATTATTCGAACAAAACTTGAAAAAGTAGTTTATTTTCCGTATACTATATATAAAAACGGAAAAATGGACACACTTAAACAAATCAAAGACTTGGTGGAAAAAATGTCTGTTGATACCACCAAGGTATTCGAAAAGGGTAATAGAAGTGCATCTATTCGAGCTAGAAAATATGCTCAAGAAATAAAAGAGTTAATTCCTCTTTATAGAAAAGAACTATTACAAGAAATAAAAAAACATGATGATTAATTATATCTTTATTTTTTTGATGGTATTGAGTACCATTTACGTACTAAGGTTCTGTGTTGAATTTTTGATAAAATTCTTCTCAGAACAACCCTCAATATTAAAGTTGACCAAAATAGAATCTGTTTTGTTTTATCTTGCGGTTTCTTACATAATAACATTTTTAATAATATAATTTAGTGTTTGACAATATAAGACATTTAAGACCATATTTTTTCTCTTTGAGAGAAATAGACAATAACGTAAGTTTAGACATTAAACTTCCTGTTACTTGGAAAATCGAATCAATAATTTCTCAATACAAATCTATCAAATATAAGATACAAGATAAAAATGAGAAATTTACTTTGGTTTCATTAATCAGTAATGCAACCGCTGATGGTTATGATGTTGTTTTTTCTTGTGCAAAAGAAATAATAACCATGAATAAAGAAATGGAAGAGAAACAAAGACTCTTACAACAAAAGATTAAAGAGTTAGAAGTTTTGTTTCAACACCAGACACTTGATAAGTTAAAAGAAATATCATTTATTGAGGATGCAAGACAAGAGAATACAACAGGGATTAAATTGGTTGAATCGGGAAGTGGAGAGGGACTCCAAGGAGATACAATCCCACAAGAATCAAATGATTGAGGAAATCAAAAAATTGGATAAAACCAAAATGTTTGAGACCCCTAAAAAAGAAAAACTTTCTTTTTTTAAAAGACTTTCTATAATTTTTGGATATGGAAAAAAAAGGTGACTTGATAAATCAATTGGCAATAATATCAGATTTAATTGAAAAAATTAATTTGGATACTAAATCGTGCACATTGGTTATTGAGTTAGAAAACGAAAAGTTTCTACAAACTTTTGATTATATCTCAAAAAAACAAAATAGTCGAATGGTTAAACCCGACAAAACTTTTACAATTAAAATTGGTCAGGTGGATATCATCTTTAATAAGAGTAGTGTCTAAATAATTCTGATTTTTTAAATCCTTTGGATTCAAGTAGTTGATATAACAATTTTCTTTGTGCGGTTGACACGTCTTTTATGAATATGAAATTACCTTTCTTCTTTTTTAGAACGTCCTCTCTTATCAATTCAAACAACCTTTTAGCGTCACGGATGTTCTTATTTCCAAACAACAGTATATTATCATCGTTTTGAACAAATAGTTTATTATTCAATGTGAATATTTGACCTATTTCATTTATAGATGTTATTTGTTCTAACAATTCATGATATCTAATTCTTTCCTTCTTTTGAAAATCGTATATTAGTTCTTCTTTCCAATAAGGAATTATCTCTTTGATTCTGAATTTATCATCTTCGTACTTAGCCTCAATCAATCTCCCCAAACTATCCTTGACAAATGTTTTAGTCGCCCACCTATTGTTAGGAAAAATTAACGCAAGTTCATAAACTACTTCGTTGTTTCTTTTTCTGTTTTGTGTTTTTACAAATCTTGGTTTTTTCTCTGTCTTATATTCATGCCAATACTCGTACACAGTTGTCCTTTTTTGACACCTGTATAGAATTTTAACTCTTTTCTTGTTACAAAAGAGAACTACAAAGTATTTTCCATTTTTCATAGAAAGTTTTTAACAAAGGAGTAGATTCCGTAAACCGCGAAAACACTCCAAATAATAAAAGCACCATACATCACCTTTTCTGTCTTTTGTGCTAATCTTTCCAATGACTCCTTTGTTGGAGGAGCCATTTCTTTCTTCTGTTTACAATTAGAACATCCCATAATACAAAAAATAAGTAATAAATAAGTATTTATCAATATGAAATTGATTGAATTGTTGGAAGACATGGTGGTTGAAAAATGGTCAATGAAATATAAAAAGACCATAGATTGTAGCAATCCAAAAGGTTTTTCTCAAAAAGCCCACTGCGCCGCGAGAAGAAAAAGACAGAAAGGTGGAAAGACCAAATCTCAGCCGGTAAAATAAAAGTGCGCACTGATTTCCATTTTTGAAAAAAGTTTCTTATATTTTTATAGTTAGAGGACTAATAACGCAAAATATAAAATTATAAATGATATCTTACATTGGAGGAAAAGCTAGAATAGGTAAGTGGATTGTTCCGTTCATACCTAATGATATTGAAACCTACGTGGAGGGGTTTTCGGGTATGTTTTGGGTCTTTTTTAATATGGACCTAAAGAAATACCCCAATCTCAAAACAGTCGTTTACAATGACTTTAATCGATTGAACGCAAACCTTTTTAAATGTGCTAAACATTACGATAGGTTATGGGATGAACTCGCGAAATACCCATGTCAACAATTAGGTGTGGAAAACACCCCACCTGAATATGAACAAATGTTCCGTACATACCAAAAAGAAGTATTCAACGAAGAATTAGTCATTGGGGATGAGCCCAATTTTGATGTTGCCGCAAAATACGTTTACGTATTAACTCAAGTTTTCTCAGGTTCCAAACCCGAAACTTCTAGTTATACTGATTACAAGGGTAAGTACAGATGTAAGGTGTTAATCTTTATGGACAAACTCAAACATCCTGAATATAGAGCACATTTAGATAGAATCACGTTTGTCGAAAACATGGATTTCCAAAAAGTTGTTGAAAAGTATGATTCGCCAAAAACATATTTTTACATGGACCCCCCTTATTGGAAAACAGAAAATTATTATTCAAATCATGATTTTGATAGTAATGACCATGAAAGGTTGGCAAACACATTAAAGGGTATACAAGGTAAATTTAGTTTATCTTATTATGAGTTTAAACAACTTCATGATTGGTTCCCCGAAAATGGTGTTGGTATTGGTAAAAATGGACAACTTTTGATGTTTCAACCAACTGGTTACAAATGGGCTAAAGAAACTTTCAAAAAGGCGGCTGCCGCTAAAAAAGACGGAACACAAAACGAAGGTATTGAATTACTGATTATGAATTATTAAAAATGGATTTTTCTCCTGAAAGTTTGATATATTTGCAAACAATTAAAAATTACTTTGAAAGTAATGAGGAAGCGAGAAAATATTTTTTATCAAACTTGAACGAAGATGAGTTTTATAATAGTATTTTAAAAGTCGCTGAAAATAATTTTAGAAAAACAGGTGAACCTCAATTAACACAGGAACAACTTGAATTTCTAAGAGTATCTTTGATGATTTTTAAAAAAGTAGAAGATAGTGAATTTAATGGAATTTACTTTTATGAATCAACGGATTTAAAATTTTATTACAAATAGAATGAGAAAAACACCAGACCAATATTTTATTTATGAAACATCGTATGGTACCGACGTACCAACGAATCAATTGTATCTTCACACCTTTGATGAAATACCATCTGTTTATAAGACGGAGAAGGTGTATACATCAGATGTAATGGATTATTTCATATCAGATGGATATAGACCTATATGTGAATTAAATTCAACCTCTAAAAGAAGAGTACATAAACCAAATACAGAAATTTTTCTTCTTAATGATAATAATAAAACTGCAATATTATTAAAATCAAAATATGAAAAAGAAGAATTATTATTTGAGTTAGAATTTTATTACACATTATCTCATGGTATATTTGATACAAATTTTGATTTGAAAAAAATATCAGGATTTGAGTTTGAATTAAAAAAGAGTGGTATTAGTTTAGTAAAATCTGAACATGGTCATATGGACACCGAGGAATATGAATTAAATGTACCTGATGTTGACATAAAATTAAATTACGGTGATAAGTTTGTAAAACTACACGATACTATTGTCACTCGACTGAACAAGAAAAATGATAAAGGTATTGTGTTATTTCATGGAGACCCCGGCACGGGCAAAACTTCGTATATAAAGTACCTTACAAGATTGATTGTCGATAAAGAGATACTATTTATTCCACCATCTATGGCCGAATCTCTTTCAGAACCCTCAATTATTCCATTCTTGATGGAACATAAAAACTCTATTCTGATTATTGAAGATGCCGAGAAAGTAATTTCAGATAGAGAATTAAACGGTTCTTCTGTTGGTGTTTCTAATATATTAAACATAACAGATGGTATTCTTGGGGATTGTTTGAATATTCAAATCGTTGCTACCTTCAATATGAAAAAAGAAAAAATTGACCAAGCCCTACTGAGAAAGGGTAGATTAATTTGTGAACATAAATTTGAACCTCTAAGTGTTGAAGAATCTAACAAATTATTAAAACACTTAGGTAAGAAAAAAACAGTTGATAAACCAACTACACTTGCGGATATTTATAATATCGATGAAGACGTGGTTCGAGTTGAAAATAAAAAACAAATAGGATTTTAAAATTAAAGAAAAATGGAATTAGTAACAGTTGAAAAACTAAATGAAATGAAACAAAACGGTGAGAAAGTTCTTGCCGACTTTTACGCTGAATGGTGTGGACCATGTAAAATGTTATTACCAAAATTAGATTTACTACAACACGAATACCCTGATGTTAAATTCGTCAAGGTTAATGTTGATTCTGAAATGTCAGGTTCTCAAGAATATGGGGTACGTTCAGTACCAACGGTAATGATATTTAATGGTAATAACGAAGTATCAAGAACATCAGGTGTTAGACCCGATTCTTTTTACAAAGAAATATTAAACACTTTATAATATGGCGAATGAATTACTTCTATTTACACTTGAGGGTTGTGGAGGTTGTAAAAGATTAAAAGAGAGACTCCAAAAAGAATCATTACCTTACCGAGAAGTTGAAGTTGGTAAGAATAAAGAGATTTGGAATAAAGTAATTGAACAAACGGGTAATGAATATTTACCCGCCTTTTACATTAAAAAAGACGACACTGGTAAAGGACCCTTTTTTTGTCCCGAAAAAGATTTTAATGGGGACGACGAGGCGTTAGCAATTATATTAAAATACATTGAAAAAAAAGAAGGGGGTCAATAACCCCCTTTTTTATTTAACTAAACTATTAATCCATTTATAGGTTTTTTCCATTCCATAGAACAGAGGTTCACTAACAACCCAACCTATTTTTTCGTGGTATAATTTATTGTCTGAATTTCTTCCCCTCACACCAACAGGACATTTATATCCATACTTCTGTTTAAATTCTTCCCCACCAATATTTCTGATATAAATTTCTTTACCTGAAATATCTATAGCCATTTGAGCCAAATCATTAATTGTTACTTTCTCTTCAGAACCAATGTTTACAGGACCCAAAAAAGAGTCTTGTCTCATTAGTCTTAAAACCGCTTCAACACATTCATCCACATATAAGAATGAACGAGTCTGTTGACCATCACCCCAAACTTCAATTTCTCCACCGTCTAACATTTCGGCAACTTTTCTACACATAGCTGCTGGTGCTTTTTCTTTACCACCTTTCCACGTACCATATGGACCAAATATGTTATGAAATCTAGCAATTCGAACATCCAAACCGTGATTTCTGTGAAAAGCCAAGTACAACCTTTCCGAAAAAAGTTTTTCCCAACCATATTCTGAATCAGGATTCGCGGGATATGCTGATGATTCTTCACAATTTGGGTTGTTAGGGTCTAATTGATTGTGTTCAGGATACATACATGCCGATGATGAATAAAAAATCTTCTTAACTTTTGTCTTCACTGATTCATTTACAACATTTAAATTTATCATTGCAGAATTGTGCATAACATTCGCGTCATTTTCACCAGTGAAGATGTAACCAGCACCACCCATATCGGCAGCTAATTGATAAACCTCATCAAATGGGACCTCAGTTGAATATGGTTGTTTGTAATAATTAAACGGTAATATCGTACCATTTAATTCTTCTAATCTCATTACTGATGATACGTTTTTTGGGTCCGTAAGGTCATATATTAAGAATTCGTCACAAAAGTCTTTCTCATCAAAATATTCGTGTCTTTTTATATCAACTACTCTTACGTAGTTTCCTTCATTTTTTAATCTTTTTGCTAGGTGACCACCAATAAATCCGCCACCACCCAATACTAATACTCGTTTCATTTTATTTTTTTAAAAAATCCCTCACCAAAATTATTACCCCACCAAAATTGTTCAACACAGGTAAACCCATGATGTGTCATCCAATTGTTTATTTCATCAAAGTGTGGACAACCTTTATATAATTCGGCTCTGTTTATTTCTACAATAACGTAGTCAATGTTGATTAATGTATTCACGGAACCTTTGAGAACCTCTAATTCAAAACCTTGAACATCGATATTCATCATGTTGTATTTTGAAAAATCGTAATTTAAATCATCCAATCTATCCATTTCAACTTCTTCTACAGAATCAAAAACGATATGAGGAAATTGAACAGAATGTAATTTCGGTTCTAATATTGAGGATGACATACCTTTATTAAAGGATTCTACAAACATAGAAACTTTTCTCTTTTCATTACCTAACGCCAGTTTAACTAAAATTGCGTCATCATCTATTTTTTCTTTTAAGGTCTCAAAATTAGACGATAGAGGTTCAAAGTATATTCTGTTTGAAATACCCAATTCCTTATAAACTTCATCTTCTTGACCAAAATGTGCACCAACGTGAATCACACCATGGATATTAACATTATGATTAATCATAAATGTCTTTAGCTCTATATTATTCATTCTCTATCCTCTTTATATTTGTCTTTATTATACAATAAATCCCTGTGTTTTTCAAGTATTTTTGCTGCGTTTACGTAAACTAAATTATTATGTAATGATTGATTTTTTTGTCTAGTGGTCCCCCATCCAGGTTCGGAAATATAATCTATCGTATATAAACCTGACACTTTTCCGAGTTCTTTGAATGCTCTCATGGACATATCCATATCATCATAATTTTGGGGTGAAAAATATTCGTCTAAAAAATTTAATTTGACCACGTCATTATAGTTGTACATTAGTGGACCTCTGTTACCATATTCTCTAGCATAAAAAATATCTCTTGATGAGTTATCTTTATGTGCAATATCGATGTAATTTATTTGTTTTGTTTGTTCATTATAGATGTTATTGTGAGCAACAAAAGATGTTACAGCGAACACATCACTATATTTTATGAACGGTTCCAACATCCTCTTATCAAAATCTTTTTCTGTGACAACCATATCATCTTGGATTAAGACCACATAATCATTTATAACAGACTTTAGACCAATATTATTTGCTTTGGTTTCAAAAACATTGTCGGCATACAGGTAATCAATTTTTTTATTACTAACTCTCTTTAAATTGTCACGAACAATACCTTCACTATTATCTGTACAACCATCAAAAACTATTACAATCTGGTCATTCAGTTCTGATAAATTATTTACCAAGTTACTCACCACTTGGTTCATTAAGAATTCCTTGTTGTGAATTGTCAATACTACTGATGTTTTCATTTTAAAAGATATTTTGATAATTCTATACAATCACCTTTTCTATCAAACAGGTGGTCAACATAATTATACGTTTCAATCACGTTATAATTTTCTTTGTGAAAAATCCAATTATTTGCCGTTTGCTCACAACAATGATAAATCTTCGAGTCTGTATCAGTCACATCTGAAATGTCTACCGATATCATATCTTCCATAATTTTTTTTGCTTGGTGAATATTGTAATCCGCGGGCAACCCAAAAATACCTAAATTATAAATTTTAAAATCTAAATCATTTGTAACCTGTTTACATATTTTTATTTCACCCCATCTCGGGTCACCATTCCTAACGATTCTTTCATACTTCCAAACCATAATAGAATTATCATCAATTTGTGGTAATTCCGAATGAAAAAATAAATCATTATCGATTTTTACAGTGTACTCAGTTTCTGATTTTGCATAATTAATAAAATCATTTAAAACTGTAAAACTATAATTAAGACTTTCATTGTATTTGGTAAGTTGTTCCGTGTAATCAATATAAATAATTCTGTCTTGGTCAATGTTATACTTGTTCATTTTTTCTTTCATACCCTCAACATCATCAGTATAAAGATGTAAAATACTTTTTCTATTCTTATCAATAAATGAAGCATAAGATGCTGATGAATAATCAGATATAAACTCTTTATTTTTGTAGACATCAAACGCCCATTTCCGACCGATTTGGGACATTTTATTTAAGTCATAATTATAATTTAATGCAATAAATTTCATGGTATATATACGTTGTATTTTATTCTATAATCGAGACAATAATCAAATTTTAAATTATGTTTCACAACCAAGTTAGTTAATATACTTTGGTCATTTCTATGGAATTGCCAATTTGGAAAATTCTCACCAATTTGATTTGGTTCATTGTCAACTATCTGTTTAATACTACAATACTTAAAATAATCGTGAACAAATTCCATCATTTGTTTGGTTTTTTTAATGATGATAAATCCTGCTTCCATCTGTGGTGTTTCATGAAACTTTTCTTCATCACAATCCATCAAGATAAAACAGTCTCTTTTTGTACATATTTTTTGAGGCCAACGATTTCCATTCCAATTTGTAAAATAATAATCATTATCTTTCAAATAATTTGCAATCGTATTATAATCAACATCAACTAAATCACCGGCATCGGTATAAATTAATGCATCCCCATCTTCTAATTCATTCAAAATATCTAAAATAATTTTTGGTTTCCACAACCAAAATCCATCACCCGTTTCACAATCTAATATTTCTTTATGGTTTTCATAAAAAATACCTTTCTTAACATCTTCAGATTTAAATCCTCGGATATCATTGAAACCACGTGAATTATAATATCCGATTAATTTTTGAACGGTGTTACTAAATTTATTGTTGGTGTAAAAAGATAGAACAATTTTCATTATTAATGTATCCCCCGAACATTTACGTTTATTTCATATTCATTTATTAATGGAGAGAGTTCATTAGGGTATTCAGATAAATTCCATTTACCTCTAACTAAAGCCGTTGCTATATATGGATAAACAGAACTATCAAAATGATTCAACCCCCTTTTGTTTTCACCATCGTAATGATATAAACCTTTGATGTTGTTTTCTATCATAAAATTTCTATATGTTTCATTCTCTAACCACATATTATTTTTGGTACCTTTCATGATTTTAATGTAATCATCTTTTTTCCAAATAGTTGGTTGCATAGAAAATATATCTTTATTGTCGGATTCTATTTCATATAAGGTCTCATAAATTTTTTTATCTTTAACAGACCCCGATTTTAACAATCTAATGAACGAATATTCTTGGTTATCATGTAAAAAATCGAGGTAATTAAAAATTTTATCATGACTGACATTGTTATAAAGAATAAAGTCTTCTTGTAAGTATATAAAATAGTCATATGGTATTGAAGATAAACACTTTAACCATGATTCATAATAAGGTTCTTGATTTTCATATAAAAAACAAATTTGCTCGGGTATCATTACATCTGTAATAAAATACATCGGTAAGTTTGTGTACTTTTTTTGTTCTAACAAGAACATATCCAAAATATCTGAACATTTTGAATTTGTATAAGTAACGTAACAAATTTTATTATCCATAAGGTGTTAAATTTTTGTTGATATAAACCACATCCATTTCTGTGTTTGAAGATTCTGGCGACTCGTCTATTGGTATAAACCTATTTAGTTTTTCATCTAGTTCAGATTTACTTGTAGAACCACGATATAATTCCTGTAACCCTACTTCGGTGGTTATTATTTTTACATCATTTAAATATTCTTTTAGAGAGTCTAATACGATATTTTCTGCACCTTGAACATCCATCCAAATCAAATCAACACTTTTAATATCATTTTCTTTTAACCAATCACTAAGAACAATACAGTCAACCTCAGTTTCCTTTTGGGCCCACTGAGATGAACGCCAGTGGTTTGTTGTCTGTAATAAAGAACTGGCACCCACATTTCCATTATAAACTTCGTAAAATTTAGTTTTACCGTTGTAATTGTTTATTGCGTATTGGTAAACTTTTATGTTATTAATTTTCTCAACGTTCTTAACTGTAAATTCGTAGTTTTCTTTTACTGGTTCAAACGCATATATTTTAGCATGTGGAAACCATCTATTTAACTCTAAACTTTGGCAACCATCTCTTGACCCAATATCTAATATTGTGTTGACATCATTAAAGTCAATTTTATCTTTTATAACATTAATCATTTTTGTTGTCCATAATGGACATCTACCATTCAAATCGGTAAAGGCACCCCTATTTAATTCATCTTGAGTAAATGCGTCGTCAATAAATTTTGAATTATCTATCATTTTTATAATTTTTAAATCACCACCATACTATAACATGGTGCGTCTTTATATGTGGACAAATTAATATTTCGTTTTAACCAAAAAATTTCATTATCATTACTTAATTCGCCACCCATAAAGTTTATATTTTTATAGTTAAGTGATATTATATTTTCCGTGATTATTTTTTCCGAATACTCATCGTGTATGGTAGATACATTCCAAATATCAAACACCGTATCTATTTCACCCTCCACAAAATAATCAACAAAATATTTTCCTTCATTATGCCAAGTCAAAAAATTTACACACTCTTTTTTAAATGTGGAAACTAATCTATTTGCATTAGATGGTAGTAAATCACTTCTCCATTTAAGGACTCTGTTGTAACCTATTTCTTTGGCTTTCATTATTCCATTCAAAGTTGATATTTTTTGTAGTGCTATATTTTGTACACCCCTATCGTGTGGAATACTGTTGAATAAGACAACATCATTAGTATCGTATTTTGATTCTTCACCTTGCCATGTTGACCAAATCAAATCATAACCAGTCCAAGCGTTTTTTAATTCTTTAACGTAGTCTGAAGGTCCTTGTACTATGACACAAAAATCATTATTCATACTGAATTAAAATTTTGATATGTGATTATGATATTGTGACCCTTCATACATGTATGGTCTAGTTATTTTATTATGTATGAATACATCTAATGCGGAACCAAAATCAATATAAGTGTTATTACTATTATTTGTAAACATATGTTTTATGATAACAGCAGATGTTGGTCCACAACATACGATAAATAAAGTATCTTTATATTTTGAAGAAACATTGTATATTTTTTCTAAAAACGAATCTCTATGTTCTTCCCAATAGTTTACACAATCATTAGGGAACGGTACAAATTCTGATACACTAAATGGTATGTTTTTTAAATCACAATTTTCATTACAAATTAAAACAACATCTCGATTTATATTTCTTATTCTTGATATATTTTCTTTGTAATTTGCGTTAATCCATAGGTTAGCAAATGTAATGTTTGATTTATTTTGTATTCTATCATATAAAAAATTATAGTCTCTAATACTATCAGTTTTGGAGGATATTGCAAAATAAAAATTTGGGTCGTTCAACCCTATACATTCATTTAAATCCACACCTAATTTGGTTTGTCCCCCACTCGAAAACCATTTATCGTTTTGATACGCTTGTGTATTCTTTTCTATCGGTGAATTATTCATTAACATCACTTCACCATCGGCATATCTAACAAAAGAAAAGTTAGTTCGACTATCTATCTTTTCCCAAAACGAATTAAAATCTTCAATATACTTTTCAATCATTTAATATTGTCTTAAATCCTTTATTTACATACCCACGGTAAACTTCACCCATTAAATTCATATTTGAATGATTTACGGAAATTGCGTTGGAATCAGTTCCATGTTCCCATGCATATTCTGGTATACTACCCCACATTTCTCTATTTTCTTTAGGATGGGGAGGAACGTAAGTTCCGATATTTGCGTATTTCTGTAATGTATATGAAAAGTGCATATCCTCACCAACTAATTTACTCTGATTGATTTCAGGTAATTCTCTCCAAAATATCGATAACCATTCTCTTTTAAAGAACCACGAGTGACCAACAATGTCGACCTTTTCAATTTCTTCGTTAGGTTGGTCCCAACCGACTCTTGTTGCTGGCCAATAAGAGTTTTTTGTGTGAAATTTTACACCGATAGTTCCTAATAAACCTTCTTGAATTTTCATGGTGTTTAGACAGTTTTCTAACCATAGTTTACCCGGTATTGTGTCATCATCAAAAACACAAATATATTCTGTGTTGGCATTTAAAGCAAATGCAAATCTTGCCCACACACCTAAATTACTATTACAAGATGCGTGAATTAAATCTTTGGTTAGTCCCTCATCAAATTGAGAACCAGAATTTTGCCAAAATAAAATTGATTCGGGTTGGACACTTTGATTTCTAATTGATTCCAATTGTTTTTGGAGAACATGTGGTCTTTTATACCCATTTAATATTACCGTTATACTCATACAATTTTTCTAAATATTTCAATGATTCTTTCACAAGAATTACCATCACCAAAAGGACAATCATATTCTGTTTGGAAATCGTTAATAATATCGTAAAAAATACCTTCTAAGTCAATGGGTTTTTTACATATAAAAGACGTTTTACCCAAGGACTCAGGTCTCTCAGTTTTTTCTCTACATACAATAACTTTCTTATTTAGGAACGACGCCTCTTCTTGAACACCCCCACTATCTGAAATTAGTAATTTACAGGATTTGAATTCCTCAATAAATTTATCATGGGTTAATGGTTCAATAACATCAACATGTGTCAATATATGTTTGTGTTTTATGACGTTTGGGTTTGGGTGTATTGGAAGAATGAATTTTAATTCAGGATTATTCTTTGCTAATCGATTGATAACATCAAACCACTCCGACATCATCTCATGATTCTCTCTTCTATGTAAAGTGATTAAGACTTTATTTTCGTATGTAATATTTTCTTTATTAAGATTATCTAATACGGTATTGCCAACTACAAAATTTTTACCCTGAACTTTTTCATTTTCTAAGTTCATCTTGTTACTTTCTGTTGGGCAAAGATTATAGTTTGAAATTCTACTAATTAACTGCCGATACATTTCTTCGGGGTAAGGGTGATTGTAGTCATATGTCCGTAATCCCGCTTCTAAATGAATCACTTCTTTTTTATGGTGTAATCCTATTAGGGATAATGAAAGAGCGGTTGCGGTGTCCCCTTGGATAAGTATATGTGTAACCCCTTCCAAAAATTCTTTTTTAAAATTTAAAAATACGGATGACATAATACTATCCAATCTATTTTCACACGTATCATCAATGGATAATTTATAATCAAAATCACCCAATACAATATCTTTGTGTTGGGTAACATATAAAATTTTATGGGGAATACTTTCCCCACACATTTCTATTAATTTTTTTATTTTAATATACTCAGGTCTTGTGCCGTAACAAAATAATATCATATATAAGTTGAAATGATTTCTAAATTTTTTAAAGTGTTAGTTTCTAAGAAATCAATTAATTCATCACCTGATAACCTATTAAACCATTCTTCTAAACTTGCACCATAATTTTGTGTCGTTATTACTTCCAAACCTAAACATTTTGCCTCAACAACCAGTCTACAAAAAGTTTCTCTTGCTATCGGGAAAAACACAATACCTTTACATTTGGCCATATTACTTAAAAATTCAACTCTGTCTTTAGATTCTTTAAGAATATGGACCGGTAATTTATTTTCAGAACAATACTTCAGACTACCTTGGGTGTTCTTTATCCAATTATTTGTATAGTAAACAGAATATTTGTCGTTTTTAACATTGTTGGATTTATTTAAATTCCTCAATAATTCTAAGTCCTCATTTGACCATATCGAACTATTCAGATTTATAAAATTAGCAACAACATCGTTTTTAAGATAAACGTTCATGTGGTCGGTTGTTTGAACAAATACCGCTTTTGCATTCCGGTAAAGAGAATAGTTGGTTCTTTCCTCAATCGGAATTATGTTGTCGGTATATCTCCATGGGTGTCTACTTGCACATATTTTATAATCGTTTTCAATAATGACGTAGTTCAAATTTTGTATTTGATTAACCAAGTTTGGGTTCATCAAAGAAATATTTGATATAATATACAGGGCGTTGTAATCAAATGACTTGACTTGGTTTGAATATTCAAACTCAAGATTAAATCTATCAATTAAAACTTGATTCACCCATTCAGAACCACCGTGAGGTACTTCTTTAATGGTAAAATCCGATATAAGTATTTTCCTCATATAACTTGATAATTTTCTTTTAACATGCTGTCCATGTAATTGAATGGTAAATTAAAATAATGTTCACCGAATTTATGTTGTTTATTGAACGATGACAATCTCTTTGCTCTTGAAATGTAAATGTTCTTCACGTAGTCTTTACCCAAGAATTTATAGTGAAGAAGTTTTATTTCCCGCTCATCCGAAAATTTACCATCAACAGAATTAAAACTGTGACCACCAATGCCGTATTTTATATCTAAATCAGGATGAAAAATTATATTTTTACACATTGGTTCATACGTTTGTGAACCTGTTTTAATTTTTGTTGTAATGAATTCACCGTCGTATATTGGAAATTCAGTACTAACCATGTCGTGACCGTCTATTCTTGGGACGGTTATACCCATTTCTTTGTACTCTTGAAGTTTATCCATAAGATTTTCATGGTATATAAACTCATCACAGTCACAAACTATAACCCAATCAACACCCTGACCTCTACTTCTTTTTTTATACTCTTCGGATTTAATGTTTACGTAATTAATTTCATTTATTTCATTACCACTATCCCATTTAATAACCTCAACTTTTGGGTACCTCTTATAAATCTCATCAGAGGAGTCCGTTGACATATTATCGTATATGAATATTTTTTCACAGATTGTACTATAGTAATCCAATGTGAATGGTAATATTTTTTCTTCATTCCATGACAGTATATGTGCGTGTATCTTCATTTTAAAATATGTTTTTCCAAAGTGTTAATATCTCTTCGTTACTTAATTTAGAAACTTCATTCATAGTCTCTTCATTACCATAAAACTCTGTACCGGTTAAATAACATTCATCTTTAACCAAACAAGCAACCTCACCCTTTGATGAGTGATATACCTTACCAATCATATCGTACATTTCTTGTTTATTGGTGGTGTGACCGTAATGAATTACTCTTGGATTCATTAAAGGTTTTACCAATTTGTCAAAATAGTTTTGGTCACCGATGTGACCGAACAAATAGATTTTTTCACACCTGTCTTTTAATGCTCTTTGTATTGACACATGGGTCTGTTTTCTGTCTTCAATTGTACCAATAATTCCTGCAATATTTCTTACCAGCTCTTTATTTGAAATAATTAAATTTTCTTTGATGTTTGGTATTATTACATAATCACCCCTGTAATCCGAGTGATATTTTCGATGCTCTTCATGTAAAAACACGCACAGGTCCCAATACTGTTTAATTTTACCAACAGGGAACCACCATTTTTCATGACAAGACAAAATAACTTTTTTAACAGGTGGTCTTTCCTGTAGTTGTAAAAAATGGGTAATTACAATATCATCAGATTCATACTTTAAATCTTTTTCAATGTTCCCTGATTTACATTTGTCTAAATGGTAATTCTGATTACCGTAAAATGTGCAATCAATACCATTTTCATTTAAGAAATTTGTTAAGTTTATAAAAAAAGTGGTAGAACCACCTTTTTCTGTAAATCCCGATACAATTTTTATCATCTTAATTGTTTGATATTTTTTCTAATTTCAGGTGAGTTTATGTACTGACCTAAGACTTGTTTTAATTCAACATCAACCTTTTCAAATTTTGATGCCATATCAATCATTACCACACTGTTTGTGTCAATGAATGTTTTACGTTTTTTAAGTAAAGTTTTCAACGCAAAATCTAAGTTATAAATTGATGTTTCTAAATTAATATCAAACCAATCAATCATTTTTAAATTTGTAGATGTAGTGGCAAAAAAGTCACTAATACTACCAAAATTGTTTGGAAAGTGTCCGTGTAAAATATTGAAAAAAGATGATTTGTTTTTAAAAATTAAATTGAACTGTTCGTTGTTTTGAACTATATCCAATCCATTTGAAAAAATTGTTCGGTCGTTTTCTAATACTGTAGGAAAGACGCACCCAAAAGTATTTTTTTCACTCTTAAATATTGAATACATACTTGAGAAAACGTCGTTCAATACGGTAACAGTATCATTACTGAAAAATAACAAATCTGTTTTTGATTCCATAAACGATTCATCCCATTTCAGTACTGATAAGTTTTTATTTAATGTATCAAAAAAACCCTCGTAAATTTTAATATTTTCAGATTCAAATTCTCTAATATTGTCTATATTGGTATCCGTCGAGATGAGTGAAATCTGTAAACTATCAAACACTGGTAATTTTTTTATGTTTTCAAAAAACTGAATTAAATTTTCATTATCGTTTGATGTTTGAACTATTAAATTAAATTTATCTTTAAACTGTTTTGGTTTGGTTATGTCATAATCAATTTTTGGTGTTATATTAATTGGTAGGTTCTCTTTAAATTTTTCAATGTAAAATTCCCTATTCTTTTCCCAAGAATCATTGGTCATTCCGATTGATTTGTGAGTGATTCTTATGTTGTATATAACACCGATGTTTACCTCACTTAAGTGATTGCTAGTACAGAATACCATATCATAAAAATGAAAACCCGGTACTGACTCATCAAAAGTGTGTTTTATTCTGTTTTTGTGGATTCCAATGAATAAACCATCCACTAAACAAACTTCGTGAATTGAATTTGGGATTCCATTTGCATATCTCGATTCCCATTTTTTACCCTCATTTTCATGATTAACAATACCAACCATTTTGGTATTATCTGTCCACCACCTACCACTCTCATGAATATTGGTTGTACCGGCAACACCGAGAATCCCGTAGTCAGATTCTTCAAAATGTTTGACTAATTTTCTACCCCACGAAGTCGTATTAAAGTAAATGTCATCATGACAAAGTACGACAATATCATGAATCGACTCTTGAATAATTTCATTGTAAGTTTGTGAAAGACTTTTTTCACCATTGTTTACTTTTTCAATAACTTGAACTTTGGGGTGTCCACAAGTTTTTTTTAAATATTCTTGAAATTTTGGGTTGGACTCTCTTGTACTGTAACCTATTGTAATCATTTTTTTGTTTTAAAATATTGATGATAATATAAGAAATAAAATTCACAACTTAAAATTTGGAACCGTTTGGTGCAAGACCGTTGTGATTATCAATTTGTTTTCTAAAATCTTCTCTAGTGTTATATAGGTCAAGAGCTCGGTTTACTAATTTTTGTAGATTGATTGAACCATCTACACTTTTTATCTTAAATCTTTTATAAACATCATCTATGATGTTAACGCTGGTTAGTTTTGTTTGTTGTTTAGGCATAATATAAGTATATAAATTTATATATATTATAAAAGACAAAAAATATCGGACAATTTATTAGACTGTCCGATACAATTTATTGTCCTTCTGTGTTTTCTTCGTTAGTTTGATTGTTAATCTCCTCAACCTTTTTTATGATTTGGTCAAGTTGTTGTTCCATAATTGTAATCTCCTGTGGAGGTGTTGAACCACCTTCGGTTAGTTGAATGTTTACCGTTTGATTACTAACAGGTTGGTTTCTTTTTTTACATCCGCATCCCATGATTTTAAGTTTTTTTATAAATATTTTGGTTTATTGTTTTTTATTCGTTATCTTTTGTAATAATAATAAATAGAAAACAATTTGTCAATGGAAATGAATAAAATTTATCAGGGTGACTGCTTAGAACTGTTTAAGGAGTTAAATGACGGTACTGTAGACCTCTTTGTTACGAGTCCACCGTACAATGTCGGTATTAGTTATGATGTGCACAAAGACGATGCTCCGATGGATGAGTATTTTGAGTGGTGTAAGAAATGGTTATCCGAAGTTTACCGTACATTAAAAGATGATGGTAGAATTGCCTTGAATATACCATATGAAATAAACGTTAGAGAAAGAGGTGGGAGAATTTTCTTAGTATCTGAATATTGGCAGATGATGAAAGAGATTGGTTTTGGATTCTTTGGTGTTGTGGACTTAGAGGAGGATTCTCCACACCGTTCTAAAACAACCGCTTGGGGTTCTTGGATGTCACCATCATCACCATACATATACAATCCAAAAGAATGTGTAATTCTTGCATATAAGAAAGATTACAAAAAGAAAGAAAAAGGTATATCTCAATGGTCTTATAATCAGATTGAGGTCGAAAACGAGGAAGGTAATTTTAAAAACAAAAGGGTTTATTCAGATAAAGACAAAAACGAATTCATGGAATTAGTCTTTGGTCAATGGAAATACTTCAACGACACAAAATCTTTAACTAAAGCCACATTCTCCATGGACATCCCAATGAAAGCAATAAAAATACTTTCCTATCAAAATGACCTGATTGTTGATTGTTTTTCAGGAAGTGGAACCACCGCTTTGTCAGCTAAGAAGCTGAATAGAAATTATATTGGTTTTGAGTTATCAGAATCTTACACAAAGATATCTCAACAGAGATTGATTGATTATGATAACCAAAAGAAACAACTGGTAATGTTTGAAGAATAAAATTAACGGACAGGATTCATAGGTGTTCCCAAATACATATTAACTCGGTCACCTTCTTTAAATTTATCAGTAACACCGGCGGGAAACTCAATAACATGGTCACCTATGCCGGTGTATCTTTTTGGGTTCAATTCATTTTGACCAGCGGGTTCACAATTTCTATGTATTTTACTGATTCTATTTTTCAATACAAAAACAATATCCAAAGGTATTAAACAGTTTTTCATCCAAAAAGAATGGTGACCAACACCACCCATATTAAAAACCATACAACCATTTAAATTATCTCTACCCATCATACCTTGACTAATTTCTTCAGGTTCGGATAGGTATTCCGCAGGGAACTTTGTATTATTAATAATCACTGACATATTTTTATAAATATTTGACTTTATCATATTTGTTTACTATATTTTAATATCATGAAAGGACTATTCAACGACCAATTAAATTTTGACAATAATGATGAATTGGAAATGGTTTTAGATAATTTAAACCCACAGATGGCAATTCAAATTATTGAAATGGGTTTACAACATGGTCATTATTCCGGTGTTTTTAACATGAGGGAAACACACACGTTATATAAAACAATTCAATACTTAAAAACATATGAATATAAGGACAATAATTTACGTACTGATGATTCTGACGGGAATCATAATTGAAAAATACGGAATGAACACCAGTAATCCCGAGATTGAAAAATATTTTGGATTTGGTATAATTTCTCTTGGTTCATTCAATATAGTTTTAGATTATTTAAAAAAGAAAAAAAATGTCAAATAAAGAAAAGAAATACATCACGGATTTTTTTGTAATAAGAAAGAAATACCATTGGTTTCTTTTACCAACTCCCATATTTTACTACCGTAAAGACACGTTTTTTGAAACCGGTGCAACCTCACCAAGCTGGGGTTTGGCTTTGAGATTCTTAATTTTTATGGTCGGTATTCAGATACAGAAAAACATATATTATAAAAAATGAAAACAAAAGTAGAATACGTATGGCTTGATGGGTATTCCCCTGAGCCAAATCTCAGAAGTAAAATAAAAATTGTGGACCTACCGGCACCATTTGAATTGAAACACATCCCCAATTGGGGGTTTGACGGAAGCTCAACTAAACAAGCGGAAGGTAACTTTTCAGATTGTTATCTTAAGCCAGTAAAATTATATCATACAAATAGTTCACTTGATACAGTATATGTATTATGTGAGGTTTTAGATGGTAATAATGAAATTCATCCATCAAATCATAGAGCAAAAGTAGGTGAGGAAGATGTAAATTTTTGGGTTGGATTTGAACAGGAATATTTTATTCGTTCTTCACATAATAATCCAATTCTTGGATTTGAAAGAAATGGTATCATTGACGGTCAAGGAATTTATTATTGTGGTGTAGGTGGACATATTGTTGGTCGAAATATTTCTGATGAACATTTGAACATGTGTTTAAAATATGACATCAATGTGGAGGGAACCAATTCAGAGGTTGCATTAGGTCAATGGGAATACCAAATTTTTGCAACAGGTAAAATTGCCGCTTCTGATGATTTATGGATGAGTAGATATTTTTTACATAAAATTGCTGAGAAATATGGTCGTTCTATTGAGTTACATCCCAAACCGATGACCCACGGAGAATGGAACGGTTCAGGTTTACATACAAATTTCTCAAATCAAAAAATGAGAGAAGAGGGTGGTGAACAATACTTCAATGCAATTTTTAGGTCTTTTGAATCAAGAACACAAGAACATATTGACTCTTATGGTTCTGATAACCATTTGAGATTAACAGGTCATTTTGAGACACAATCTATTGATAAATTTAGTTGGGGTGTCTCAGACAGAGGTGCATCTATCCGTGTACCAAAATCCGTTGGTGAGACATGGAAGGGTTATCTTGAAGACAGGAGACCAGCATCACACGCGGACCCATATAAAATCGTTAAAGTGATTAGTGATAGTTTATCATTAGCCGAAGAATTAAATAATGTTCATCACATGATGAATGTTGAAATAGACACCGAAAAAATTGTAAATAAATACGGTACACTTTCAGGGGAGGAACTCTTGGAAAGTTATCGAAAAGATGAAGAAGAATAAAATACCATGGGAAAAAAAGACAAAGAACATAGAAAAAAAGTTCAAGCTCGTAATCAAAGATTAAAGAGAGAAGAGTCCACATTGATGAATTTATTTAAGAAAATGCAAGAGACTAAAAATTCTGAATCAATAAATCAAGAATCGGAATCAAATAAAAATCAAGAAATATAAATTAATTATGGTAAGTCAACAAATTTTAGATACGTTCATTTATGAAACATTAAACGGACAATTTGGTGTGTCCGACCCAACAGAATTTGACCAAACTATTGGGGTTTTTGCAACTAAAATAGAAGCGGAAAACGCATTAAAAGAATACATTATTAGAGAACAAATAACTTTTGAGTAATGGAATTTTTGAATTCACACCCCATAAAAAAGTCGGATTTAGGATTCCACGGAAATTTATTCGGTGGAAAACTTTTAGCGTGGATTGACGCGGCGGCTGCGGGATACTCCATGCAATTGTGTGATTCACCAAGATTAGTTACCGTATCAATTGATAAATGTTTTTTTGAAAAACCAGCCAAAGAGGGTCAGTTGATTAAAATTTACGGGTCACCAAGTAAATTAGGGAATACTTCAGTTACCTTGTATATGGAAGCAAGAGCACATAATGTTTACACAGGTAACCAAATTGTCATCTTGAAAACAAACATAAGGTTTGTTAGGATTGATGAAGAAGGTAATCCGGTACCAATTGGTGAAAAAGGTAGGAGTAGAATTCAAAAATTAATTGACATAAGAGATTCTGAACAAAACGATGTCAACCCTTAAAAGACAATATAAAATTTACATTAAACAAAATCCCAACTCAAATCTTTCTTATGAGGAATGGGAAAAAAATTTTTTGGAAAATTTGAAATTGGGTATGGAATTAGGTGACGATTTTTCAGATTGGGACGTAACTTTAATGGACGGTTTGGAGGATGAATAAAAAGAAACCTGATATTGTTGTTTGGGATGAAACAAATGGGTACGACGCTAATAGAAAGCATTATCCTACCAGTATCGGTTCGCCAAAATTTGAATTACCTAATGTGGGTCTCGTAAAAAAAGAGTCCTCAAAAAAAATGATTGATGTCTTTAATCGTCAAAGAGAAGAAATCATTCAATCAATAGAAAAACTTCAAAGAGAGTATGTGGATTCAATAATGGTTTGGGAATCAAAAATTTCTTTTGACCCAATTGTTGGTGAAACATATTACTTATATAATTTTAATGGTGTAAATACATTATCATTATTATCACCAAAAGATTGGAATCGGGGTGACGATTTTATTGGTGCTTTTACATTAAATTCAGATAGAAAATGGGTTAGAAATGAAAGGTAAATTAATATATCAAAAAAAATCTGACGAACTTATTAACAGTGTCGAAGGATGGTTTATTGTTTCTGAAGATTCATCAAAGAATTTTGAAGCATCAAAAGAAACTTTAGAAAAAATAAAAAGCGGAAAATATGATGTAAAAGACGGTGATGAAGTCGAGTATGTTTTAAAAACAAATTGTCAAGTAATGTACGATGATATTTTTCATAGTACAATTGCTGACATCATAATAACGCAAAAAATGGTTAGTCGGGTTTTTCTGATTGATATTGATGGGACAATTTGTGACGACATTAAAAATGAAGATTCACATCTTTATCCGACAGCTAACCATTACCCAAACGCGTTGGGTATCATCAACAAATGGTACGATGAGGGAAATGTAATTACATTTTTTACCGCTCGTGAAAGTAAAGACCGTGAAGTAACCGAAACATGGTTAAAAGAAAAAGGTTTTAAATATCACGGATTGGTTATGGACAAACCAAGAATCAAAGATGACCAAGAATATGTGTGGATTGATAATAGAAAAGTCAGAGCGATTACGTATCTTGGAACGTGGTCTGAATTAAAAGAAGTAGACGCAAAAATTCAAACATTTGAGTAATGAACAAATTAGATAAACAATACACAGACTTACTCCAAACTATTATAGATTATGGGGTAGAAAAGAAAGACCGTACAGGTACAGGAACCAAATCTATTTTTGGTTATACAATCCGTCATAAAATGTCCGATGGGTTTCCATTACTTACAACCAAGAAAATGGCGTGGAAGACGATGGTAACCGAATTGTTATGGTTCCTTCGTGGTGATACAAACATCAAGTTCCTTGTTGATAACAATTGTCATATTTGGGATGGTGATGCGTATAAGAACTATCTAATTGAAGATGCCAAAATCTTACCTAATATGTCAAAAGAAAAAATGTTAGAGTTAGGATTTCGATTAACAAAAGAAGAATTCATCAACAAAATAAAAACCGATGATGAGTTTGCTAAGAAGTGGGGTGACCTCGGACCTGTGTATGGTAAGCAATGGAGAAGATGGGGTAGAAAGAATGTGACTAATTACGACTTAAAGGATGTAAAAGGTTCTGACCAACACAGAGTACTAAAAGCAATTGAAATCGGTGAAGATGTTACCAAGTATGGTGTCAAAATAGAATACCAAAACAATTCAATAGACCAAATCACAAACCTAATCAACGACCTTAAAACAAATCCAGACTCAAGACGATTAATGGTCAATGCTTGGAATGTTGGAGAGCTGGACCAAATGGTTCTTCCACCTTGTCATTATGGATTTCAAGTTTATACGAGAGAGTTGAGTTTAGATGAAAGGATTAATTATTATAACTCAACAAAAGACCCTTTAAATCAAAGTAGTGATTATCACGATGTTCACATGGATAGTTTAAGAGTTCCTAAACGAGCAATCTCTTTAATGTGGAATCAACGCTCAGTAGACACATTCTTAGGTCTACCATTCAATATTGCTTCTTACGGTTTGTTACTTGAGATTATTGCTAAAGAAGTAAATATGGTACCTGATGAGTTGATTGGTAATTTAGGTGATACTCATTTGTATAGTAACCATGTTGAACAAGCAAGAGAACAAATCGGTAGAAAGTATACACATGAAGAGAGAGAAGGTATGTTAAAAGAGGCGATGGGTCCTAATGGTTATAAAAGTGCGTTGAAAGACTTAGCACCATTTGGTGGAGGTATGTCTGAATATTATGAGATATATAAAATACCACGATACACAAGAGAACCTTATAAATTACCCAAACTAAAACATATGAAGACCGATGAATTTTATAAATCATTATCTGAAGACTCATCTTTAATAACTCATTTGGAAAATAAGGATTTTCAAATCGAAAATTATCAATCACACCCATCGATTAAAGCACCCTTAAGTAATTAAACTATGAAAATAAGTATTGACAAAGTTGTATATCAATCTTATATTTTACCATATGTTAAAATAACATATAACAGTTGGTTAAATGGTGATTATGAATTAATAATTGGTTGGTTTAGTTATCAATTGGTTATTGGTTATACACCAAAACATAACAGATAATTGAAAAATATAGATGATTAAATTTTTAAAACTGCTATTGATGAAACTTAGGCGTTTAAATTCCCCAACAATAGTTGAACCAGTAAAATGGTCAGTAGAGGATTTTAATAAAGCCAAAAAATGGGCCCAATCAAGATTACACCCTTCTTATAATGATAGAACAATATGGGACGTGGTTTATAGTGTAAGATATGATACTGCCGAAGTTCTTCACGAAATAAATAAGTTCATAGTTATAGAAAATAAAAATAAAAACAAATAAAAAAATGAAAATTACAAAAACACTATTATTAATTTTAGGATTGTTTACAATCGTATACTCATGTTCTGACACGAGTAAAACAATTAAACCACAAGAGTTCCCAACGGACTTAGGTATTTCGGGATTCAATTTTCCTGAAGACTCTACGAAAATTTACGGATGGTTAGAGAATCAAGATACAACCAGTATTGTAAATCACGCGTGGGGTATTTGGGCTGGACTTACTCAACCAACAAAACAAAAATACAATGGTCAAACATTGTTGGTTTTTGAAACTTGGATGGGTGTTCAAGAACTATCTGCAATGTCTGCACAGGGTCAAGTTTCAAGTTCAATGGAAAAATCAAACAGAACTGAACTTAACATCCCGAAACAATTTGTACATGGTAAACTTTTCGCGGGACAAAAGATTGACACAAACTTCACTGTGTTGGAAACAGTTTCTTATGACCCATCTGCGGCACATTTTGCAACATCAAACAAATTATTTAATCAATCGTCATTGAACAAATATTTGGTAAAAGATGGAATTGGTGCGGTACCTGAATTTCCTAATACTTCAATCACCACCAAACCAACATATTATGCTGGTGTACCAAGTAAAAACGGTTTGATTAGAGTACCTGTTTGGGTATCACCAAATCCGGCCAAAGCGTATAGATATAATGAATGGCAACAATGGGTTTACGCCGATGTTAATAATAAACAGGAACCGAATAAAAAGTTAGTACCTGTAACAACATCAAATCCCACAGAGGAACAAATTAAAGATGCGACCTGTAACGTAAATGATTTTATTAATTATAAAATTGATAGAGTAGGTGCGGACTATCTCAATAGTCACCAAGACGTTGGAACTACACCAAGTAGACAATTTATCGAAGGTGACTATGTGTTGTTGGTAGCCATGCACGTAACAACAAAAGAATTTAAAAATTGGACATGGCAAACTTATTTTTGGTGCCCTGACCCGTCTAACCCTCCTTCACCAAGTTCTAAATTTGAAGCAGGTCTTAGACCTAAAGAACTTAAAGGCGCCGCTTCACACTACGCAGTTAGTACAGCATACGCAATGGTTTGGCCGAATCAACCTGTGAGTGGCGGTTCTGACAACAACGCTAGACCGATACTTGCTTTCAATCCTTATTTAGAGGGTGGATTTGGTCCAAAAGTTTTCAGTTTACAAAACAAATTCAGACCTGATTTTGTGTATGGAATGCAAACAAACTGTATGTCATGTCACGCATTGTCGACTATGACGGGTAAGAATGGATACACCACAAATCAATACATTGATATGATGGACACATCGTTATTTAAGAATGATGTTAAATTAGATTTCACATGGTCAATTCAAGGTAACTTGAATTCTGATAAGTAATAACATAAAATAACAACAAGTGAAGCTCCGTAAAATCGTAAAAGAATATAAAAATGCTACAACTTATGAGATATGGGAAGGAATTAGAGACAATTTTACTTTCGGTTTCATCGGAGCGACACTTGTTGTTTTTATTGCAACAAGAACCGACTTTGCTGTTCTTATCGGTTATATTGTCTACTATTATTACATGGGTCGGATAGTTAATCGACCAAAGTACGTTACAGATTTAGGTAAGTTGATAGTTTTCCCAATCCCTTCGGCATTGGGTGCGTTCACAGGGTATAAGTTATCTTATACTTTAATTGGGTTATTGGGGAGTATTTTTTAATTAGTTCTCCTACCCTGTCCACGGTAGTTTTTCTCACTTTTATCGTGTTTATTAAAAGATTTTTTAGCTTTACCTAATCTTCTTTTACCAAAATTCACCTTTATAGATGCGTTTGATGATTTACCTTTTGAACTTTTTCCTGCTGCCATGTTAATAATTTTATAAAAATAAATATGGATATCATTAAAAAAGTGGTATATTTGTAAAAAATATCAAAAATGCAACTCATCAAACAAAGATTTTCTTATTTCAGAATAGATTTAGTTAGGGATAATTGTATGTTGTCTGAAGATAGACCAATACCAATTGTTGTATCTGATGGTAAAGAACTGGATGATGATTTTTTATTTACTGAACAGGTTAAGACACTTGAGCCCGTTGTAAATAGGGATACCAAATTTGAAACCATAAAATTGGAACCAAGACCATCAAAGGGTGCGAGGACAAAATATTTTTATGGTGAAAAAGAAAAAGAATACGTTTCTTTCATAAAATTGACAAAAGAACCTTGTTACACAACAAGTGAAAAACATTTAAAAAGACATTATGGGAATCCTTTCTCATCAATACAAATTGTAACATTTGAAAGAACAATAGAACTTAGAGAAGGTAAACTTTACATAAGGTGTTACAAGAATACCAGATATCGTGATTTTAATTGGAAATATTTCCGTAAATCTTCCAAGGTAATGACGTTAACAATTGATTTACAGAAGGGAGATTTTACGATTGGGGATATGAATTTTGGAAAGATAAAATCCAAAAGATTTAGAAAAAATTCATTTACTACGTTAGAAATCTTGTTGGGTTCAAACAGTCTTTTCAATTTAAAAAAAGAGTTTAGTAACAATCTTAAAATCGCTAAGGAATTTGATGACACATTTAATGAACACGAATTTGTAAATGTTATTAAAAATCACATTCCAAACTTACCTACTAACGTTGGAAACTTATTTGATAAACATTTTTTTATAACTAGTTTTATTGAATTCTTTGCGGAAAAGAAAAAAATAAAAACACCAAACGACTTTGTACCACTTATTAAAATACATTACCCAACTGAAAAATACCTTAAAAAGAATCAGAGAAAATTAATGCAATCTATTTTGGATAGTTACGGAATAAATTCAAAATTTACCTTGAAACTTTTCCATGAAAATCCAAAATTAAATTTACAAGAGTTTTCATGTATGTGTGATTTACTTGGAAAGGATTATCCAAAATACCTCGGTTCTTTGAAAAGTGAATGTTTTAATCTTTTTATGGTAGATAATGGTAATGCACATTCTATGGTACCGCTTGAATTGAGAGGTGCTAAAAATCACCACCGACACCTGTTTATTGATAATGTTGATAGGGAAAATATCATTAAAATTTTAAATTCCCTGATTCCCAAACCGGCAGGAGACCATTCAGTATCGTCGGTTACTCGAGGTATATACACTTTGATAAAAGACCACTTCGATATGATTGAAAAGATTCGTGAATTTGACCCTAACATAAAAATGAGGGCAACAAATTACACGGACTTTCATACAGAGCACATTGAACTATCCAAGACATGTTCATTAATCAAAAAGGGTTGGTCAATCGAATATCAATATGACAACAGAATGGTGAGATTAGTGGAGGAACAAATAAAGACTCGATTTGAGAACGACAATCATATTTTTTCTCCTGTGATATTAAAGAGAGAAGAAGAATATTCGGAAGAGGGTACATTTATGCACCACTGTGTTGCCAGTTACGCAAACAAAGAATCATCAATGATAATTTCATTGAGGACCAACGGTGGTTCAGATAGAGTAACATGTGAGTTTAACAAAAAAACAGGTGACTGTATTCAGGAGAGACATTTTTGTAATAAGTTACCACCTGAGTATTTTGGTGAATCATTAGAAATATTAAAACAAAGAGTTAGAAAATTTGCGTCACAAAGATTATTGAACCACATTGATATTAAAAAGGTGAAAGTTAAAATAAATGGGAAGGAAGTCAACCAAAGAGAACCTGATTTATTTGAACAACTGATGAATGGTGACATAGAGTTTTAATACTACATAATTAAATTTAGTCCATGTATATTTTATACATGGATTTGTTACTTAGACATTATCAAAACAAAAAATCCAAAACGAACAATTCGGTTTCGATTTGTGAATTACAGTTGTATCAATATGATAGTTTGATACACTATATCGCGGATTTTTCTTTCGATTATTTACGATACGGAATAAAAAACATCCTTACCATCCATCACGGGTTCACGGTTAATTTAAAAAACGGGGACATAAATACTTACTACCAATTATCAAACTATTCAGTGAGTGAAGGTGATAAAGGTAGAAGTAAAAATAATAGAAAGAAGAATAATTTTGATTCAATACTTGCACTAATAGAAAACGGCATGTACAAGGGTGAAAAGAGAAAAGATTATTGGGGTAAAAGGTATAATAAATCAATTCAGGACATTATTAATATTTTAATATCCAAAATACAATCTGAGTCAAATTTTAATATTGAAAAGAATTATCAAGAGAAATGCTATATTAATCCACTATATGATTTGTTAGTTGATTTTCATTTATCAAAGAAAAATATAAAATACCATGATACTGTTTACACCACAATTCAACAAGAGTATCCACAGAAAAAATGGTTAAAATTAAATGATAATAAATTTTTACCTTCTATTTTAGATTCGTATGGAATTAAATCAAAGTACTTGATTGCTGAATTAAATAAACCACAAAACTTTGATGTGAATATTAAAAGTCTAAGCTTTCTATGTAAACTTTTTGGTGATGGTTACGTTGATTATTTAAGACAAACTAAGTGGCACGACATTGTAAAACGTAATTCTAATTTCAGAAAATTCCACACTTTGAAAAATGATAAAGAAAAATCCATGATGGTCAAGGTTATTAATGATTGGGAAACCACAAACCTATATAAAGATAATTTTGTTGAGTTGGTGAACAAATTAATGAATCTTCGAGAATTCATAGAATCCAAAAATATCCCCTGTAAATTTAATGCGAGCGATTCCGACTCTGTAGAATTACTTTTAAATAAATTTGAAAACATAAAAAATCATTTTAAAAGGGGTTACAAAACAAGATATTCATTTAATGAGGAGTTCATAAATGAAATAGAATCTGACATTATAATTGACAATAAAGTTTTTCAAACCAAAATACTCAAAACCGAAGAGGATTTTTTCACTGAAGGATTTATGATGAAAAATTGTATGTCTAAACAATTCAGCAAAGGTGTGGTCTATATCTATCTTTCCATGAAATGTAATCGAACAAAGATTAATTTAGAATATAAAAAAGGTAGTTTGATAATGTCTTTTGGTAAGGCCAATAGTCCTGTTGAGTCTTATTTCAATCCCGCAATAAATGAAATATCAAAAAAAATGATGAAATATTCCAATATGACATGGACTAAAGAAAAATATGAATATATTTCAAAATAATTTTAGGATTTTTTTGGAAATCAAATTTTTCTTTTCTATATTTGGTTGGTAAAACCCCTTAATCATGGAACCAAAAGAATCAAAATCTAATTCTCACTTCAATATAAGTTTGGCCAAGTCAGGTTTGAGAATCGTGGCTTGTTATTTCTTATTTTTTACCAATTTAGAAACTGCGGCAATTTTATTTTTTGTGGCGGAGATACTCGGTATCGCGGAAGAAATCTTTTAAATTGTATTAACCATGAAATTCATTCAAGATATCAAATTTTATTTGGTACTCACCATGTTGTTTGCCATCTCTATGGGTATTCTTCTCCAAAAATCCATACATAGAGAAAATAAATTAAAAACGGAACTATCAAGAACCAAACAGGAAATGGATAGTTTACAAACCTATCTATTTTTATTTGAAACTGAATATAATAGGTTCGCGATGGCGTATGATATGTTCTATGAAAGAAACCCAAAAGCTGCCGAAGAATTTGACCACATATTATCAAATGAGACAGAATAAGACAAAACAAAAAGTCGAACCACAAAAAGAAGAAGAGATGATAGTTGTTGACCCATCAAATGAAAACAATCAGGATATTGGTATTAGTGGTGAATGGATTAATATTAGAAAATCAACAATAATCACCCTAAATGATTATTTGGTAGTTCAACACGATGAGGGACCAGTTTCTTTACGAGTTGAAATAAAGGCAGACTTTAATACTATACCACCTGAATACCATGAAATATTTTTAAATGTTTTATCTTCAAGATATCAAGGAAGAGTAAATTTTGGGGACAATCCGTTCTCAAAATGTAAACCAATCCAAAAGAGAAAATGGTATCAATTTTGGAGGTCAAAATATTTTGTCGGACCTTAATATTTATTTTCATGAAAAGTCCAAAAGAAATTAATAATCAGGTCATTAAAGAAGATAACCCAATTGTAAATGATGAAATAATTCAGGAGAATTATGAATCAGATAATGATTATACTTGGGACGATAATAAACAACATACCGAACAAAATTTCTACTAAAACCAAGGAGGTACATCTCTATTTTTCCATGTTGTGAATTTTGATTTTGCACCCCTGTAGTAGTTTCTGTAAGATTCAATCACACAATCTGTTTTATACTCTATTGGCATTGCTTTTGGTGGTGTAGTCAAACCTTTGTCACAAATTTTTAATTTATTTGTGACACACCACTCAATAACTTCTTGAGATTTATGACGTTTACCATAACGGTAAGTGTACTCTTTACAAAGTTCTAAACCCAATTCACAGAGTATTAGATAGTTTGTCAAGGATTCTCTTACCCATATTGAACACGGGTGATTTTTATGTGACAACTTGTACGGTACTTGACCGGTTACTTGTTCGGTCATGTGATGAGCCCCACACAAAAGTTGTGCAGTTTCCAATATCATTTTCACAACGTGTTTGTCGCAATGATATTCGGCACATTTTTTTACATCTTTATCAAGAAAGAATATATTCACAAGTCAAATATAGTGATAATTTGAAAAAAAATAGTTATATTTACTAAAAAATCTTAAAATGATGCGTATTTCAAATTCATTAATTGAAGGTGAAGTGAGAGAAATAAAACCTTTCATATTTGCTGTTATCGTTAAAAACCAATATGATAGGTCTAGCTTGTTTTGTAGATACCAAGAATTTTACGAATCTCCATACCCACAGATTAGAGGTAAGTTTTTCACTTTAGAACAATACATGAAGTTGTACATTGATACAAATAAAAAACCTCATTTTACGTATCCAAGCGATTGGACTGGTTATAATATACCCTCGAAAGTTCTTTTAGAGGCAAAAAATACGTTTGGTTTACCTCGAACCCAATATGATTATACTATGTATGAAATTATTGAATACTGTGAAAGAGAGTGTAGAATAAAGAATCGTGGTGAACAACATTCTTGGTATCTTATCGGCGCTGATAAAGTAAAAAGTGGTGTAATGAATCATGAAATAGCTCACGGATTTTATTATACAAACCCACAATACAAAGTTGAGGTCGATTATTTAATTGGAGATATTAATCATAGAGATTATGAACATTTGAAAAAAGTTTTAATTAAAGGTGGATATTCTGACGACAAAACGATTATTGATGACGAGATTCAAGCATACATGTCAACAGGTAAACATCATGAATGGAAAGATTCTGTCTATGAAAAATATTCGTCAGACTTTATTAAAATATTTAAAAGATTCAATAAATGAAAGTTATATTTTTAGACCACGACGGTGTAATTTGTTTGTCGTCAGAATGGGGTGGTCGATTCAAGAAACAAGAAAAATGGGGTGGTCGTAAATTATCTATGACAACATCAGAAATGCCACTAGAATACCGATTTGATAATTTCAATCAAAAAGCGGTTAAGGTATTAAACCAAATCATCGAAAAAACAGGTGCGGAAATTGTAACGTCATCTGATTGGAAGAGGTGGGCAAATCTCGAAGAAATGGGTGAATACTACGAATCAAAAGGTATCTCTAAAAAACCAATCGCTCTCACACCTAATTTAGGTCAGTGTAATTGGTATAATGATAAAGTATGGGTTTGGTCACCGAGATGGGATTTGGAGATGACTCGCGTTATCGAGATTAAACAATTTTTACACGACCACCCTGAAGTTACTCATTGGGTTTCTGTTGATGATTTGGATATGGGTAAAAATGGAGAGGACTGGAAAGATTGGGGTTTAGATAATTTTGTATTAACTCCATCATCTACTTTAGGTATCAAACAATCTGGTATAAAACAAAAGATTATCGATTACCTTACTTAATTACACCGTTTCTAAACGTAGGGATATTTATTTAAGTATAGAATTGTTTTAATGAAAAAACCCACACTACAAGAAGAATTACAACGAATCCATGAAATTACCTACGGTAAATCAATGGTAAATGAAAATTTTATCGATGATTTATTGGGTAAAATTGGGTTAGGTAAAAAAGACGAAAAAAAAATAGACGACCCCAAAAAGGCGGACTTAGTTTCACCTGACGTTGCAGAATTTTATAAGACATTAGAAGATACCGCAGCTCAGGGTGGGTTATCAGAACAACCAAGAGGTTCTATGGAATATCAAAAAGGTGTCGAAACTATGCAAATTGGTTTAATACTCTTGGGTTATGAGTTACCTAAATTTGGTGTTGATGGTTTATTTGGTCCTGAAACCGCAAGTGCTGTTAGAAAATTCAAATCAGATAATTCTGTAATCAAAGAAAGTGCCGATTCATTAAGAGATAAATTAGATGATTTAGGTTACACCGAAAAAGGTAATGAGTTAACCAGTGGTGGTTCTATTAATGACAAACTCACAGATATTGTTAGTCAAATTCTTGACAAGTACAGTCAAAGTAATCCTGATGTTGAGGTTACCATAACCGCAGGTAACGATAAATTCCACCATAATTTAAATTACGTAAGTCAACACACCAAAGGAAATGCAATTGATTTGGTTTTAAATCCATATAATTCAAAAAACGCTTCCGATTTTATAAAATTACTCAACTCAACAAAAAGTAGTGATGGTAATTTTTCATACATAGATGAATACACCAATCCAACCAAAGCCGCAACTGGTGGTCATTTTCATTTACAATATGGTGGTAAATCATCTTCTAGTAGTGGTACTTCTGAAAATGCCACACCTGAAATGTTAAATAAGTTATTGGAATTATTAAAAGCTAAAGGTGTTAAATCCGAAGAGTTAAAACAATACCTTGACCAAGCGGCTAAAAATTCACAAATCAATGTTGACGGTTTAACGGACATCAATTTTTATAAAAAACTACTTGAAAATTTAGGTGCACCCGAAAGTGAGGAAAACTTAAAATTCTTATACGCTTGGAGACAGTCAGAAGGTTCGGGTGGAAAATATAATCCATTTAATACCACATGGGATTTACCGGGTTCCACTAACGCAAATAGTGTTGGTGTTAAAAATTACAAATCTTTAGAAGACGGTATGAAAGCAACCATCAAAACATTGAGAAATGGTCTTTATACTTGTATTGTTGATGGTTTGGTAAATGATATTGGTGCTGCGGAAATTGCTAAGTGTGAATCACTTAAGACTTGGGGTACTGGTACTTTGGTTGCCAAAGTTGTAGATGGTTACGAAAGAGGTGCCAGTCCAAAAATCAAATCTTTAGCGTAAAAAATTAATTTTACTTTTTCTTTTTCTTTCATATCTTTTCATAAAACAAAAAGTTATGGCAAAAGATACCTGTGTAATTTGTGGTGTTGAGACACCATATGAATTTGAAACTCATATTGATTTGAGATACGGTTACGTTGAGGGATTAGGTCAATTGTGTGAGAAATGTAATCGTTCCGATGAGACTAAAAACTTATGTGTTCCAATTGATTTAATTAGGGATACACCAAACGATATGGAATTGGGTGAAAAAGTCAGAAGATTGTCCGATAAGTATTAACAATTCTGTTTTTGGTTGTATTTATATGTAAAGAATTATTTCTATGGATAAATTAACCGAAAAATATTTAAGACGTATCATTTCTGAATCTTATATCTCTGATGTGGAGGAAATGGCATACAAACAAAAGGGTGTCAGGGATGACAAAGGTAAACTAGTAAAATATAAACCTTTCTTCAAAGAAGATAATGACACAGATATCCCTGATTATTGGATTGCAAACCCCACCTTACAAGAGGGTGGTGAGATATTAGTGGTACCATTAGATTGTCAGGAACTTGAAGCGTTTAAAAATGCAAACAAAGAATTCTTAGAAAAAATCAAAGAACTCCACAATTTAGAACCACAATTAGCCGCTTGTAAGAGAGGAAAGTACCATAGACCTATTGAAAAATATGTTGAGGGTGGATATAAACCCACAGGTGACACATATAAAGAACAAGAAACAATTAAGAGAAGACTATTCACAATCATTGCAAATACTTTTGAAGACGAATCGTTTGTTCAAGAACTTAACAAAAGAAGTATTCCTGCTGTGGTTGCTAGAGATAGAAAGAATGTCGACCAATATGGTAAATTTACAAATCAATTAATTGAATACTCAACACATAACTATAATGCTTACCCAACAGTAAGGGATTTTTTATTATCGGCAGTGGCTCGAGTTCAGGGTAAAGATACTGATGAAATGAAAACATTTTATATGGCTCGTCAGTACAATAAAAATTACAATAACTGGAGAGCAGACAAAAAAATGTTGAAACAATATGCTGGTAAAACACCAAAATATATGTTAGACGCATATGGTCTTGAGGAAAAAAACATAGACGTTACAGTTAGAATGGATTTTGAACTTAAAGGAGAATTAATTGGTGAAAATAGTTTTGCGTGGACCGCTAGAGCTCAAACCAAGTTAGGTAAAAAACTTGAAAGCGAAAGTGGATTAAAAGGTGGGTTTCTCGATGATAAATTAATTCAATCATCTGCAACCGCACAACTTAGACCTGGAACAACATTCAATGATAATTATACGGTAATGAACGATAAACAAGTTGTGGATGCGTTAATGGAAGTTATTAATGATTTAAAAACACAGATTTTATCATTAAATCCAAAAGACAATCTTAAAAGCGCAACAGTAAAAAGATACCAAGTTGGGGGTCCAAACCAAAATGAACTTAACGAATCAATAAAAAATAAATTGGTGAGTCGAATAGTTCAAAAAGTGGTCAAATAAATTAAAACCAAATTAAATCCCGAGAAATCGGGATTTTTTTTTGCAATATTTTGGTATATCCAAAATTATTTCATATATTTGGCCCATATTAATTTTAAAATGGGTACAAATTATTATCGTATACCGACCGCAGAGGAAATGGAGTCACGTAAATCACGTCTCCAAAGAGATATAGAAAAGATGACAATGTCACCTAGTGATATTGAACGTGGATTTCCCTTTATTGACCCATTTAAAGAATCTTGGGAGATAGTTAGCCCTTGGGACATATTCAGAGATGGTACATCAATTCATTTAGGTAAAAGAAGTGGTGGGTGGAAGTTTTGTTGGAATTTTCATAATAATAAACATTATTCAAATAAAGAAGAACTACTTTCATTTATTCGTTCAGGAAGAATTGTGGATGAATATGGTGAAGAATGGAATGTTGAAGAGTTTATCACCATGGCTCTTGAGTGGGGTCAACCAGATGGTTGGGTTGTAAATGAAGAATACAGGAGAGACCAAAGGTCGAAAGGCCACGGAATGTTTTGGATGGACAACGAAAAATATGATGATTTAATAATCGATGGACTTCGTGTGAGTACATCAGTTGATTTTAGTTAATATGTTAAGAATAGATAACAATAGAAAAGTTTGGATAACGTCTGACACGCATTACTCACATACTAATATATGTAGAGGAATTACTAATTGGAGAATGCCTGACGGTAGTATTCCCGTTAATCAAACGAGAGACTTCGCAACTCTTGATAAGATGAACGCCGCGATTGTAAACAACATCAATGAGGTTGTTGGACAGGATGATGTTTTGATTCACTTGGGTGATTGGTCATTCGGTGGGTTTGATAATATAGCGGAATTCAGACATAGAATCGTTTGTCAAGAGATTCACATCCTATTGGGTAACCATGACCATCACATTGAAAGAAACCGTGAGAATTGTCAGAGTTTATTTACCAGTGTAAGTCATTACAATAGACTTGAATACCAAGGGCATTCATTCGAGATGTTACATTATCCTATCAGTTCGTGGAACAATCTGAGAAAGGGTAGAATCCATTTACACGGACACTGTCATTTACCTAACCACTTAAAAGTTAGTGGTGGGAGAAGAATGGATGTTGGTATGGATGGACACCCTGAGTTCAGACCATATGACTTTGTACATGAGGTTTTAAATCCAATGTTGAAGGTTCCGATTGGTTCTGAATTGGGGGATATAGACCATCACAATGACGACATGAAAAATGTTGTAGGTTAAATTTTTTACTTTAAAAAATATTTCATATAATTTAATTAATGAACATGTTAAACAAAATCTTCACCAATATTATAAAATCCAAAACAACGATTACCTTTTTGGTATTTTTCTTCATTGGAATTTCTTATCAATTTTTAATCTTTCCTGGATTAACCGTTGCAAATACGATAATCAACATAATCTCAGCGATTTTTTCGGTGGGTACGGCAATGTTTGCGGTTTTTTATATTAGGTTTATGTACTTTAATGATGAACCTTTTGAACTCTTCACACCGGACCCAAATAAAACACCTGAGACGGAATTGGATTATAATCCAAAGAAAGTTACCAAAAAAGAAAGAAAATCTAAAACAACAATTAAAATTAAAAAACAAACTAAATAAATTATGGAACCATTTTTGAAACGATTAATTTTCGGAATTTTAGGATTCATTATCCTAACCTTATTGTTTTTCTCTTGTGAGAGAATTGACGCCGGTCACGTCGGTGTAAAAGTAAATCTATATGGTGATGGAAAGGGTGTTGATGATGTCACCGAATGTACAGGTATGGTATTCTACAACCCCTTCACAACAAAGATTTATGAATTCCCAACCTATATTCAACACAAAGAGTATAAGAAAACTGAGGAATCTGATAATTCATTTGTTGTAAACTCAAAAGACGGTTCTGAGTTTCAAGTATCCCCAATTATGAACTATTCGGTTCAAAGAGAAAAAGTACCCACAATATTTTCAAAGTATCGTAGGTCATTACCTGAAATTGAGGAGGGATTTTTAAAGACCGCAGTATATGACGCGTTTCGTTTAGCAACAAATAAGTACACTGCTGATGAACTAATCTCGAATAGGGCGGTGTTTGAAGTTGAGGTTCGTAAACTATTGGAAAGTCAACTTTTAAAAGAAGGGTTTGTGATAAACCAATTCACCTCAAATTTGATTTACCCTGAGACATTTAAGAAGTCCATTGAAGCCAAGAACAATGCGGTCCAAGCAGCGTTAAGGGCGGAAAATGAGGTAAAAACTGCGGAAGCTCAAGCCAAGATTAAAATTGCAACCGCCAATGGTAATGCTCAAGCAATGTTGACCGCGGCTAAAGCGGAATCCGAAGCCAATCGGATGAAACAACAAACAATTACACCTTTACTCCTACAACTTGAATGGATTAATAAATGGAATGGGAAGTTACCCGAAACCATGTTAGGTGACAAAAATAATACGATGATAGGTATTAAATAAAAAGAACCCCTCGAAAGAGGGGTTTTTTGTTTACATACGATATTTATAGATAAAAGAAAAAATGAAAAAAGTAGTTAAATTATCAATCAAAGATTTAGAAAATATTGTAAAAAGAACAATCAACGAAGCTGAGTTTGATGATTTCGATACTCAAGCACAGCCCGAGGAATTACCAGGTGCTCAGGAGTACGAAGATGAACAAGAATTAAAAAGAACTGTGGCTATTGGTAAAGGTGACGATGGAAAAATATACGTAACTGATGTTGAAACCGGTGAAATAATTGCAACCAAGTAAATTATTGGTCCTTAACTTTTTTCTTCAAGTTCCTTATCATCCCAATTAATTTCTCATCCCTTTTATTATTAATAATAGTGGTGGTGTTAGATGATTCAGGAAGCATCGCCATCACTCTTACGGAACTATCATCATTAATATTATAGGTTTTACGAGACATTGAGTTTACTACTCTTGTCTCGTTTTTCATTTTATTGGTATAGTTTTCAATATCACTTATAATAGTTAATATCTCATTTTCCCTTTTAACCATTTCATTGGTACACTCTCTTTGATTTTCTATTACTTGGTTGTTTAACTCATCAATTCTATTGTTTAGTTGTACAATCTGATTGTTTTGGGATTCTATCCTTAATTTCAGTTCTTCGTCATTATATGTTAAAGACTCAGTGATTTTGGGTCCAACCGAGATAATTATAATTGAAAATAACAAAATTGACAGAGCAACAATTCTTTGTCTCTGTGTGAATTTTGATAATATTTCAGATATATACTTAAACATATAATAATAAATATTTCATAATTAAAATGGCAAACAAAAAAGGATTAAATACTCGAGTAATTACTGTTTTTCATCCAGACACTGACGAGGAATTTGAATTATTCGTAACCTATGAATACATAAATAAAGATGATTCAGATGAAGATGATAATTTATTTATGGATAACAATGAGGTTGATATTAAATCATATGAACCAAACAACGAAGTTGATGAATTACCAACTTGGTTAACAGAAGATATGGTCTACGAGGCCTTGTACGCTGAATTGGAGATAGATGAATTCGAGGGGGAAGAACTCACAGAAGAAGAGGAAGACACCTACTACAATGATTTTGTTGAGGATTCTGACAATGATGATTATTAAAATTACTCTTTAAAATTTTTTATTTTAAAAATTTATTCTTATACTTGTCATAGAAGTATTTCAAATGACAAAGTATACTATTTTTTGTGATTTAGATGGGGTCTTAATAGATTTCAACCAAGGTTATAAAGACCTTACTGGTATTGATTTGAACAAAGACGAACATCGTAACGACTCACAATTTTGGGCACCAATAGAAAAGGCGGGATATGATTTTTGGGTCAATTTGAAATGGATTGAACCTGACGGTCACATTTTGTGGGAACACATTTCCAAGTATAATCCAACCCTTTTATCTGCACCATCAAGACAAGTTGAATCCCGTATTGGGAAAATGGAATGGGTAAACAGGGAGTTACCCGGTGTTGCTTTAATATTAAGAAGTGCTAAACATAAAAAAGATTTCGCGGCTCCATACACAATATTAATCGACGATAGGAAAGATACTATAGACGGTTGGAATGAAAACGGTGGTGAAGGTATTCTTCATACTTCCGCGGAAGAAACAATCAAAATATTAAAAGAAAAATATAATTTACACTAATGGCAGAAAATAGTTCGTCATCAGGAGGAGTGGGATTCTTCGGTCTGATGTTTTTAATTTTTATGACACTTAAACTTACTGGTGTTATTGATTGGTCGTGGTGGTGGGTGACCGCACCACTATGGGGTGGGTTTGCCCTCATCTTTATTGTCATCATGATTGTTGTAGTTGTAAAAGCACTTGACCGATGATATATGTATCAATAGACATTGAGACTTCAGGTCTCGAACCGTTAAACAATAGTGTGTTGTCTTTTGGTGCTATCATAGAAGACACCACTAATAAATTACCATACGAGAAATTACCAAAGTTTAACGCCATCGTACTTCAAAACCAAATTACCGGTTCACCGAGAGCGATTTCCATGAACAAAGAAATCATATCATTAATTGGTGAATATAAAGAAGGTAACGAAGAGGATAGGGCAAACTTGGAACATCATAGTGATTATGTATTTTTGGAAGAAAATGAACTGGCACAAAAATTCTATGACTTTTTATTCTTAAATGGTATCTACCCAAATTCATCATTTCTAAATAATCATGTTAGAAATGTCAATGGAACAATGATACCGGCTTTTAACAATCACACACCATCACTTACAATTAATGTTGCCGGTAAAAATTTTGGAACCTTTGATAAATTGTTCTTGGAAGAATTACCGTGGTGGAAAAAACTCATAAAAATCAGACAAAGAATTATTGACCCTTCCGTTTTGTATTGTATATGGGATGAGGATAACGCAATTCCAAGTCTTAAAAAATGTAAAGAACGTGCTGGAATTGACGGAGAAGTCGCTCACACCGCTCTTGAGGACGCTTGGGACGTGGTTCAAATGTTACGTAAATTTTATTAATAAACTAAATTAAAACAATATGTCACGAATCAAAGAACTAAAACAAAATCCTGACAACAACATAAATATGGTTGATGTCTTTCAAATCTTTTGCCCTGAGGGTAAATCTAAGTACATCGAATTTTTAATTCGACTTTCAAAAAACACGAAACATTTAGACATGTACGTCAATGAAGTTCGTGAGAATCTAAAAAGAGAATTTGGAATTACAGATGACCACTTTAAAGGAATGACCCCATTTCAAATTTTTAGCTCTTACAGATTTTTGGAACAGAGTTTTAATTTTTCAGATTTAAAAACATTCCAAAAATTTTGTGATTACAATGAAAGAGGATTGATTCAAGATAATGACTTATCTAAATTTAAATCTTTTGACGATGTAATGACGGCGACTAGTCTCGCTGAGATTAAAGCTTTCGAGAAAGATTTGGAAAAACAAATTCACACATTGTTCACTTCAGATGAGTGGATTGTTTTAAGACCTTTAACGTTTTACGCCTCAAAGAAATATGGGTCATCAACAAAATGGTGTACGTCGTCTGAGAATAACCCGGATTATTTCCTAAGATACTCCAAAAGAGGTATCCTTATTTATGTGATTAATAAATTAACAGGATTAAAAGTTGGTTGCTTTAAATCACTCGACTCAGACCCTGAATTTTCTTTTTGGAATCAAATTGATTCTCGTATCGATTCATTAGAAAGTGGTTTACCTGATTTTATATTGGGTGTCATTAAAAATGAAGTTAGTGAAAACCCAGTAACCAACAACTCTTTGTTGACTGAAGAAGATAGAATCAAAGAGGATGTGTTACTGAAAGAGTTTACCAAAATGGAGGTACTACCAGAACCAACGGATATGGAATCCCCAATGGGTGAAGCTGATATGGATATGAGAAATGTGGATATAAGAGAAGAGAGAGAATGGGTAGTTGAACGTGATGTTGAAGCGGTTGTGGAAGAAAGGGCGTACGAGACAAGTGGAATGATGTCGGAAGGACCGAGAGAAATCTTACGAGGAACCTATGACAATGAAAATGCCACCTTGAGGAGAATTTAATTACAATCAAATCTAAATTTGTAAGGAGGGATTTCGGTCCCTCTTTTTTTTGAAAAAAAATTTGGATATCTCAAATACTAGTAATATATTTGTATGTAAATCATAAAAAATGAAAAAATTCTTAATGATATTTTGTATGCTGTTGATGAACAACACATGGGCACAAGGGTTAAGAGTACCCCAAAGAATATTCAATTATGGATTATCTTATGGTCCTAGAGGTAATTCATCATATTATTCCGCGGGTTACGAATTCTCCAAAGAAAAAACAAATGCCTTTATTGGAATTGGTTATGGTAAATTGATGGCCGAATTAAATTTATTTAACCCCAATACTTTAACAATCAATGGTAGACCTGAAGAAATTTATGTTGTTTTAAATTACGTTTACACAAATAAAGATTATAAATGGTTAATTTTAACAGGTGGGGCGGGTTTATCTGTTGATGGTGGTAATCAAATTATATTGAAGACCGCTGCAAATTTGAAATTATCATATCCCTTGTACTTAACTTTAAGTTTTTATCAAACCGATAAACCTCAGTTTATGATTGGGGGTAGGTTGTTTATTTTTTGATTATGAAAATAGCACTCATAGCACACGACGGTAAGAAGGCGGACATGGTTGCCTTTGTAATGAAACGATTAGATTTTTTTAATCGAACCGATGTTGATATTGTTGCAACGGGTACGACAGGTAAAAGAATAATGTTTGCTGGTGTTACAAAGGTTGAACAAGTCAATTCAGGACCAATGGGTGGAGACGCGGAAATTGCTGCAATGGTCTCGAGAAAAGAAATCGATGCGGTTATATTTTTTAGGGACCCATTGGATAAACACCCGCACGAACCTGATGTACAAATGTTAATGAGGGTTTGTGATGTGCACGAAGTGGCATTAGCTACAAACTACTCAAGTGCAAGAATGGTCGTGGACCATTTTACGAAAAGTTAAATTTTGGAACAATAATTGTCTAACACTCAAACACTAAAATTATGTTTTACAAATATGATAACTCTCTACTCCTTTGGAAAAAGGATTGGAAAAAAGTAAAAATCGCGTTGTCGGTTGTAATTGTTTTGGTAATCTCTTCATTTATTTTAGGTCGTTTTATACGGTTTAAAAGTTTGGACAGTTACGAAAAAGAATTAATCGTAATTTCATTAGAAAAAGAAAAAAATAAATTTTCAGAGGATAAGTTTGTATCAGAACTAAAAAGATTAAACGTTAAATTTCCACATATTGTTATGGCTCAAGCCATTGCTGAGACGGGACATTACAAAAGTCAAGTTTTCAAGGAAAATAATAATCTGTTTGGTATGAAACAGGCGACAGTTAGAATCAACACCGCCAAAGGAACTCAAAACGGTCACGCGTTTTATGATAACTGGTACCAATCTGTTTATGATTATGCGTTTTACCAATGCCGATACCTTGGTCAGATTAATACTGAAAATGAATACTATTTGTATTTATCAAATACCTACGCCGAAGCGGGTGAAGGGTATGTTAAATTATTGAAAGACATAATTCAAACTGAAAAATTAAAAGAAAAATTTTAATCATGGATATAAAACAAGTCAGGATTCTTTTGGCGTTTATAACGGTCATAATTTTCACTGGTATTCTTCATTTTAATAAAGAAAAGATACATAACTATATTACAGATGAAAATATAGTTGAGGAAGAAATAAGTGAGGAAGTTATACCAAGGAGCGAAAAAGAGTGGTATCCTGTACCGGTAGTATCCTGTGAAGAAATATTCCAAAATCAATATCATATAACATTTGAAAATGGTGTCACAATACTAACCAATAAACCCGCCAAAATTGGTGATACCACAAAATGTTGGATAAATGGGTGGTATAATTCCAAAATAGATGAGTCCTTAGACTCGTTGACATTTGAAAATCCATATTAATTTAATCCCCGAAAGGGGATTTTTTTTTATTAATTTTTGGAAATACGATTTCTTTTTATTATATTTTGTTAGTGGTAAGTACAGACTAACTTAGAATATAATGAAAGTAAATATATCGAATGCAACCTTCTCTTCGATAGTAGGGATTGGTCAGAAAGTTAAAAGGGCGGCAAAAGAATCAGGTAATTCATATCTCGAATTAAATAGAGGTGTAAACGCTGTTACGGAAATCGATTTGACGGGAGTTATGAAACAAATTGATTTTAACTCAAAAGAGTTTCAAGTATATGCACCTAACTTGGGTATTGAAACATTTAGACATTCTATCGTTTCAGAATATTTTCCTTCATTTGCAAATTCACCTAATTTCATCAATAATATTGCAATCACACCAGGTGGTATGCCTGCGTTAGATTTGGTTATCCAATTATTAAATGTAGAAAATATTTATTTCCCAAAATTTTATTGGGGTTCTTATTCTAAAATGGCAACAATTAGACAAAAGTCTTTTTCATTTTATGAATCATTAGAATCTTTAGAAGCATCCAATTTTAGTGAATCATCTTGTATTTTTATTTGTGACCCAAATAATCCTACAGGTGTAAAAATAGATGACAACATTCTTTTCAGAAAGATTTATGAGATATCGATGACAGGTGCGATTATAATATTTGATTCACCATACCGTAAGTTATTTTATGAAGATGATTTCTTTGATAAAGTTGCCCATCTTGATAATGTTATTATCACCGAATCTTTTTCAAAATGGGTAGGTTTATCGGGTTTAAGAATGGGTTTCATTTTTTGTAAGGACAAGGATTTTAATTCAGAATTAAACATTCGTTTACTTTATGAATTCAATGCCGTATGTTCCCCATCTCAAATGATTATTGAGAAAGTTTTAACCACACCCGAAGGAAGAAGTTCATTAGAACAATTTAAAAATATAACAACTAATAATATCTTTAAGAATGTAAATTACCTAAAAGAGAAAAACCTACTGGTTGAAGAAATTTACCAAGGTGGTCAACCATTAGGTATCTTCGCGGTTATAAATAAATCGGAAGATTACTTATTTCAACATAGAATCGGTGCTGTTGGTCTTGATAAGTTTGTTTATCACGATAAGGACTTATGGTCATCATATTCTAGAATCTGCGTGTCAGTTGAGCACGAATTATTTAAAAAATATTTACTAAACATAAAATAAATAAAAATGCAAACATTAATTTTTAACACAACAACAAAAGAAGTTAAGCTTTACGAAGGTCCAAAAGAATCTTCAAAATTATTAGAAATGATTACAGATGCACCAACTGTTAGAATAAGTGACAGTGGTTACTATGAAGTCATGAAGAAATTGGATGGAGATGAAAAAAATATTCCTGTTTTAAGAGTACCAATTTCAAATACAAACATGTTTATCGAAAAGTAATATGTCTAAATTTACACCCAGCAAATATCAAAAAGATATTTTCAATTTTATTTTAAAAGATACTCGAAACGCAGTAGTTTCTGCTGTTGCTGGTAGTGGTAAAACGACGACACTATTAAAAGCTTTGGACTTAATACCTGATGATAAATCAGTATTGTTTTTGGCATTCAATGTTAGTATACGAGATGAATTAAAAAGAAGGATTCCCGAAAATAAGAACATTGATGTCAAAACGGTCCATGGTTTCGGTTACACAATCATGAGGAATAACTATGATTGTGGTGTTGACGAAAAAAGTTTAAAGTATCGAAATCTTTTTTGGGACATCATTAATTTTTACAGTGGTGAAAAACCCGATAGTTTAGACAAATACGGATTCAACGAAGAACAAAACAAGTACATTCAAGGCATCCATGATTCTGTTCAAGGTGAGAATATTGACAGGTATAAATTTGTTACCGATGTTGTAACTCTGTGTAATTTATCGAGACAACATTTAGTAAATTTTGATATCAAACCAATTGGTGTTGGTGAGATAAATAAAATTGCAGAGTTTCATTCTGTGAACAATCAAGATGGTGAATCCACTGCCGCATGGTATCTGTCTAAATTGGGTATGTCTTATCTAAAGGTTCTCGATTATACCGACATGATTTCTTTACCAATCATTTTGAACCATTCGGGAGATAATTACGATTTTGTTTTTATAGACGAATGTCAAGATTTGAATTCTTGTCACCGTTTATTGATGCAAAAAGCAATGAAACCTGATGGTGGTAGATTCATTGCTGTAGGTGACCCTAAACAAGCGATATATGGTTTTGCAGGTGCTGACCATGAGTCATATCAAAAATTGAAAGAACTACCAAACACGGTTGAATTACCATTGTCTTTTACATATAGAGTCTCGCCTGAGATTTTAAATTTGGTTCGACACATAAATCCAGCAATCATTGCTCATTCTAAAAATAGGTCAGGTAGAGTAATTGAAAACTTCTCCTATAAAGATATTATGGATGGGGACATGGTTTTGTGTAGAAATACATTTCCGGTTGTCTCATTGTGTATCAAATTATTAAGTGAAGGTAAAAAATCTTATATAATTGGTTCTGATATTGGTAAGTCTTTGAAAACCATGATACTTTCTTGCAACAAGAAGAATGAAGAATATAACATGACAAACGTAATATGTTGTCTTCTTAAGGACAAAGAAAAGTTGATTGAAAAAACAATGACAAATCACACAATGAAAAGAAGTGAAGCGTTAGAGGATAACCAAGTAATTCTATTTGGTGAAAAGATACAAGTAATAGAAGCGTTATCCCACGGGATAGATGACCCCGCAATTGTTGTAAAGAAAATCGATGATATCTTTTCAGATGATAAAAAAAGTGGAATATGCTTGAGTAACGTACATAAATCTAAAGGTCTTGAATCAGAAAGGGTTTTTATTATCCACCCAGAATTATTTCCATCGAAATTTGCAACCTTACCATGGCAAATTGAACAAGAAAAAAATTTAGAATACGTTGCTTACACAAGAGCCAAAACCACTTTAGGATTTGTAACCGACTTTGATGCATTTGTTAACCACAAATCAAGGGACATTGACGAATCCAAATTAAAGGTGAGTAAATTTGTCGGTAGTCCTGGTATGAAAATTTATTTTGAACTAACTGTTACCGATATTAGAACCGTGAATGGTCTTTATGGGCCAACAACTGTCTATGATTTGGTTGACAAAAATGGTAACATATTTTCTAAATTTGGTGAAATTAATACTGAATACCTAACAACTAATTTACATAAGAGCGTTTCAATTAATTCAAAGGTGTCTTTTTACGGCATAATAAAGGAACACTCAGAATTTAGGGGAAACAAGGTTACTAAATTGGGTAAGATATCTCAGTACTAAATTGACATTTTAAAAATTATTAATTATATTTGAATCATGGGATGTGATATTCATGTGTATTTGGAAAAATACACTTCAGTAAATGGTGAAAATAAATGGGTCAATGTTGACCATTGGCAAATAAATCCACATTTTGGAATGAACGATTCCGAAAGGGAGTACGACCACGTTGCTTTTTATTGGGGAAGAAATTATGATTTATTCTCAATTCTTGCGGAGGTCAGAGGTTCAATGGACCCGATTGCGGACCCAAGGGGTTTACCTGAGGATGTGACTGAGACAACAAGAAAGGAATATGAAAGAGGTGATATGGTCCATACAGCTTCTTACTACACCTTAAAAGAACTCAAAGATTATCTGTACAATAATTCAGATAATGAAGAAATCGTTGAGAACTTAAAATATTTTGTTGACTCTATGGACAATAGGTTTAAAGAAGAATTTTGGATAACAAATGATGACCAAAAGAGGTATACGATTAAAGAGAATGGTTTTAGAGTTGTCTTTTGGTTTGACAACTAATTCTAATAATGATAACAACAACCACAAAAGATTATTATGAATGTGTGAGATGTGGTATTAACACCTCATTCGAATATAGAATTTGTCCATGTAACAGAAAACCATGTGATGCGATAAAAAAAGGAATTATTACAATCACAAAAAATATTACACTGGATGATGATAATTTTAAAGCCGACGGTAGGGACAGGAATGATGATATAGGACAAATGTTGGCATCATGGAATGTTTAAAATATGGAAGAAAAATTATATAGTGCAGCAAAAGACTTCGTAAAGAGGTATGGACAAGATGATGTTAGTGAACACATCATCAACATCATTGTATCGGTAATGAGAACAAGAGATGGGGTTGGACCCATTGGGGGTAGTTTCGTTCAATCTGTTGTGAATAACGATTTGTGTGGTGCGGTAGTTAGGGCCGACAATGAATGTTTAAAACACATCAAGTTAATCGCTCTTTCAAGAAACAATTGTTTCTGTGAAGATTAATTTTGTTTTATCAAAAAAATCATTTATATTTAGAATATGAAAAATCTAACATTTGTAATTTTTTTGGGTCTAATATTAATGTCTTGCAAGTACAAGACACAATATACTGACACTAAAATCCCATGTATTGTTGATTCTGTTGAATATCATGGAATTGGTTGTGACAATACTTTACAAACAACTCCATATTGGAAATTGTATCTAAAAAACCCCGAAATGAAAATAACATCGTACAGGTCATATGAAAAAGGTGATACTGTGTATGTAATCGAAAGAAAAATAAAAAAATAAAATATGATTAATAGAATTTTTACTCCTGAATGGAAACTATGGATTTGGTCTAATATTGTGAATGGATATGATAGAGAGTCCATTTTTAATGTTTTACTTAATAATGGATTTGATTACAATTTAATTAAAAGAGAACTTGAAATTGAACCAACTAACGCGTTAATTTGGCAAAGACAATATTCACAGGAAAACCTTAATCAACCTTACGAAGTTGAACTTTATCCGTTCAATAAATCTCTATGTGATAACCCAAGAGCTTATAGAGTTGAAAATAATTTAGTTGAAATTTATCATTACCCTGAATTATTAACATTAATTGAATGTGATGATTTGATATCGATTACAGACAAAAAATTAAACTCACAGAAAAAATCTAAGGACTTGCAATCACCCATGATTCATAAGTTAGATAAAAAGTCTGAGATTTATAAAACAGTAAATGAGAGAATCAATTCTGTTATTGGTATTCGAGATTCATTTGGTGAAGATGTTTTTATTCAAAAAATAACACCCGAATTCAATTATGAGGAAAAATACGATTTTCTACTACCTAATCAAATATCGGAGGACAAATTGTTTACAAACATGGGTAATAGATTGTGGAGTGTCCAAATATCATTGAATAACATTACTGAGGGTGGACATCTAACTTTTAATTCAATTGAAAGAAGTGTAAAACCTGTAAAAGGAGATGGAGTAATTTGGAAAAATTTATACCATGATTTTCAACTAAACCCTTACACCAAACATACACATTTTAAAACAACCGAAGGCGATAAATACGTTTTGTTTAAGTATTATAGAATGGCTGACGGTAGTCAAGTCGTAAAAGAAGGACAACAAGAAATTGAAATTCAATTAGATGAGATTAAGTAGTATTATTTTATTTGTTTTACTCGTCACATCATGTTCTGAACCAAACACAAAACAAGTTGTAAACGATAGGAATAACCCCCAAACTATTAAACTTAGTAATCAATCCGAATACAGAGTTTTTGAATGGGAACATAAGGGACATACTTATCTCATAATCGATAGAAGTCATGGTTCAGGAATCACACACGCAGGACATTGTCCCTGTGGAAAATAAACTTACTTCTGAACAAGAAGAGATTTTATGGTGGGAACACTATGAGAAAATGTATTTAACCAGCGAAGATGGGGAATCTGAATTTTCATGAAGATATAAAAATCGGTCAAACTAATGAACAAGTAGTCATTGATGTATTTGAAAGAGAATACAATGCTATTTGTGTTGGGAAGAGTGAAAAAGAAAATGGTAATTTAAAAGAGTTCGATTTAATATTCAATTTCCCAACTAAAACCCATGTGGTTGCAGAAGTCAAGACAGAAGACAAATGGGTACAACCCGGTAGAACATTACCAAACGGTGCCTATTTTCCCGGTATAGATACTGGTAACCTATGTATTGAATTTAGGATGCACGGTAAGGACAGTGGAATAATGGTAACCAAATCAGATTTGTGGGTAATAGTTTTTATGAACATCAAAGAGATTTGGGTGATTAAAACTAATAAATTAAGAAAATTAATTTCAGAAAATAATTTCAAAGTAAAGATAGGTGGTGACGAGGTTTATGCTGGAACTAACGTATTGATTCCTGAAGAGAAAAGGTCACATATGTATTTGATTCCAAGAAAAAACTTTGAGTCTCATTTTACAGTTTTAAAATACTAACCAAATCTTTCTCTCACGAAATCTTGCATTATCTTACCCATAATGTTTGCAAAATTTAATTCAGATAACTCACTTTGAGTTACAAATCTAAGATACTGACCCTCATTTAGTGGAATTTCTTCAATAGGTTTGTCAATCACACCGTGAAATATATATTTAATATTTGGGGACACATCACCCTCAATACAGACATACTTCTTCCAAAAAGAAAATCTAACTAAACTGCTCGAGTCAGTTTCAATTTCTTCTATCATTTCTCTTTTCAACGCTTCTAATGGTGTTTCTCTTTTTTCAACGTGACCACCTATAAGGTCCCAATGATTTGGAAAGGGGATATCTGGGTTGTTGTCTCTTAAATACACCAAGTATTTACCTTCAGGGTTTTGAAGAATGATTTGAGATATTTGTATCATAATTTTGATTTATAAAGATAAATATTTATACTTTACGTATGAAAATAGTTTTATTAACATTTGGTATATTGTTTCTAATTGTAACCTGGTTGTTTGCAACTGCAACAACCATAAACGGAGAGCACAATCGAACAGCATTTAAAATTAAATCATTATTTTATTGGGTTGCTGTGACCTCATCATTTTGTTTGGGGTATATGATTGCCTCAAAATTTTAAATCGACAATAAATGAACAACGCAGAAACTCACGAATTTTATGGATGGATGGCTTTTAATGAAGGATTCTTTCACGAGTGGAGAGATGAGGTTGCGAACAGACTTTTAAAATTAAGTCCCCATGAGTGTGCTAGAGATGATTTTAGGGCGAATTTGTCAATTGAGGTTTTTAACGAAATGACTAAACGCAAAAATAATCTTGAGTTAGGGGAATAAATGGTGGATATGACTTTTTTAGAAAAAATAAAAGTAGTTGTTGATAGAAGATATAATTCCGAATTGTTAAAAAGGCACGACGGTGATTTCTTTTGTAATAAATGGTGGTGCTTTAAAGTCAAAGTAGAGACAATACCAATGTCCGAAATTAAAACAAGAGTAAAATCAATTCATTTAAAACCAATACATAAACAAATTGAATTAGATATAATAGAAAGAGGGTTTGATTATAATAAGGGTCACATCTATCTAACAAACAAAAATTATATTTTTGATGGTTATCATAGGTACTTTATTTTAAAAAGACATTTTGACGATTCACTATTAATTACCGTTTATAGGTTGACAAATGTCAGTAGCGGATTCACATATGCATTTAAAATGTCTATTATACATTTGTTTGTAAAAATTTATAGATTTTTGTTTAAAAGAGATAAAGGACAAATCATAGAAATAAATTTGTAATCATTTAATTGAGATAATTATAGATATGAAAATAGATGCACTTTTTATTTCAGATGTTCACCTTGGTACTAAGGGTAGTAATTCTGAAATGGTGCTTGAAGTCCTAAAAAAATATGAACCAACTTATTTGTTTTTAGTTGGTGATATCATAGATGGTTGGATGTTACAGAGGAAGTTCAGATGGAAACAAAACGACACCAATGTGATAAGAAAAATATTATCACATTCCAAAAGAGGTACTCAAGTAATTTATGTTACTGGTAATCATGATGAATTTTTAAGACAATATACGGACTTATCTTTTGGTAACATTGAAATTTGTAATGAATACAAATATGGTAATGTATTTATTACCCATGGAGACCTTTATGATGGTGTGGTTAAGTTAAAATGGTTAGGTATTTTAGGTTCCATTGGTTACGATATTGCGATTTCTATAGATAGGACTCTAAAAAAATTTGGACATAAGAGGTCCCTTTCTAAATTTTTAAAGGACAGTGTTAAAGAGGCTGTTAAATTTATTACGAGTTTTGAGGTAGAACTGGTTAGACAGGCAAAAAAAAGAGAGTGTGACACTGTGATATGTGGTCACATACACAATCCTGAAGATAAAATTATTGAGGGTGTGAGGTATTTAAATTGTGGGGATTGGATAGAAAACAATACTTACATAATACATCATAACGGGGATTTTAAACTTCAGAGATATGCCACTTTATAAACCAACAAAAATAAAAAACAAACTAACCATTGTAATTCCATGTTACAATGAAGACAAGTATATTAAGAAGACTCTCGACTCAATACACAAACAAGTTTTAATTGATGGTACAAGAGTAATCATTGCTGATAACCATTCAACAGACCGAACAAGGGCGATTATCAATAATATGTCTATGATGTACTCTGATAGACTTAAGATAGAAATGATTGACGGTGGTAAAGTTGGTGAAGCAAGAAATTTAGGGAGTGATTTGGTTAATACTGAATATGTTTTATTTGTGGATGCTGACATCCAATTCTTCAATTCAATTACAATTCACGACTGTATTGAGGAAATGATTTTGGAAGATTTGGATTTGATGACATGTAAAATAAAATCAACATCTAAAAATTGGAAGTCCAAATTGGTATTCGTTTGTTTTAATTCCGTTAATAATATTATTAGTAAATTCAGTCCATTCGCTGTTGGTACCTTTTTCTTGACAAAAACTGATAAATTTAGAGAATTAGGTAAATTTAATGAGGAATACCAACACAGTGAAGACTATGGTTTAAGTAGGAAATACAATTCAAAAAAGTTTAAAATATCCGAACATTACGTTGGTCAAGATGACCGTAGATTCAAGAAAATGGGGTATTTGGGAATGATTAAACTAATCATTAAGTCCTTTTTGAATAGGGAAAACGAAGAATATTTCAAAAAAGATATTGGTTATTGGTGATTTCAAAAAAAATTTTGAAATTTAAAATATTCTTCTTAATATTGACTCATGATTGTACTTTTATTATTTATCATTTGCATACTTTTGTATGCAATCAATGAAAACATCCGAAAAAAATAAATCACTATGCTTCACACCAACATTGAGGTATACGAGTATTTACAACCACACTACAAGTGGAATTTAGTATCTATTGCATTCTGTGATAGAATGTTGATGGTGTTGATTTCAAAAGGTTGTAGTGATAAGGAGATATTAGATTTAAAAAAATACCTAAACAAAAATCAGTTCTATGAATATGAAGAAACTAATCTATACTACCGTTTAAAAAGTAGGTCGGGTGAATTTGTAGAACCTCCAATATTTGACAGGGAGAATGGTGAAGTTAGGGTTGAGATGGCGAAAAGATTTATCGGTAGAACACAACAATTTTAATATTATCTTTGTATGGTGGTACACAAAAAAGTCAAAGAAGCATACCAAGAATATATCAAGTGGTATGATAACTTAGGTATAAATAGGGAATACCTGAGAGAAGTAAAAATCAAGAGTCTTACTGAATTTGCACAAAGGATAATCAATGATTATGAACTTTGGTATATGTTCGGTGAGGATTGTACCTTACCACTGTCACTTTTGGAAAGACAAGAAATATTCAAGGAAAGACATCCAAGTTCATGGGATATTTTATCTCATAAACATTATGATGATTTTTTAATACCAACAGTAAAATTAATAAGATAAACATGAAGTATACGCTAAAAACTTATGGATGGAGCGCCGAGTTTATCGGTAAAAAACTCACTGACGAACAGGTTGAACAAATTGAACTCTTAAAAGAAGAAAAAGAGTACGATGAACTTTGGGAAACTAGATTTGACTTGGAAAGTTTAGATATTGACATTTACGATGGTGACATCTTTCACGTAAACAAAGCATTGGATAACCAAACAATGACCTTTGAACTTGAAGATGAAAATGGTAACAACGTACTATCTTTTGGTATTGAAGATATTCAAACAATCTCTTCAGTGAATGAGGATTGGGATGATTATATTTCACACCGAGCATTCCCAATGGAAAAGGGTGAAAATATCTATGTGAGTGTTGACGAAAACAAAGGTGGTATTTGGGAATATGAAATTGAATCTGAAACGGTTCCAACCATTGAAGATTTTACCTACTGTCACGGTTCTGTCGACTTTCCTGATGGGGACTGGGATTACATCGATAGAATATTTTTTAAGGGTGAATCCATGGAACCCTCTGATTTTTTGGACAACTGGGGTAAATCCTCTCAGGTAGACATTTTTAAATTTGAAGAAAACTAGTTCACCTTGTAAGGAATGTCCATGGGTTGTCAGAAATAATAATAATGACACCATCATCCATTTTTCTAAACGAATGGGTAAATCACACGCTTGTCATATGGTTCAAAAAAACATATGGGACGTTTCCAAAGACAATATTTGTGAAGGTAGTAAAAGACACTTCAAAAAAAATTAAAATATTTTTGCATATTAAAAAATATACATTATATTTGTATCAAAATTAATTATGACAGTTATTTTAGTATACATAGGATTCTCTCTTTGGTTTCTCGCTGGTTACAAAGTAGGGGAATATAGAACAAGAAAAGAATATCTAAAGAAACGTTCCGATTAATCATCGGATAGTGTGCCTCACATGATGAGAAACGGTGTGATAACCGTAGAGGACTGATAATAAGACAACGTCTTATTCGGACTGACTATCCGCGGGGAATACCAAAAGGGTGATAAAGAACAACGTGCCCCTGTAAGTCTATTCCTAACCCGGCAACGGGGACAACCATAACACCTGAAAGTTGGATAAATTAGGGTGTTTTTTTTTGTGATTTTTTTGGATTTCACAAAAAAATTTTTATATTTGAAGAAAAATGTGATTATGGAAAGATATCCCTTTTGGTTGAACAACTTGGTGTACTTCTTAGCAGGTATAGGATTTGGATTTTTAATCTTTATGTATCTATGAACACATTTTATATAGGTCAACGGGTTTTATACAAACAAATGGACTGTGTTGTGACTAATGCATCCATTGCTCGTGGAAAAAAGTATGAAGTTTCTCCTGTTGGTCGTAATCAATACTTCATCGTGGGGTATTGGGAGATTGAAACACCTAAAACTACATACAATGGACAACCAAGGAAAGAGGAAGGAACAAATTGAATTTAGTGAAAAAATGGCTTTTTGGTCATTAATTGGTATTATCGTAATTATTGTGACTTTGATAATACTTAATAGGTGAAGGAAAACCAAACTATGAGAATATACAAATCAAACAACTTAGAGAAAGAAACTATGTGCACTGGTACAATTTACAAATTTAAAGACCGATGGTTCTTTAGATACATCTTAATGTTCGACGATGAATATACAGAAATACCTGTTAATGAGGAATCAATTCCAAAATCTAAATGGATGTCGGAATTTTACTCTTCAGGTGTAAGAGTAAACGCTCAAATTGTTACAAAACAAAGAGAGGATGGTAGTATGTTTGACGAAGCAATTCTTGCAGAATAAAACTAATTTAATTATATGAAAACATTTAACGATTTAGAATTCGAACAAATCGATGAATCCCCATTTATGGTTGGTAAAAAGGTACGTACACAATTTGATAATGGATACGGGGTATCTGTCGTTTCTCACACATACTCCTACGGTGGTAAGGATGGTTTGTATGAACTTGCGGTCTTAGATAAAAATGGTGACCTCACCTACGAAACACCAATAACCAGCGATGTCCTTGGTTATTTAGAACCTGAACAAGTTACAGAGATTATGAAAAAAGTACAGTCTCTGTAATGATAGATAATATAGAATTAGTTAAGTCATTACTCAACTTCGAAAACGAGGGTGACTTCTATATGCTCTACATTTTCAAACGAAAGAAAGACCAACCCGAAGGGGAGAGAGATAATCACCAATCGGTGAGAACAATTAAGACTTACTGTATTGAAAGTATCGAACATCTTGAACGTAGGTACGATGAGATTAAACAACTGTGTGAGATGTTTAAGGCGAGGGCATACATCCACGTTCAAAAACAAAATCACTTTGATGTTTCATTGAATATGATGGTTGACCTCGCTCAACGTATTCAGAATGGACAACATAATCAGAAAGGATTATTTGATAGCGTTGTTGGTCAGTTAAAGACACAGGAGAAACGTTGGATAGTGGATGTTGATGATGTAAAAGAGATGAGTCCAATGATGGTTGCATTTATTGAATATGAATGTAAACCATTTACTGAAGTTGAATTTGATGAAGCCGGTGTTCCAATTGGTTACAAGGTGGGACCAAAGGTTGAGGCTGTAATCCCAACAAAGAACGGACACCACTTAATTACCAAAAAATTTGATGTGATGAAGTTTAAGGAGAGATACCCTGAATTAGATATTCAAAAGAAAAACCCCACACTACTTTATTTACCAAATTCATTAGATTAATATGATAAAAGAAAATCCAAATTACGTAAGGTTCGTAGAATCTTGGTCGTCAAAAGATGATTGGAGAGACCCAATCATGAAACCTGTTTGTTATGAAAATGGGTGGGTAGTTTCAACCAACTCATACAAAGCGTTGTGGTTTCATGATGTCGACTACATTAATAATGAAAACATACATGACCACAGCAAAGGTAATGGTGTCAACGCCCAACCTGTCATGTTTGAGTTTCGTAAATTTTATGAAGGTGATTCAAAACCATTCGGGAGAATTAAAGTATCTGACCTTGAAAAAGTTTATGAAGACATCAAGATGATTCCTGAGTTTGACAAAAAATATAAGGAATGTTATCAATGTGATGGACACGGGACTGTTGAGTGTAATTGTTGTGGACACGAAACCGAATGTGATGACTGTGATGGGGAAGGTAAGGTAGAATGTGGTGAAGAAGAAAATGGTGAGTACACTTATCCCAATAAACACTTCATTGTTGTTCACGGTGTTCATTTGTCATTATATGAGATGAGAGAACTCATCGATAATGTCAAGTTTATTGGTGTGGATGAATTGGAAGTTTATCCAACCGATAGTGATATTAAATCGTTATTTGGTATTCCAAATGAAAAAATGTATATTTTGATTATGGGTAATATGACTAACGATGTCGAAAAAACCTACAAAGTAAGAGTTAATTGTTAATATTATGGAAAATTTACATCCAGTAGCACAAGTAGTTGGAATAATCGTAATCGGTTTATGCGTTTGTATTGCGTTGTTATCACTATTCACAACTTATTTTGATAAAGAATAAAATAAATCTCATTTCACTTTGCGGTACGTTTATAAAATTATTGAAAAATATAAGAGGTCATTATTATTAATATACTTCTACATCTTTATTGCACAAATCATTTTCTTGGTTGAACCCTATGTGTTGGGTAAATCAATAGATGGTTTATTGAATAAGGAGTATTATTGGATTGGGGTTTTTCTTTTAATAGAATCTCTCTCCAATTTTTTCATTTATAAACGTATGGTATTTGACACCAAGATTTACACATCTATCTACAATGATATTGTGTTTAACTATTTGGATAGTTCAGAGGATTCGGATGTCTCAACGAGGTTGGGTAGAACGGATTTAGCACATAGTATTGTGGATTTCTTGGAACACCACATACACTATTATATAATGTCAATACTTTCCATAATTGGAACATTGTTTTTTATATTCATGTCCCACGTGGTTACTGGTTTTATTGTATTGTTATGTGCTCCGTTCATTTGTTTTATTGTATGGAAGTTCTACGGTAAGATTGCTCAGTCCACAAAAATTAGTCACAACCAACACGAAAAGAAAATGGATGTGCTCAACACAAACGATAGAGGTTTGATTGATTCATTCTTTAAAAGGAGAAGAAGGATTTGGATTTCAGCATCCACCCTACAAGGAAAGAATTGGACTTCACTCAATATGGTAAAGACCATCTTCTTGGTTTTATCATTAATCATTTTCACTCACGAAAATGTGAAACTAACACAAGGTGAAGCCATTGCAATGTATTCTTATATAAATCAATTTTTGGTTTCCCTCTTATCCATCCCTGTGGGTATGGAAATGTTTACAAGAATGACCGATATAATAAAAAGATTAAAAAATACAAATGAGTAACGAAAAACTAACACCGGTAAATTGGTTAATCACCAAACTTCAATTGGATACGAGGTATAGTGGAATTTATGACGATATACTAAACGAAGCAAGAAAAATGGAAGATGACCATTATGAAAAACTGAAAGATTTTGATAATTGGAAAGATTGGAAAAACGGTATAGAAACTAAATCAGAGTAATATGTTTCATGATTTGATGGATGAACTTATGGCGGGGGAATTGGGTGTTGATGTAGAAACATACATTGATGTCATTGAAGATAAGTGCACAATGGAAGAAGCCAAGTTTATTATTGATAACATCTTTCAAGAAAAAGATAAAGAGAAGGCCATAGAATTGTTTAACAGTAAATTAGAATAATATGTATAAATCATTCAAACTAACAAAGAGATATAGTATTGCGTTTAATACTTTTCCTAAGTCGGCTAAAAGTATCGAGACCAAAATACCGGCATATCACACGGGGATTTGTAAATCAACCGATGAGATAAATGAATTTGATACATACTTTTTTGTTTTGGGTACTTTTAGAATAATGTGGTATGTTGAACACAAACACAAGTGTGGTGTAACCAATGGATAAAAATCAATATGGAAAAGATTATTACATTCGGTTGTCAGAAAAATGTTTTTGTATATAAGGAAGGTTGTGGGTTATTACCAAATCCTCCTTACAGAAAACACGAAACGGTGGAAATGGCAATCCAACATTTAAAAGAAAAAGGAATACAGGAACCAAAAGTAATAGAACATGACACAAAAAGAACAAGCATTAAATGACACCAAAAACCGATTCACAAATCTGTTGGATGGTTGTGTAAGGTCTGGTGTAAGTGTATCAGAAATCATTCGTTACTACGAATCAAGATTGAACAACCAACCAGTACCTGAAACCAAAAGGTCGTCGGGAATTGTAGATAATTTTATCGAGGACTATCTCAAACATATGGAGAACGAAGATGGAGGATTTTAAATTATTAAGGGGATATGCCGACCCGTTGGTAAGTTTAAGAATGACCATAGAAAGTTTAGCCAGAGTCATGGAGAATTACAATTACAGTTTGATTCAATTGAACAACTCTTTAGAACAATTAAACAATACCTTACGAGAAAATAATTAAGATTTTTTGGAATATTCAAATTAATTGGTTATTTTTGTTAAAAACAAAAGGACATGGCTATCATCACCATCTTAATATCAATAATGTACGGATTCTATATCTTAGTATCCCTATTGCGTAGAAGATGGAATGATTTTCTTTATGGGATATGTCTTGGTTTACTTATCATTTCAAATATTCCAACCATTTCTTTCGTTATCAGTTTACTCGGTCTTATCATTTTACACAGGTACATAGAAGTAAGGGAAAAAAATACAAACGAATCATAATATGCTTAAACACTATAACATAAAAGTTTTATTACAATCGGCAACCACACAGTATTGGGCTGAGTACACAATATACGATGTGGTTAAATTCGAGGTAGGTAGAAACCATTATTTTTTACAGACCGAGGATGGTGATGAGAACTATTTCCCCATAAACTTTTCAATCATCAAACAAATAGAAGACCACCGATAGTGGAAAATATTTTCAAAAAACGTCGTTATAGTGGAAAAAATTCCCGGTTCCGGTGCCCGAGGTTCATTTTAATGGAAAAAATAAATAATATGGAACCACAAGATAAATGGGTATTCTTCAAAGACATTGATTGGGATTGTCCAAAGAACAATAAGTTTAATGTGGATACAAGGGATTTCCATGTGGGATATCATTGGAATGATGAAGGACATCCTGATATTTCTACCATAAACAAATACCCACATTTCTTTTGGACCAAGGATGAACTAACCACATTACTGGAAAGATACTACGAAGAATCTGGTGGTGAGGGTGAATGGAGGTATTTCTCATTGGAAACCTATCGCGATGGTTGGTATCTAAAGTACTTAAGAATATTCAGAACGGATATGGGATTCATCATATGTGATTCTGAGAATAAAGCGTTGAAGAAAGATATATTAAACGGAAAGGTTTACCAAGAATTATTGCATCATCATTAATGGATACAATTAACTTTACATTGTTAAGGGGAATAACCTATAAAAATCACCGTGAAATTCTTCGCCGTGGTGATATGACTATTATATTAAGATTCTTTGAAGAGTCCCCTGATTTTCGATTTGATACCCACGTGGAAATATGTCATAATAACGGAACCCGTGTAATTGAGGAAGGTGAGACTTTTAAAAGAAACGGAAACAGGGAAGACTATGTTAATTTTGCTAAAAGGATATTGGATACATATGAATACGTGGAAGGTAACATAGAAAACATGTACGATTATATTCGTTTGTTTTTGGGTACACTTTTAGTGATTAACGAATCGCTGGGGGAAATTAATGAAAATAACTAAAAAACAATAACTGGGGTTCCAACTAATAATATGAATAACGAAATTACATATAGAGTAATAATAGATACAACCATAAAAGATGGAAGATGTATATATAATCTCTCAACTCCTACAGACCAACCTCAAATAACTTTAAATCAAATTACCAGTATACTATCAGGAGCACTATCTCTAAGTATAAGAGGTTCAGAAAATGAAGCACAAACAATGAGGGATGTAATAAATTACCTTAATGAAGAATTTGTTAGTATAGATTCATTTAAAGATATACATGTAAAGAAATGAAAGGAATACTGTATAAAGAAAATAATAATTGGATGGTAAGATGGTATGATGAAATAAACTCATCCACCGATTCAACCCAAATTGGAATAATCCCATTACACCCTGGTGATGTAAAGAATCATGGTCATATACTAAAGGAATATACTATGGTTGATTTTGATATCATTCCTGTATTTGTGGAAAAGGAAGGTGAAGAATGTGTAAACGGGGAAGATGTTCCACACGCGAGGATTAAGAACACAGAGAACATTCTATATGGTTCTATAGAAGAATTGATTATTCGTTGGAATATTGATGGAACAAAAACCGCTGGTAGTCTCACAAGAGAAATAATGGATATAATAAAAAAACATATTACGTTATGATTACAGAACAGAATTTAATTGATTTGGGTTTTGAAAAGGTTGAAGGGAATCTTGAAGGACAAACAGAACCATGGTACTATTATAATTTGGATATAGATAATGTTAATCTAACTTCAGATGATAGTGACATGGTTAAAGATGAACACTGGAATGTTCATGTATGGGAATTGGATTTGGTTATTAATAATATGTCTAACCTAAATGGTTTCATAAACATCATCACAAGAATAATAAGGGATAACAAATGAAGTATATTAAAAAGTTAATGAACCACCTTTGGTGGTTAAAAAAACAGAAGGTAGAAAGTATGGTTTACTGCGGTAGACCCACATCGGTTTAAACAATTTGAAACCATAGTTGTTACATCTATATGAAAAAATTTATACTGTACAGACCACTCTCGGATATGGAATCTGATGGGGTTTATTTTGACGAATCGGTTAAGAAGAAACTGGTTGAAGAGAGAGAAAAACAGGTATGTCATTATAGTGGTTTACCCTCTGTTTGGATGTACAGTAGTGATAGGATTTTGACCCACGATACCCCTAATGTAATACAGAAAGAGTTAAAAAACCCTTGATTTTAACCCTGTAATCCAGACATTTTTTGTCGTAAGGAATTTTTCTCAGATATATACGAATGTATGACAAGAAATCCCGCTGGTCGTATTACAATCCATAAAAGTGGATTAAAGTGGGAAATTGTGGGACATAGTAGGGGATTGACCCTTGTTCGAAATAAGAGTTATATTTTTATATTTTCAGAAAAACAGATGTAAATAAAAAACCCCCAAGTGTCATACAAGGGGGTTAATGTATATACGTATATATGTCATACACGTCTCGTGTCGTCAATAAAAATTCTTACGTTGTGTTTCTCCCTGAACTTTTTTTCTAACTTATCAATAATATTATCTTGTAAGTTATAGGGGAAATCGGGACTACCTTTTTCGATACCATCTATGGTTTTAAATTTTGAATCAATGAACGGAATTAAATCTTTTTCATTTTTTATATCTTTTTTCCCGCGTACCACAACTCTAATAACTGGGTTGTCTACGAGTTCATACTCATGGTCATCTATCTTTCCTTTTTTATATACGGTGTAATACACCGTCGCTCTCTTTATTAAAATTTTTATCCACTCATCCATTTGGTCAAAAAACTTAGGTAATACATCTTGAGGTAATACAAGGGAATATTGGCCAGACAAAATGTACTGTATTGTTGGATTATCATACCTGAGGTGATTGGTATAATTTCTGTCAAACGATTCTTCTAATAAATCAATAATTAAAGGTCCGTTAATAAGGTGAAGTGACCTTATACTTAACTTGAACGGAAATTCACCGAACCCAATCTCTTGAATTTTTCTGCCAACCAAAATGTAGATGTCATTAATCATCTCAGGATAAACCCTGTTAACATCAACAAATAGTTTCAATAGACATTCACTTATAAAAGGGACACCATCTATTGTTCCTTGGGTTGGGTCTTCAGCTACAACATATTTTATTGTAATGGTCCCATCGGTCAGTCCTTTAAGTGAGTCACCTATTTGTGGTAAAGCGTCGTGAAACTTTTGGACATCATCACCTTCTAAAGTTTCTGTTAGTTTAATCATCTCATTTACTTTACATATAAATACCATTCCCCCGCCAAACTAAATCGACCTCCTCAGGTCCCTGAACTAACAAGTGTTAGTTAGTTTGTGCCAAACAAAATCGGTACCGTCGGACGATTCTGAGGATTCTGATTCCGCCAAACTAAATCGGTGGATTTATTGTTACAACATCAATTGTCTAAACAACCTTTCCGCCAAACTAAATTGACCATCTCAGGTCCCGTCGTCAGGATTCTCATTAAAAAAAAAATCCCGTGACGTTAATCACAGGATTTGGTTAAGAGACTTGAGTCGTCTATTACATATTACTCAAGATACTCTTACGGAACTCGAAAGCTTTCTTCTTGGAGGAGAAGTTCTGAGAGTAACGGGTTCCGTTAACGCTAGCACGTACACGGTAAGAGAAACCATCATAGTAGATGTGGTGTGAAACAGGTACGTAAGTACTTACGGTTGTTTTCATAGCCGGAGCTGCTACTGCTTTCTTCCCACCCTTTTTGGGGGCTGGAGCTGGTTTCGCCGCTGGTTTGCTGGCGGGTTTTTTAGTTGTGGACTTCTTTGTTGCCATAATATATTGATTTTGATATATAAAATATACACAAGAAAATCCTAAAAACCAAATCCTATAAAAAAATCTTTCAAAGAACTAATGCCAAACTAAATCCACAGTATGATTCCCTCCTCAGGGTTATCAGGGTACCGTGACTCTTCTAAACATACACCACATGTGGATGGTAATAATTGCTGCTTACCTTTTATTCCATCTACCTGAAATTGCGATAGAGGTGCTGGTATACTGAATCCACATATGTGACACTCTAACCTATATACGTTTAACTCACCCTTCCAATATAAATCAGTCAAGTTGAATTTCTTTCCCATCACTACGTTGTCATTAACGTCGGTAATGGTGTCTTCTATTATTTCACCTGTGGTAGGGTCCGTGAAGTATACCTTGTCCCTGATGAAGAGTTTCATTTACTCTTCCCCCTTTCTTCCAAACGTTGCAAATATTGTGAAAACATCTTGGCCGCCATTGCTAACCTTTGAGGTTTAAAACAATATTTCTTATTAAGTCTAGCCATTGCTATCCTCATGAACTGTTCCTGAATCCGTGGTTCTACTACTATCATGACTTTAAATATTGCTACAGGTGAGTATTGAATACATCAAAATCCCTAATTCCCATATTTTGTCTCTCCACTCTTGCGTTGTGCTGTAAAAACGCTTGAATACCTTCACCGTGTGGTACGGCTTGAAATATTAGTTGCTGTTTAAATTGCTCTGAAGTAATAACTCGAACAACAGACAGTCCAAGTAATCTCATCCAAAATGGTTCGTCGACCATTACAGATTTAATCCTGAAATAGTTCACAGATTCTCGAGTCACACTGAAGACCCCTTTTCGTTCAATTACACAGTCATCATAGAATTCATACCTCCAACAATCTACTTCGAAATATTTGTAGATATAGATGACTACCGCCAATGCACATGCATATGGGTGTACGAAGTAAGTTGCTGGTACCATGGCCAGCCAACCAATATTCAACCACTGAGATGGGGTGAATATGTGAATCGGTTCTTGAGGTTTCTGTGTATTGAACATAATACTAAGTTTTTGTTACAGTTTTATTTGCGGTTGTTCCTGCTGGTGAACATCCACATGGTGATGCTTTTCTACACATATTCATAAATGTCAGTGTATCCACTAAGTATACCTTCATGGTATCACCATATGAACCTTTATCCCATTGGGGTTTAATTACTTCTCGGGTTATGTTGCAATCGATAAAGTAAACTTTGTGTCCACTTACTAATGCCTTGTCCCCGTGTTGGATATATGTTCGATTGGTTCCACAACCAACTAATCCAAGTGCTGATATAAATAATATTTTTTTCATAACTCCAAATCTAAATAAAATTTATTACTTCTCAATATGGATATCACGAAAAAATTCAAAATCAATTACTTCGTCTTCCTCCACCGCGAAGTCAACACACATTGCAATAATCTTTCCTCTTTTCTTTGCAACATATAATGTGTAAGAACCATCACCAAAACCAGATGAAGAAACTACTCCCTCGTCATACACACCGTATCGACTATCACCCAAGGTACGAGAACACATACTGATGTACCATTTTTCACCTTGTTCTTCCTCACGGGCCTCGGTCATTTCTTTCCAAGGTGTTACACCAAAGAATGAAATGTCACCATCTCCCAAACCGATTCGTTCTGTAATAGAGTCGTCACGGTAAGATTCTTTGGAGAAGATTCCACACTGACCTGAGTCGACACCGATGGTTGCAGGATAATCTTTCCAAACCAGTTTGTCGTCTTTATGGTCCTCGTGTATGACAAGTATCATTGAACTTCGGATACCCCAATCACCACAGTCGTGACGCTTAACATAGGTGTCATACATACCGGGTTTAACACCACTAACAATTCCCTGACACCAGGTTGGGATTGTGTAACAAGGGTCGGATACTACGACCTCAGTTCCTAATTTGATTTTGTTTGTCATACACCTATTGATTTTTAATGTTCTATATTCAAAATTAATACATTTACTAGAATATTCCAAATTTTTCTAGAATATTTTTGCCAATCTAAATTCAGTACATCTCCTCCTTCAGTTGCTTTGCTTTCTCAAAGTGTTTCTTGATTTGGTTTGCAAAACTCACCAAACGAGCTTTGGTCTTTGCGTATGCGTAGAACTGACAATACTCACTGTCAAAATCGATTCCACTACAATTGATGTTTCTCTTGACACAGTCCTCGAAGTCATAGGCAGAGTCGTAGTCGTGACCAATTGCTTCTTTTTTAGGGAAACCAGTAAGTGTCCACTGTGCTCCATCCCAATCACCTTTGTAAATTGAGAGTCCAATACCTGTTGAAATTGTTTCTGTTTTCATACCTCTACTTTTTAAATGTTGATTTGAATACTCGGATGTTTTCCTCAATCTCGAGGTCCATAGCCTGAGCTAACTTCATCTTGGCTTTGGTCATGAACTCCTTGTCGCCAGACAAAATCTCCAAATCCTCCTCAGGGTGAAACTCAATCTTGTCGACAATAACACGGACATCTTTTGACTTCTTATCCTTACGGTAGAAAGGAGTCCTTGCGTAGATGTACTCACGAACTTGAGTCAACTTGATATCACTGAGGTCCTCACGAATTCTCATTTGGATTATAATCTCCTCGAGTGATGCTAGTTTTTCGAATGTTAATTTACTCTCAGTGATTAAGTTCTTATATAAACCAGTGAGCTCTTTAAGCTCCTTAGAATATTTCTTACCATCACCGTGGTTGATGAATTGGTCATATGAACTCAGTTCACTCTTTGACCCTACGATGTCAATGAAGACACCCTCGATTGTTTTATTTACTCGTCCCATAATCTTTAAAAGAAGTTTAATACAGATTTTAACATGCCAAACAAAATTCGGGGTTCGGCTGTCCCGTCGGAAAATTTTACTTCAGAGTTTTCCATTTCTCTTTTCATTTGAATTGCTTCATCAACTTTAATCCGTTGCTCGATGGTTCTTGCGTGGTATTTGGATGAAACAATGACATTCTCTTGAGTTCTCAATGCGTCTACCCATTCTTGGTAGGTTAATTCTTCTTGAGGTTCTGCTGTCGATAATATTTTCAAATCTTCCATATGAATTTATTTTACTTTTTCCTTTAGTTCTTCTTCGTATATTCTACGGATTTCTTTTGCGTCTTCCGTATCCACATAAGGGAATTGTGCAACGAAGTCATCAACACTAGTTTCGTTATCGATTGCATATTCCATCTCATTTTGGAAAAGGGATTCCCAAAAGTATTCTTCGTCAAAACGATAGTTACCTTCGAGATAACCATAATCATCCTCAACCACTCCGTTTTGATTAATGGTTGTTTTGCCACAGAAATCACTTCCACCCTCCGAGTAGAACAACTCCACATCCACACCATACATCTTGTGTAATACAACACCAAAGTTTATTGGTGGTGACCACGCCGTATCAGGTGACATATAGATAACATCCTTCTCAAAAGTGAAGTTGCAGTCGGCGTATGACACATCCCATTTGGTACCATACCAACTGGTGTTTGCATTATACCATCCACCTTGTTCGTATTCTTCTTTACTAATTTCAGGTTCACGACCGATTAAGGACTCAAACACGATACACTTTTCAGGTTCGGACTTTGGAACATCATTAAGGATACGAGTGAGCAAACCAATCTGCTCTTCAGTACCTGTTATTGTTATTGAGTTTTGACACCAGTTCGGCATAATCTATCTATTTTAAGCTGTTCATTAATACAAAGGTATAAAGAGGATACCATTTTACCAAACGATATCCTCTTTTTATTTTTTTACCAGGATGATTGGTAGTAGAAATCTCCTTCCTTTTCCTCTAATAAGGGAGTGATTTGTTTGATGGTATCTTCTAAACCTTTTAGATACCACTCATCATATTCAGTTCCCCCGAAAAAGAAACCTGCTTGGGTTGGTAGTAGTTCTTCCGCAAGTTCGGTGTCGGTGTAGACATCGATGTCCTCATACAATTCCTTACCACCTTGCCAACCAACTTTCACCTGAACCTTCTTCGTCGGAGAATTTTTCAGGGTTGCTCTAACTTTCCCACAGGTATCCACCAACTCTTTGAGTTTTTCGCGGTCTACATAATACTCACCACAATCGTCCTCACCGTCCTGTACATTGTTTACAAACCATGCGTGGATGTGGTTGTCCTTTCTCCAATACGCCACCTGTTCCTCGATGGATGAAATTCTGTCGGGTTGAATTTCCTTAACTACTTTCCCACCCTTCTTAACTGTCACCTTGTGAAGTTGTTCGGGTTCCATATGTGACCAATTTTTCACATAGGTTTTCTTCTTGAGATACATGTCTAATCCCATTGTATTATTGATTTAAGATGTTAAACAATTTTGTACCAAGACCAAATAACTTTTCGGCCTTATCTTCTCTTTTTCCTTCACTACACACGTAGATTGACTTATCAGGTAGAACACCCAAATCCAACATTCCAAATGTGTGTTCCCATTTACCATTGATGAATTGTTCACCTGTAAACCTTTCTTGTGCGTTGTACGCTTCGTAGGTCATTTTCAATTTGACATTATTCTCATTTTGAATAATTCTCATCTCATATGACTTATCTCTCAAGTGAGATGATACCGAGTGGATTACTTTTTCTTTTTTCATAATACAAAGATATAACAATTTTTCTTTTATACCAAATTTATTTTCAACTTTGTTGCCAAACTAAATGTCCTCGACGGTAAAGTCATCCGACTCAAGGATGTCTATGATGTGTGCGAGTTCATATATGTCCAATTCAACTAACGAGAGTTCTATACTATCACCAAAACTTTCCGACATCACAGTACCATCAGGTAATATTCCATACGCCGCGTATTGAACTCTACCATCATCTTCGTACATACCTTCGGTAACCCAAACTCCAAACACATTTCTAAATGTGATTTGTTGGTTCTCACCAATAATGGTCGAACATTTGTTTTTAATTTTTTTGATTATTTCCTCTTGTAGGTCTTGAATTTTTTTCTTGTACATAATAAAATGTTTTAGTAATACAAAGATATAACAATTTTTCTTTTATACCAAATTTATTTTCAACTTTGTTGCCAACCTAAATCAATGTCCATCCCATAATATATGTGTACGAGGTTTTTAATAAAAAACCCCACATTTCTGTGGGGTTCTCTCCTTAAACCAATCAATCATAAGTAATCCTCGCGTATTTTACTGTGACCCAGTTGTCCTTTACAACAATCTTACCCATGTCCTCACCATCCTCGCCTTTCCAATAAACCTCACCATTTAATTTCACACCCCACTTCTCAAAGAAATGATTGATGATATATTTCAACCACTCAACGTAGTTGTAAAACTTCTCACCACCATCCCATATTAGATGAGTTCCATTTTCATCCGTAGTCCACTGACACCATAAACCAGGTTGACATTTACCCTCTCGTGTTCTCAAATCATTTTGTGTCCACCTTTCGTTGTAGTTAGTTGTTAGAAAATCTAGTTGACCTGGAGGTGTATTGTAATCGACAATACTATCATCCTTGTCTTGACCTGCGAACCCATTACCACCAACAAAGTATTCACCATCGTTTCCGTAGGTTTCTTCTTTTGGTAGAAAAGGGTTTCCGTGTTCACCCTTAAATAACTCATAGAGTTTCTCAACATTTCGTTTCATTCTACGAGTGTTGTTGAACTTGGTGATGTAATTCTTTTCATCACTAGTAAGTGGACGACTGAATTCAAATCCACCTTCGAAATCGGTTGTGTATCCCATACTTTTTTAATTTAATTGTATTACAAAGATATAACAATTTTTCTTTTATACCAAATTTTTTTTCAACTTTGTCGCCAAACTAAATCCCCCCTGTGAATATGGGGTTTGGTCTGAACTCCAATTTGTACTTTGGGTTGTAACTACCACCCGAACAATTGCTACATGAATAAGACCTACTTCTTAAACGATGGGCTTTGGATACCTTACCACAACCAACACATGTTGCAATATATTTTGCTTCGGGTGTTTCAACTACTTTACTACTATAACAACGATGTCCATCACAACCTATTTCAATCGCTTTCGACCTCCATACATGGTTATGTTTTTGACCAGGACAAAGTGCGTGTGCAATCTCATGTAGAATAGTATTCTTTACATGACTTTCATCATTAAGTAATGTCAATACTTTGGATAGTGTAATTTGTTTAGGTCTGTATTTACAACACCCAAACCTACTTTTTGCATTGTCATACGCAAATGTCCACCCCTTAACATCTAACTTGTGTTTGTGAATTAACTTCTCTGCTAACCGTTGTGCTTTAATTAAGTCCATGTTGTTTTATTTTAGGCCAAACTAAATTTCACCTTCACCTGTCGTGATGTACACTCCGTAATCGATGGTGTGCAATTGTGGTACTCCATCATTGTCCATGATGTGACCATCGAATAACCAGTTGGGTTGAACTCGTGGATTGTATCGAACCCTACGACTTTCATCCTTGTATGGTTGACCTGTGTAAATCTTGATGTCCTTACAAAGTATCCACGCACATACTGTTTTATTACCACCATCGAAAATCTTCTGTGCTGTTTTCCTGTGGTTCTTAAATGTGCAACCTGTCATGACCAACTGATTATCTGTTGGACTGTAATACAATACACTACCATCAGGGTGTTGTACTTTCCACTTCATGTAGTTCTTACCTCTACCGAGATTGAACCTTACTTTAATACTTTTACTCATCTTGATTGGTTTATAATACAAATATAATACTAATTCTTTTATATTCCAAATGTTTTTTTGCCAAACAAAAATCCCCCTGTGACGGGGGACCTTTTTATTCTTTCAAATCAAAAATCAATTCGGTGTAATTCATCATCCCATTGGTTACGAGTGGACTATCTTTTTCTACCGAGATAACATCTCTTGCCCACGAACCAACAATCTCATTTTCATCATCACCTCTAAAATCTCCCCCACCCATTCCGTTACCTTCACTAGTTAATAGTGGTAAAGGGTGAATTTTTACACCATCCCATCCTTGAATTTCGGGAACTTTGTTTTTATCCACGAACATTTTTTTGGTGTGGTTTACAATGTAGGGGTATTCATCCGTTGATGACACTTTGGGTTTGATTTGGTTTTCATCATTACAAAGTGAATACAAATTTGCATCGTACTCCTTCCCTTCCGAAATGACTTTTACACCTGGTTCTTCTCCTGCGTAATCACCCGCCCACACTACACGACTTTTGTAATGTTCACCTCTACGGGTTAATTGTTTTTCAAAAGTTGAAACGAAGTTGTTCCCTTGATAGGAATGCTCCATCAGTTTGAGTCCGTTGTCGTACTCGTGTGAATACATCCACGCTTTAACTGTTTCGTGTTCACCCTCTTTTGGGGTGTTACCTAAAATGATTGGTTTATAATATTGTCCCATTGTTATGTTGTTTTATGATACAAATATAATACTGTTATTATTATATTCCAAATAATTTTTTATCTTTTTTATTGTTTTCTTGCCAACCAAGTTTTTGGATTAACCAGGGTCACCAGCAAAATGACCAGTAAAACTGGCTGTTGCAACCAGTCTGAAGCCAGGTGATTTTGGTTGGCACAACTTAAAGTGTTGATTTTATTAGGATTACAGAATGCCAAACAAAATTCCGATGACCAGCATCATGCGCGCAACATCTTCAAGCAATAAAAAACCCCTCATTGTGAGGGGTCTACTATAAACTTACTATCTTTTTGAGGTCGTTTTCGTGTGACTTTATATTTTAATCCCACAATAATGTCGTTCTCATCTCGATATCTCATATCATATAAGTCACCATCGATAACTTTTCTACCCCAAAACTTTTTGGGTATTTCTTTTTTGAAAACAACGGCAACTCGTATACCATTGTTCAACATACTAATACAATCTGAAAAGTTTGTACCACTAAATGAAAATGTTAAGTCGTAGTTCTTATACTTCTTAACTAACTCCATTCGTTTACCCACTTTGCTGTAGTCGTAAAACATAACATTAGGAAACAATTGCAAAATGTTTTTTCTTTTACCATCTATCTCCATATGAAAAGATTCGGGTGAAATGTCTGAAGTGTTATTTAAACGAACACTAAAGTGATAACCTTGTTTTTCTGCCTTCTTTTTTGCCGCCTCAATTTCTGCAACCATCCATTGCATGAAATACTGGCGATGTTCGAAAAACAATTTTGTTTTTTTAATTCTACTCTCAGTAATCATGTCATCTCTCATGTTCATTCGATTCATACCAGATTCGTTTAAACATAGTGCAGTACACTCCGCGTTTCTCATTGGGCAAACTTCGTAACCACTTAAGTCCGCGGGTGCGAGGTAAAGACTGTAGGTTAATTCATCATACTTGTACGCCTTAGCGTGTTTTGATGTCAGGTTAACTGAACCTAAATAATTGATTCCAGTTTCCTTTCTGGCTTGGGTTTTATTTCTGTACTCCATATAATATTGGTTTAACAATACAAATATAAAACGAATTCTTTTATATTCCAAATTTATTTTTATTTTTTTTCTTCAGGAGGGACCTGTTCTTCCCAGGGCGATATTGTTTGGCGGGCGCCAAACTAATTTAATAGACGAACTGTGCAGCTCCTCCGCACACATTCGAGCAATAAAAAACCCCCACATTTCTGTGAGGGTTTTTCGAACCGAACATTAAATCAATATACTAAACTAAAGAACCCCTTCTATTGAATGTCCCTTTTTGGTGAGGTTTTTACCTTTACGTTCATAGTTGTTGTAGCCAACCAAAAACAAATCGTCTTTGGTCCCTAACACCATCGAACCTTCAAGTTTCATTCCACCATAAGTTACTTTCAGCTTACGCATAAAATCATTGAAAGAACGCTCAAGCTGTACACCAATCTTATCGGTAGGAGGAACTGGTGCATTTTCAATGTGATAACGAGTACCAACACGAGAAAATTTAATTCCCACCATTTCCTTTTTCTCAAAGTTTGGTAAACTCTCATTAAGGCATTCACGAATTTCGTGCAAAGACTTCTTCAGAGAATTAGCCGTAGTCTTTCTTGGTTTTTTTATCATATTCAAGTTTTTGAATTACAGTACAAAAGTAATAAGAATATTTTCGATAAACAACAAATATTTTCACTTTGTTCAACTTTTTTGTCAAAACCTTATACAAAAAGTGTCTTTTTTATTGGATTACAAACATTTGTGTGTTGAAAACTCCGCCAAACAAAATCTGGAGTCGTCTTCAGGATGTTACATCTTGTGAAATTTTGAGCAAAAAAAAGGGGTAACCTTTCGGTCACCCCAATCACTAACCCTAATCCAAAGTTAGAAACGAAGGTTCAACTTGTCCTCATTACGACGCTTGTAGTTGTAAATGTCTTCAATCATTTCCGCGTATGATTTTTTATCACCACACATATAGATTGAACTTGGACGAAGTTTTACTTTATGTAAAAATTCTTCAAACTTAAAATCGGGTTTCTTTTCCATAATGGTAAGAATAGTACGAACAAATACCGATTTGTTGTAACCCTTTTCAAAGTAAGGTTTCAGTTGGAGTAGGTTATTCGCCCATTCTTTGGCGGTTTCCATATTACCAACAACAAACTTACCATCCGCAAAATCTTGTTTGTCACAATGACGAGTACCAGAATTTTGTAGTAACATAATTCTTTCGGTCAAAGAAAACATCGGAAACTCTTTTGAAAAATCTTCCAAAGTTTTGTAAGATTTGTTTCCTTGTTCGGAAAAACCATGAATGTAATCTTTCTTACCCCACTCTTTCATGTTCTGGTTGAACTTACGTGCGGCTTCAAAGATACCTTTCGTGGTGTTGGGGATTGAGTTGTCTACAATAAAGTAGATACCTTTACCCGCTTCTTTTGCTGCGGTTAGTCGGTGTTGTCCGTCTACAACCACATACTGGGAGTTTACAATGATTGGAACGAGTTTTAATCCGTCCTTCTTCATCGAGTCTGTAATACGCTTAACGCGTGGAGAGTCTACCTCACGATTTACATTGTGAAGTTTGAACATACCCAAATTTTGGGTGAACTTTACTTGAACATTTTTTGTACTCATTTTCGTTTCTAATTTTAGATTAAAGATTTAATGTGGGTACAAAGATATAATAGTTTTTCTTTTTTTCCAAATTTTTTTTAAAGTTTTTTCAAAAAAGTTTTTCCACATACATCTTTGACTTTGTGTATGACAAACATACTAAAACTTTTAAGGATATTCACCAAGAATACTAGTATTTCTTGCCAAACAAAATCGTCCAGCCGTCGTCCAGTTTTCCCCCTGGCGTATGTTAAAACGAAGATTTTCAGTATTTTAGAAACAAAAAAAGGGATTCCGAAGAACCCCTTTAGTGTGTCAAACCAAACACAAATTACAACTATGAAATGTAATCCAATAAAAAGTTACACATCATATTTTACATTGTCAAGTGTTTTTAGATTACAGGTAATACATCAAGTTCTTTACCTTTTTCTTGGTAGAACAAACTTCCACCATCATTTCCCTCATCATCCATAGAAGGAATACATAGTGTTCCGTTGTCCAACTCAATACAAATTGGTCTCTTGTACCAACCCATAAGTTCCATTTCCTCATCGGTAAGATAACGAACTGATTTGATAACTCGTCCCTTTAGGACTTTCTCACTTTGATTTACCCAATGGGTAGTTATTTCTTGATTTGTCATACGAATGGTTTTTTACAAAGGTATAAAGATTATTTCTTTTTACAAGTTATTTTTGCCAATCAATATTCACTGTTCACCATGTCTTCGGGTATCTTTCCAAAATATCTTGGGGATAGAGAACACCATTACCATTAAGTAATACATCCTCCCACCAACGAATACCAATTTGTAAACGGGGTACTGCGAATTTTGGAATGTCATCTTGATGGACTCTAAAGAACACATCGTTTCTTCCACCCGTTTCAGGTTCGCCTGGTGTAGGTAGTGTTTCTACTTCCTCACAATATTTTGCACGAACACCGAATTCTTGTTTTAACCACTTTTCGAATTCCTTAATGTTGGACTTACCGATAAGAGTTGCGGGCCAAACACAAACTTGACTGAAATTTTTCATGTTACAAATAATTTAATTGACAATAATCCTCAAGGTCAACTAATGGTATGCGACCATATTTTACGGAAGAATAATACCCTTGAGTTTCGTACCCTTTCTTCCATTGTTCGAACGCCTTACACGCCGCTCTGTGCGACTTGTAGTAAGGTACATCCCTTTCGAGTGTGAACCCATCAGGGGATAAAATTTGAATTTTCTGTGCCATATGATTAACGATAAAGAGTTACATAGTCACCGAAATACTTTTCAATCACGCCAATCAAATTCTCATAATCCCCACTCATCATCTCCTCTTGAATTTTCTTGGAGTCCAAACCGAGTTGTTTCGCCCATTTTGAGGCGAGACCAATAAGAACGAACGCGTTCCCATCAGGTCCTGTGAGGTCAATCTCAATACCTCCTTGTTTTTCATCAATAGATTTTATCATTGTCTTGTCGTTTTATAATACAAATATAAATCAGTAATTAATATAATCCAAATATTTTTTTATTTTTCTTGCCAATCTAATTTCCGTCCTGAACCGTGACTCAGAGTCCTGAGAAATAAAAAAACCCCTTTCGGGGTTTCTCTTACGAGGTGTACTTGTTATAGAACACTTCCATTCGTTCCATTACCACATCTAAACTCCAACCACTTGTGTCTTGGTCGTTCCAATGAAAGTAACCCATTTGAAATTTCTCAACACAATTAGGTATTGATTTATCGTGTACGAACTCGGGGCAACCACCATCAACAAAATCATCTTGGTAGTTACCACGATACTCAATTACGATATCCTTACCATTGAACTTTTTGGTGTAAGTTACTTTTTGAGTATACTTTTTGGTTTGAACTTTACCCTTTCGTGTCCAACCATGTTCGGACATAAAAACATCCATTTGTTGGTTAACACTTTCTTTTATCTTAGAAAGTTCATTCTCTTTTTCCTCTTTTTGTTTTTTCAAGAAGGAATAATAATCTTTAATTGTCGTGTACATATGTTTATTAATTTAACACCACAAATATAAAAGTATATAGAATATAATCCAATAATTTTTTTATTTTTTTTGCCAAACAATTTGGTGGATTCCAGGTCCCCGCAGCAGGAAACCAGTAAAACCAGAAGCAATGACTAGAAAAAACCAGTTGTGCAACAGCAGCAACCAGCCCTTGATTTTGGTTGGCGAACCCAAACCATTGATTTTATTGGGTTTACAGAATGCCAAACAAAATCACGAACAGCAGCGCAACCAGCAGCAACTTCGGAGCAATAAAAAACCCCCACCTTTTGAGTGAGGGTTTTAACCAATAAAAATGAAACAACTAACTCTCTGCGACCAATAGTTTTCGGTATTCTTTTTCGGTCAAGTGTCTAACCGAACCACTTTCACACTTCTTTTTCTTCTTAATAAGAACACAATCACCTTGCCGAACAATTTTCTCAATTCCACCTTCTTTAATGTCTGTTTGAATTGTCCACGCGATTGCTTGAATAGGGGTAATCTTTTCACCAAAGTTCTCACTACTACTCAACCATTTGTCTTTGTTGTTAGTACGATAAACACTTTGTGCGTCCACCCAAATAAAATACTCCCTATCAGTTGAGGTGTCCTTACACTTTACAAAGTGAACATTATCTGGTCTACGCCAACCAAATTCTGCACCTTCACCCCAAACATTTCCTTTTACTTCATAAAGTTCGTAGGTGTCCTCAAAGTTTTTCTTAATGAGTTCACCATTCTCACCAACCCAAAATGTTTCTTTTGAAATCGTTTCGGACTTAATAAGTGTGGGGTTCACTTCTTTGTAAATGTTTTCCAAACCCAAACAACCTACGGCGATACGCCTCTGTTCAATGTTTTGAATTTCGGTTGTAATTTCTTTGAAAGTAATAGGAACAATATCTTCCCAAATATCTTCCAAACCATTAAAGGGTGTATTACGATATTTTGTTTTTAATAAACGACAACCAATGTTGTAGTCAAAACGAGTGTTTTCAATTATGATTTTCATTTCTTTTACTTTTTAATTGTTTACATATCACTTTCAGTCAATACCAAAAATTGTCTTGTTAGTGAAACGAATAATGTGTTATCTACAATTTTAGGTAATACATCACTATCCACTTCTTCTGTGTTGAATTGAAACCAATCCTCTTGTTCGCCGTCTGCGTTTTCAAATTCGTGGTTCTCAACAACATCAGTAATCTTTTCCAATAATGTATCAGAAATCTGTTCTTCCTCATCATTGAGAATACAATCACCTTTGTAGTTAATTGAACTTCCGTCTTGACTGCCAACCAAATTAAGGACTTTGGTTCTAATAAACTCAACCTCTTTTTCTGTGAGTTCAACAACAACTTCTTCTGTAAAACTCTCTGACCATTCCGCCTGTGCAGATTTGTAATACGAGAAAGTGGGGTTTTCCTCATCATCTTCATCAAGTGTAATCTCAACACTTCCAAATTCACCAATGTAGTGTCCGTCAGAGTTCACATAAAATTCTACTCTACGGAAAACATCATCATCAAAGAAACTATCAAGTTCACCACTCTCAACATCTTTGTTTTCTGAATTGTAAAAATTAAAGTGATAATCATTCATACTATCACCACCACAACTAAATTCCATAGTTGCGCTTGTAATACCTAACTCTTTCCAGAGTGCGATTGCTTCATTAGTTTGCATATTCGTGGATTTTTTGGTTTAATTGTTTAACTACTTCGTACGCTTCGGGGTTGTCTAAATCTTTTACCCCATTACACATCCAGGGTTGAACCTCTAAATGTTTAAGGTAATCTTGTGGGGTTGGAACGAACTTCATTCTAAAATCTTCTGCGATATGTAACATCGCAATATCAACAACATCAACTGACTTACCATCACTATTAGTAATGTTGTAACCGAAGATTTTTGGAATGATAGTGTATGCGAACCAAGTGTTGTGGGTGAGTAACCGAGAACTATTATTGTTCATTGTCGCTTTCGGACTATCAATAAGTTCGTGGATAGGTAAATAATCTTCTACCTTACCACCCCAACGCTTGACGCTGCTCTTTGAGTGAATTAGTGGGTTCGCCATAGTTAATCCCAAATTTGAGTGATAGTACCTTCAAACGGATTGTACTCAACTTGTTTTCCCATAACCCAATCACCTTGCTCAACTTTGAGTGGTTTGTGTTCGTTTGAGAAACTTCCATCGGGTTGTTCGTGTCTTAATACACTATCCTTTCTAACTTCAACTTCTGCGAAATCTGTTTGTGTTTCATCAACAATGAAATCACCATACAGAGTGTGCTGGTTAACACCCTCACCCTTTAAGAGTGTGTGTTTTTTCTTCGGAGTTACTTTCTTGTTTTTCATTTTTAGATTGTTTTATGGTACAAATATAAATCTATTTTTTGTATAAGTGAATTTTTTTTTTATTTTTTTCGCCAAACAAAAATCACCCGTGAAGGTGATTTCGTCATTCGTTTCGTACAATATCTAATAGGTCATTCACAATTTCTTTTTTGGTTAATGAAAGAAGTTGATTACCTCTGAACGACAACAACTTAAAGGTATTCATTCCTTTAATACCTTTTTCACCCTCTACATAGTAATCCATTTTCCACTTACCCAAATACTTAACATTCCCTATGTGTTTTACATAGTAGACATTACCGATAGTTAGTTTTTCTAAAACCATATAAATTAATTTAGAACACAAATATAAATCTATATTTTGTATAATCCAAATTTATTTTTATATTTCTTGCCAAACAAAAGTTATCCTGTGCTGCATCATCACCATCTTGGATACTTATTATTATGATAGAAGGGATACTTTATACATTAGGAGTTGAGTTCGTATTAGTCATTATATTGTTTTGTTATGAGTTAAGAAGACAACTAAAAGAAGATTATCAAGAGAAACCATTTAGATTCTGGGAAGATACATGAACATCTCCTGGTTGCGCGCAGCCCTCGATTTTGGTTGGCTCGAACCCAAAGTATTGATTTTATTGGGTTTAGAGTTTGCCAAACAATTTTCACTGTTTGCGCGTAGCTCACCATCAACTTTGGAGCAATAAAAAACCCCACATTTCTGTGGGGTTCTTATTAATTGAGTACCTAACCAATCTTAAACCAACTCAACCAATTCTTTGAAAATTTGACGTTCCCTTTGTCCATAGGTTCCAAACATCTTGTTTTCAGAGTTATCACCTTTACTTAAGGAATGTGTGGTGTACTTAGTAACCCCACTGAACAATCCCCAAAGGTTATCACCTTTCTCTTTTACTTCACCATTAAGGTCTACGTAGAAACGAGAAAGACGATTACGAGTCACGGTCGACACATCTTTGTCACTATTCAAATCAACATCTTTCATGATATTGAACAATGTACGTGTAACCCAATCCTCTTGTTTCTTGGTCATCTTCGTTTCAGAAAGTTTCTTAATGTCTTCGAACATTTCTTTTTCTTCCACGAGTACCCCCTCCAAACCACGACAGATATCATCGATTCTCATCTCCATGTTTTTGGTGTGACGAATTTTCGCATTCAAGTTACGGAACGCTGCGAAGAATGAATTCTGACAACTGATTGTAATATTACTTGGACCGAATGCCAAACTAGTTGACCCATCGAAGGAATTCACACCAGTGATGAAACCCTCAACTCTGTCATTGCCCAATTTCAAATCATTTGATTTCAATTGAAGGTATACTTTCTCACCCCCACCAAAGTAACCACCTTTGTGAATTGGTAAACCAACCTGTTGAGATACCTTGTCTAGTAAATCAACCATCTGATGATTTTGATAAGGAAAGTAACCATCACCATGTACAGACAAAACAGTGTTTGTGTCCTCACGGATGATTGCTTTACTCTTAGGAACAATGATACCACTTTCTGTAGTGATACTTTCTTCTCTTACGGTCCAATTTAGGCCGACTTTGTTGAGAACTTGCTGTGTGCGATTTTCTTGTGACATATGGATGTTTTTTAATTTGATACAAATGTAATACACTTTTCATTATAATCCAAATAAATCTTTATTTTTTTTTTCTGACCCCAGAATTCACCGTACCATCTCAGAAATTGGTTGGCATCTGTCATACACCCGCCAAACTAAATTGAACACGGGATTTGCCGGCGACGAATTTTTTTAGCAAACAAAAAACCCCCACATTTCTGTGAGGGTTCCTTAACCAAATAAAACTAATCTATGAACGACAAATCAAGTGTATTACACTTTAACCAAATATAGGAATTAAAACAAACATTGTCAATAGGAAAAACATAAGTATTACAATGCCACCCAAAATTCCATCCCAAAATTCCTTTCGGTCTTCTTGGTAAACTTCTTTGAAAGTTGAAAACATTTCCTTTAACATATCAATAATTGTTTTGATTATCGTAGTTGTCTCGGTAAACTCTTTTACGAGGTTGGTTGGTTCGTTGACCATTCCAATGGCGGTCTCCATTACCACCATTTTCGTAGTATGAGTTATTAATCATTTCATCAACCGATGGAACTTCAAAGTCCATATCACAACTTCCATTCATCATCTTCCACTGAATTTCATAAATGGTTTTAATGTCTTCTTCAACATTGACATATGTACCATCTATGTATTCAATCTTCGTTGCTATCTTGTCGTTTCTTTTATCCAAGATACTAAAAATGTTTTTGACATTTTGTAGATTGACAAGTGTTGGGGTTCCTTTACCTTGATAAGTGAGTTTAATTAACATTTTTTGTTTTTTTAATTATTGGACAAATATACAAATGAATTTTTGGAATATACAAACGATTGTGCCAATCAAAATCGGCGGTTCACCATCTCCTCAGATATTTCCCGAAAAGACAAGAAAATTGTTGGGTGGTAAATAAGTGTCGGGAGTGTCAATGATTTCATATTCATCTTCACCCTCAACTACACCAAGAGTCCTACCACTATCCCAACGGACATTGATAACACCATGACCAACATGATAAATTGTTCCCATTGAACCTTCCTCAACGGGGTTAGGGTCGTTCTCCATTGAAACGAGACGAATTCTTTTTCCGATTAATTTTTCGTTTATTTTCATATCTGTATTAGTTTATTAATACAAATATACAACTTATTTTATGATATCCAAATTTTTTTTAGGATATTTTGCCAATCAAATTGATGTCAATCTGAATATTCGTTTGAACTCTTTTTCAATTCTTCTGAATCTTATTTCGTCTTTTTCTCTAACATAACGCGATATTGTTTTGTTAAATTGAAAGTTAGAACGAGTAAGAAGATAGATAAATTTTCTCCTCTCCACTTTGTGACCTTCAAAGTTGTATGCCCATTCAACATCAACCGAAATATAATTTTCAGTTTCAATGATGTCACACACTTTACCTTCTTTTTCCGATTTTTTTAGGTAGTTCATTACTTCCTCATCGGTATTCAATGATATGTCGTTATAGTTTTTCATAATACAAATATACAATTCATTTTATGATATCCAAATTTATTTTAAAATATCCAATAACACCATCTACTGTTTCACCCGGCGTCGTAAAAATTTTGGTTGGCTGACCACATAAAACACTTAAATATAATAGGTTATCCGCCAAACAAAATCCCCACCAGGCGTGGGCTGGGCGAATTCTGGTATAAAAAAAAATCCCCGACTTTCGCCGAGGACTTTTCACCTAACCAAACAAAATCTATTCGTATTCTTCTGCGTACAATTCACCCGTGAGGTACATGTCGTAAGTTTTTACTTCACCCTCCAACACTTCGGTTACTTTGTCAATAAGACTTTGGGTAATTTTCTTTACTCCATATTCTTCACGGACTTTCTTCTTTGAAACAAAGTACCAACCAACTTGTCCACTATCCCAACGACAACTGAACGGACTTGTGTTCATTGTAATTCCCGAGTGGTCGTACAAGTAAAGAGGTAAGATAACACAAACATCTTCTTCTTTGATGATTGCGTTTTTCATTTCTTCCCAACCATTGTAGTTATTGTGGTTGTAGTCGTGTTTGTCTCCAAGGTCGTAACGTCCGTGAAAACACACCATTTTTCCGAGGTTGTCCCAACTCCGTGGGTTGTCAAAATCTTGATACATAGTCGTTATTATTTATTGGTTTATACAAATATATAACAATTTTATTCGTTTACCAAATCTTTTTTGCCAAACTTTATTCGTCTGTACGCCTTCGCCGAAGGTTTCGACTTCTGTAACATTTTCCTACGGACTATTTGTGCGACGTGTCTCACACTTAATCCATTAAGGGTTTCATTCTTCATAGTTAAATTCGGTTTCATCTTCTATTTCTTTAAGTTTTTGTTCAAACTCATTTCTCATTTCATCGGTATCAAAGATTGGTTGTTTAGTTTCATCATCAATGTAATAGTAAACACCGACTTTGATTTCCGTTGGGATTGATTTCTTACTCATAGTAATTATGTATTACGATACAAATATAAAACTATATTCAGTATAATCCAAATTTTTTTTCATACCTGTCGTCTCCATCCCACAAATTGTTTGGCGTGTTGTTTAATGTTTTGACCGAAAGATTAAACAAAACATATAGTGTAATACGCCTTTATTGAGTGTCATACAGTGCCAACCAAATTTAGGATACAGCACGTGCTGTGAGGTGAAACTAAAACGCAACAAAAAAGGGTAACATTTCTGCTACCCTTTTCCACCGCAACCGAGTTAAACCAATTAAATCGACAAGTACAGGCGGTTGTGGTTGTATAGTGCGACTGGGTTTTCTTCCGCAATCTTACCATATTCCTTTTTAATGATTTCGTACATTCTATCTTGTGGTTCGTTAATACACTCCGATAAAAGTTCACAAAAACCATAGTTACTTTCATCAACTACTTCTTGTTCGGTACCAGGTAAACCACAATAGTACGCTTCCCCTACTTCGGAAATAAACATTCCCGAATAAAAACCTTTCAACTTAAAGTGATTAACGAATTTGTCCGCGTTACACCAAATAAAAATTGAATTGTCTTTTTCTTTTAATAGGTACACCATACTTTCATCAATGATGAAACCATTTGAACCAGGAAATTGTCCAACCGAGAACAATCCCATAGGTGCTCCGTGTCCACACATTATTACTCTGTCGTGGGCGTCGATAAGTTTTCTAACTTCTTCTTTTGTTACCCCACCCGTGATAATTGTCTTATTCGGTATAGGTTCGTACACAATATCTAAAAATTGTGTCGATTTGTCTTTTGGATGAATTACAAGTGTTTTCATTATTTTGTCGATTTTATGATACAAAGATATAACGAGTTTTTTATTCTACCAAATTTATTTTTATTTTTCTTGCCAACTAACCAAATAGTAACTTACCATTCGGTAACATCTCAGAACCGCTGCGTCGGGAAAATTTTGGTTGGCGTTCTTACAATCTGTAAAGTAAAAACCTACTAATCTGTAAAGTGGATGCCAAACAATTTTCACCCTGAACCGTGACTCAGGACTTCAGGTCATAAAAAAACCCCAACTTTCGTTGAGGTCTTGTCTTTACTCTTCTTCACTATCCCGAAAAATTTGAATCGCTTCGTTGAACAATTCATTCTGTAATTGAAATAGTGTATATCCACTCTTAATACATTCATCTACCCAATCATTATCACCTTCAAAAATTCCTTCCCAACTTCTATTCGGTGGTAAACCCATTTCGTTTTCGGTTTGAATATGTTGGTAAATTAAACCAACAACTTCTTGTCTTGTCATTTTAATTAGTTTTGGTGAAACACAAAGATAAAACATTTTTTCGTATAATCCAAATTTTTTTATATCTTTCTTGCCAACCAATTTTCACCCTGAACCGTGACTCAAGTTCTTCAGGTCATAAAAAAACCCCCACCTTTCGGTGAGGGTTCGTTGTTAAAAAACTTCGGGTTCAAACTCAATTTGTGGGATACCCAATAGTTCGTAATCATCAAATTCCCCCCAATCGGGTTCATTGAAATAACGAAAACGGACATCCATAGTTCCATCTTCGTTCCACCAAATACGGACTTGGGTTCGGTGGTCGGAAATAAAAAACCCTTCAAGTTGTTCCAACTTCTCAATTAGAGGTTGAACATCCGAATCGTCAATAGTTACTTCTTCGTTATTAACGAGGAAATCATCAACACATTCACAATTACCATCGTAGTCGATAGAGAAATCAATGTACTTTTCCATTTTGTTTTTTTTGTTTTATTGGTTTAACAATACAAATATAAATCAAATTTTAATATACACAACATTTGAGTATATTTTTTTTTATCTATTTTGCCAAACTACCACGAAACAGATGACCACCTGTCGTCAAATCCGAAAAATTGTTTGGCGTAGGTGTAATACAATGTATGATAGTGTCATACAACGCCAACCAAAATTCCGAGCTGCAACTGTGCAGCTCCACTGCACACATCCGAGCAAAAAAAATCCCCGACTTTCGCCGAGGACTTTCCACCTAACTAAACCAAACCTAATATGAACCAAACCTTTCTTTTAACGCCACGTCAAACGCGGACATAAATGTTACTTGTTCTTTGACTTCTTCAAGTGAAAGTTTGGTATCACCATTTTCACCCGTTTCATCATCGTAACCCATTATCAACCCATTACCCGATAGAGGTTGTCGGTAATTTTTCAACTTGAAAAACTTTGTGTTTTCATCAACACTCATTATACCTTCTTCATCAACATACACATCGTTTTCGTTGTTGTAACTAACAATCTCAAAAATAGAACACTTTAAGTGTCCATAGATACTTGGTAACTGACTACCAGTTTCATCACGAACAACTTCAACTTCGGAAATTGTTTTGTTTTCTACGTCGATTAAAATTCCTCTTGACATTTCTTTTTTGTTTTATTGGTTTAACGATACAAATATAATACTATTTCTTTTATATTCCAAATCTTTTTTTGCCAATCAAATTCCAACATCTCCCGTCAGGAGGTCAGGTATTTCTTGTCTTTGACAAATTTGAGGTGTCTACATTCCTCAATAGTCAATCCCACAAATTCGTTGGGAGTGAAACTGATTTCATCGGGATAGTAGTCGAACAAAAATTCTTCTTGTCCATTTTCCATTGTAACCCACACTTGGGGCATCGGGTCGAACAAACTCTTTGGTTGTTCCGTAATACGAGATGAGATAACTTTCATGATTTTGTCTATTGGTTTAACTATACAAATATAAAACTATTTTTCTTATATACCAAATTTATTTTTATTTTTCTCAGAACCGTCGTCCGTATCCAAAAATTGGTTGGCGTAGGTGTAATACGATACTCACTATTTGTCATACGGCGCCAAACAATTTTCCTTCAGGGCCCTGACTCAAGTCCTGAAATGTTCACCTTATCAATAAGGGAAACAAATAAAAAACCCCCACCATTACTGATGAGGGTTAGTCTGAACCAACAAACTAAATTCAATTTAAACAAAGATTTTTCATAAGGTCGGAAACTTGGTAAGGTTTATAAAAATCAAAAACCTCTTGATGTTTTTCATCGGTTACAAAATTGTGGAACTCAACATTCAAAACGCCCTTGTCAAAGGTTGTTTCAACACTACACAAAATTTCGTGTCCATCCCTTTCAATGATTTGTGGAACAACTCGGTCGTACACCATTCTACCGATTGGGTCGTTTGGTACTGGTCCACCACCAACACCATACTCGGTTTCCCCTTCTTCGTTTACTTTTTTCAAAAGGTACATTTTTACATTGGGTACACTATCGTTTGTTCCCAACATTTCTTCGGTACTCACTTTTGCGGAGTGTGTCATTCCTTGAATAAAATCTCTGATTTCTTCAATGTCTTTGTAATTGTTCATACTTGTTCTTTTTATTTGGTTTAACAATACGAATATAATATGATTAAACGGATATTCCAAATAAATTTATATTTTTTTTGCCAACTTACGATACAAGATGTCGAGGGACAGAAGACGGATTTTGATTTTTGGTTGGCGAGCGTAATACGATAATACCAATGTGTAATACCCCGCCAAACAATTTTCTACGCTGCTCAAATCCACCACAGAACCTCGTGTAAATAAAAAACCCCCAACTTTCGTTGAGGGTTAATTACCATTTTGGAATTTTTAGAACCTTTGAGGTTGTGGTTTCTTTTTACTCTTGATGTAATTTTTGATGTCCTCAAACAAAATGATAAAGAACATACCAATACCCATACAAGAAAATAAGAACATACCCATTTGATTGTCTACGGGAATATCCCAAGTTAATGATACCCACATTGAGTAAACAATGAACCCGATGATTGCGATGTAAGGAAATAACTTTTTCATAATTGTTTCTTTTGTTTGGTTTAACGATACAAATATAATATAAGTTTCAATATAAACAACATTTTTTTATATCTATTTTGCCAACTTGATAACACCAACAACTTCTCCTTCGAGCAACAGCGCATGGTTGGAAATTAGATTGGCGGTTTTAGCAACACCTAAAGCATTTAGCAACTTCTCCTTCGAGCAATTGCGCATGAGGGAAATTAGATTGGCGGTTTTAG